ATTTTTTGTATAATATTTCCCATGCTCATCCATTGCTGGCAAACATAGTTTTTGACATCGTTACTGCCTTTATGTGCGCCTTGATCGCCGCAGTGGGAACAAGCATAGCATTGATTGCTCCGAATAGGAAGATGGTGTACAGTATGACATTGATTGTATGGCTTATACCTATGGTGCTAAAAAGGTCTTTAGTATTTGTGTTTCAACCTTTTTCTGAGTATGATTTTTCAGATTTAATACCTATATTCTTATCTGTATCGGTGGCGTATGTTCTGATAATAGTGTGTACGGTATTTTGGAGGTTGAGAGATGACGAGGCATGAATTATTCAGGAGCATTATTTTTACGGCTGTGGTTCCTCTGCTTGTAGCGGGGAATGGAATAAGAGGAATGTATGTCCTTATAAATAGTGAACATATATCGGAAAGGGAAATTTTCTATAATCTTATACACACATCCAATGGAGAGTTGGCATCGACTGCACTCATGTTACTTATATTTGCTCCTATGGTGATGATTGTGTTTGAACACATAAAGGGTGACGATAGGTTGGACTGCGTAGTTAGGCACAGAAACCGAGATTCATACACGAAGAGCTTGATTGCGGACGGAGTGAAATATAGTGCTTGCGTGGTTGTACTTATGGAGACCCTAAAAGTATTTTCGCTGATTCTTTTTTTGGGACTAAAAATAATAGTGTCAAAGATCTTGCTATTCTATCTATTGCTGGATACTCTGGTAAGTTTTTTATTTTATTTTAGATAGTGTATTTACTGAGTTTTCTTGAAATTAAGGTTGTGTACGTTTAGTTTATTTGGGGTTTTTAATTGATAATAATTTTAAAGTTTCTTATGTGAAATAATTGCAATTTTTCCATTTTTGTAGTAAACTAATATTATCTATTATACGAGATAATTAGAAGGGGGTTTTTATGATTAAACCAGCTCATACAACCATAGAGGAAAATAAACTAATTGATACATTGGGTTCTTTTGCTTCTGTTTTGGAGGTTTTATCTACTGAGGTAAATTATCCTTTGCAACCTAAATATGTTAAAGTTAATTCCAAATACTCAGTAGGTTTAAAAGTTTCAAGAAACTTGCATGCTTCAAGTGAGTGCAAAGTTGAGATTGAGTTGCAAGTAGTAAGTAACTCATCTAAGTTGCCAGTACATGTAATTACACTAACTAAGCAAGGGTATCTTTCGGATGCAAGCTCCATTTATTATACTGTCTACAGTAAGCCTTATTATAGAGGTAGTGTTAAGTCAGATTTAGTTAGTGGTCGCACTACTTATTTGATTACAGTTTCAGATTTGGAAACTGTTGTTTTAGGTGATAATTTAAAACCTGATGTGTTTAAAGCCTTTAGTTTAGGTTTACCATCATTGCTAGACTTTCTGTTTACAAGTTGTGGTCTTAACTCACATGGTGTAAAATAGAGACTTGATAATGGTGATTTGTTTGAGGAGGGTTGTAGAAAATGTTGACTGAAAAGGAATTTTGTCATCTTCGTTTAGGTTTTGACACTTTAATTCAAGATTTTTTGAGCAGTAAGGTACTAAATAAGCATTTGCCTAAGATGAAATTGACAAATGATGGTAAGATTATTGGTTCTATTTATAATGATGTTATGAGACATAATCCAAATCTCCATTTACGCTTTTATAATCGAAGCAAACGACAAGTTTTTCAGTTAATTATTACAAATTACTTAGATATTTTAACTAAACCAACAGAGCCTTATATTGTATATGCGGAAGCAAATCATTACAATTCAAAAGGTGAGATTATTGAAGTCAATCAGTTTGAAGTTTCACCAAACGGTAGATTTGAAGATTTAGTTGGTTTGTTAGAATTTATGAAATACAACTACTTAGGAAACTTACTTTTGCGGTATCTATACGATCTTTATCCGGATTTGAAAGATATGTGAGGTTTTAATGAGTAAATTGACATCTAGTCAAAAGGAATTATCTGAACGTATGCTTTATCTTTTTAGGTGGTTAGAGATTACGTCTACCGATTTTGATTATTTTAATGAGCAATTTGAGTTCGATAAAGACTATACTTATGATTTTACCGCATTTGGCAGAACCTTTGATTTAAAGGTGTATCGAACTTCTACAACGTTGCCTTTATACACTTTAATTTTAAGTAAGGAGTTAAATAGTTCTGAGTTACACTTGGAATTAAAGACTTTTAAATACGGGAAATTAGTAGGTAGTTCTAAAGTTATTGCACATGATTTAACAATTAGTTCTTTTGGTAGTTTAGAATTATATTCAGTGATTTCAGACATTAGAAGTTATGACATAGTTAAAGTACTATTGAAAGGTTTGGAACGGTCTTCGTTTTGAAGTTTAAAGGGTGGTGAAATTGGTGTCTAAACAATCTAAAGCAGAAAAACTAGATAGGATAGTTGATAGACTGCTGCGTTTAAACTATCAGCTTGGTCTTTCTTTTCGAAAACGAAAACCGTTTGATATACTGTTTGAATTAAAACAGCTTGATGGTTACAAAGGTTTGATAGAATTTAATCGAGAAGATTCAAATTTAACTTTCGGTATCTCTCTTTTAACTACCTTTGGTTCACCGTTGCATAGGTTTGAAATTAGTCTTACTTCTAAAATGTTTGAGGACAATACAACGATTGAGTTTTGTACTTTTACGAGCTTGCCTTATAAGAGAGGTCAAGTTTTAGAAGATTTAAAAGTGAGTTTTACAACTCAAATTCCATTTGAGACTTATATTCAAGAGATGGTCGTAACAAGTTGCAAACGAGATAATTTACTGACTCCTTTAGTTGTTTGTTTGGAAAGAGCAAGTAATTTAATGGAATTAGAAAAGAATTTTAGGGATTGAGAGATAGATTAAGGGGTTTACAATGCGCAAACTAACATGGACAACCGAAGAAAAGAAAGAATATGTAGCAAAACAACTTAAACGTTATTATGAGTTTTTAGTTTCTCTTTCTGAACTTAAGTTTGAAGGTATTTACACTACTAAGATAGAGTGTAATTCTAAATACGACTTAGATGTGATTGTTAGTGCAATCGACACTAAAGCTTATAGCACCTATGAGTTAGGTTTAACGTTATACAAGAAAGAAAATGGTGTTGCTCAACACTCCTTTAGATTAGCTTTAGATAATCCTAAAATGTTTAGAGGTTATATGTATCAAGGTTATAGCACTCCTTGTTTTAGAGGTAAGTTGCAGACTAACCAATCTGTACAATTTATGCGTGATTACTCAGATTTATCAGATTTGAGAAAATTAATAATTGAGGGTATCCAAAAGGAAGAACTACTCTCTGCTTATTTTGATGTGATGCCTAAGTTGACGGATTTTGTAAACTCGGTTCACATTAAAGCAGAGTACCCACATTTAAAGGTTGAAGGTTTAGATTGATTAGATAGGAGAATCTTATGACAGAAAACGTTTTGCACACAAGGGAAAACGAAGTTTACTTAGCTTTAAAGCTGAGGGAATTGTACGCTTATTTAGAGAGTTTAGCTGCTGTTGGTTTTGTAGAAGATATTCATACTACAATTACTTGCAACTCTAAGTATGATTTAGATTTTGGATTGAGTGCAGTACCTCGTAAAACTCACAATTCTTATACAGTTACCTTGACTTTGTATAGGAAATCAAATAACGTAGCCCAACATACGATTGAGTTAGGTTTAGATAAACCAACTAGCTACTTGTATGATTTAACTTACACAGGGCATAGTGCACCTTGTTTTAGAGGTAGGTTGCAGTCAGATAAAACAGCTAGTTTCATGGTCTCTATTTTAAGTGATAATACGGTTCTTAAATTAGTATCTGAGGGTATTCCTAAATCTGAGTTAATTTCTGCTTACCTTGATGGTTTTACTGATTTGATGAGTTTTCTTAATCTACAAAGAAGCTAATTCAATTAGTTTAAGTTGTAAGTAACTCAACTCGGTATCCTTTTTCTCTGAAGGTTTCCGTTTATTAGATTTTGAAGGAGATTAGTAAAATGGCACTAACAAAGAATAGACAAGCTTTAAGCGACTATTTAGTAAACTTTCTGCGTAAAGAGTGGGGTCAAGAACCTTATACAAATGGAGTAGTCTTTGATACTTCACTTATTTATGAGTTTCGCTTTCTGAGAGACGGTTTTGAAATCGAACTTGCTTTGTATACTTACAATGTAGATAGAGAGCATGTTTTAAACTTTGACCTTGAAGATGATTATGTCTATTGCCGAAGTGTTCGCAAAGGTTACACTAAAGATGGTGAATACCAAGAAGTTCGCTTTAAATTAGACTATGAAGAATTTATGTCTAAAAAATTAAGTAAGTTCGAAGATTTAATTGAGTTTATAAGTTCTGATGAGGTGGCACGTGTGCTTTTAAATGCTTTGAAAGAGTTAATGGCGGATGTAGATTGATGAATTTAACCTCTGAAGAGCTATGTCGCTTTGGGGCAGTAATTAACAGTTTACTGGAAGACTTACCTAAACTTACACATCATAAAGATGGGAAACTTCCTTTAAATAATCAGAAATATACTTACTCTTATATTCAAGATGTAAACCGACTTTACATTAGCTTATATTGTAATGGTCAAGACGCTTATTATTTTTACATTGAGCTAGATTCCGATTCTGACACTTATGTGATGAGAGGGTGGTCTTACTTTAAAGGTAAACCAGACAATTCAAACGCATTTACAGTATTTGTAAACTTGTCAGATAAGTGTATCACGTGGGGAGATTTAGACCTTATTATTGATTCTATTTCCTCTAAAGAGCGTTTTATAAATTTGTATACTGCTTTATGTTTAGTTTCTCAAAACAATACCTTTTTTGAGTGGAAAGATTGAGGTTTTGTATGGATTCAAAAGATGGTTTATTGGTTTTATCTAACGGAATTACTTTTCCGTATAACCCTTATATTTTCAACAGAGACTCGTTCATTGCTTATTCCATACAAAGGGGTGAGTGGAAAGTAACAGAAGAACTTCTTTTGCGTTTAATTCCTTTCCTAAATGTAACTGAGGTTAATTTCGTAGGGAAGAGCCAAGTTGTCGTTAAAAGTGCAGAAAACTTTCATGTAGAGGTGAAGTTCACAGATAAGAAGATTACTTATGTACGTGTGATTCAGTTTTTCAAATGTCAGACTCAAGGTTTTGAGTTAGTACCATACAAAACTATGAGAGGGTATCTTCCTTGTGATGAACTTCCAATTTCAGTTGAAGAAAAAGTTTCAATTCCGTTATCCCAATTAGAAATGGAATTGGGTGCTTTGGTTTCGGTTATGTTGACTAAGTTTTATGGGTTTAAGTTTGAGATGGGTTTAGATTAGAGAGTGATGGGTTGATTGAAGATGAACTTAGAGAGTAAATTAGATTTATTAGCAGAATTACTTTACCATTTACACAAACTGCATATTTCAGAAGTTGAACGGTACGGTAAATTTAAAGTTTCTGATACAACTTGGTTTCAAGTAAGGGACACTCCTTGGAACTATCTTGAGATTGAGGTGTATACTGAGAAGAAAAGACATACAATTTCTTTCGATGCTTACGATTATAACCTTAGTCAGTTGAATGGCTGGCGTGTTCAGAGCTTAAGCGCACCTCAAGTTATTTCTTTTGGGGAAATAGAGGTTGATGGGGTTAGATATGAACATCTTTCACCTTCTATCATTCGACAATATATTGAGAATATACCAACAGTAGCCTTTGTTGATGCTTTTATTAAAGGTTTGAAAATATTGTTAGCATACACAGACTAAATAGATTAGGAGTAATTTTTGAGCAGTTTAGATTTAACGTGTGTTTCCTTCTTCGCAGGGGTAGGCGGTATCGATTTAGGGTTTGAAGAGCAAGGGTTTAAAACAATTTACGCAAATGAGTTTGATGAGAAAGCAAGAGAAACCTTTGCTTTAAACTTCCCTCATGTTCAGTTGGATGGTAGAGATATTCGAGAAGTTCAAGCTTCTGAGGTTCCTATAGTATATATTATTGTTGGTGGGTTTCCTTGCCAAGCGTTCTCAACAGAAGGGTATCAACAAGGTTTCCACGATGAAAAAGGTCGAGGTACATTATTCTTTGAACTGGCTCGTATCATCGAAAAGAAACAACCTCGCGCCATTTTCTTAGAGAATGTAAAGAACTTAGTTCGCCATGACAAGGGAAACACTTTAAGAGTAATTTTAAAGACTTTAGAGGACTTGGGTTACTATGTGACTTACCAAGTGATGAATGCTGCTGAATATGGTAATATTCCACAAGGTAGAGAGCGAATTTACATTATGGGGTTCAAAGATAAAGCGGTATCTGAGCGTTTTCAATTTCCCGATAAAGTAGCCTTGACCAAGACTGTCTTTGATGTGATTGACTTCAAAACGAAAGTAGATGAGCAGTATTATTACAGGGAAGATAAACATTATTATCCTTTGTTAAGAGATAATATTGTGTCTGTAGGTAGTATTTACGAATATCGCAGAGGAAATACGATAAGAGAAAACAAGAGTGGTGTTGTACCTACATTATTAGCTTCTATGGGGACAGGCGGAAATAATGTACCTCTGATTTTAACAGAAAGTGGAGACATAAGGAAAATGACTCCAAGAGAATGTTTCAATACACAAGGTTTTCCTCGTTCGTATCAATTCTCGGAGAGAATGGCAAATAGTCACTTGTACAAGCAAGTGGGGAATAGCGTTGCGGTACCGGTAGTATCAAGGATTGCGGAGCAGATTAAATTGGCTTTAGAGAGTGAATAAGAAGAAGATGAGCAAAAACAAACGACAACAACTCCAACAAACATTGGAAAAGACCTTTGATAAGGTAATTGGTTTAGCAGACGATGTAAATGGTGAAACAATTGAAGTTTCTGCTAAGTACTTGGTTTATGTAGAGCTTGCAAAAGACTTAGTTTATCTATCATTAGAGAATAAGAAGTCAGGTAAGAGAGTTCACGAATTGCATATTTCGGTATCGAAAGATTTAGATGTTTTCTTCTCAGGTGATACTTATGGGTCTTTCAGTTCTTTACCACTTAAAACTTTAGAGCATATTGTACAATATGCTGCAAAAGGAACTCCACAATTTACACGTGGTTTTGAGATTTTGGTAGAATCGATTTCTACGGAATTCCAAGTGTCTTGTTTCTTGAGTGCTTTGGAAGAGGTAGTTAGTTAATTTTTATTTAGGAGGGTATAGTTAATGGTAAAACTAGCAAACAAACAGACAGTAGAATTATGGCACTACCTAAGACAAGGTTTTGAAGAAATGTTGAACTCTGATGAGAACCGTTTACCGGTGAAGTCAGTTAACCAAGTTTCTCCTAGCTATAAGTTTTCTGTGTTATTAAGTGAGTCTGTTTTTCAAATACGACTATTGAAAAATACACTAGAAACTAATTTAGATACTGATTTAGTTCATGAGATTGAGATTTATTACGATAGGGTACTAGGTAGATTTTCTTTTAGGGGTGTTTCTTGTAATCAGAAAACTGGAAAAAGGAAGGGTGTATCTACCGTAGCTTATTTACAAAATCTACTAGATGGGTATATTTTTAAACAGATTTTAACTGATTTGGTTGAGAATGTAGCTACAATTAAGCAAGTTGAGTATTTAAACTTAGGTATTCAGTTATCAGGTCTTGGTTTTGATGTGGTAGAGGGTTGATAATATGAGCAAATACAAAGGTTTAAAAAGAGACCAACTTGAAGAGTTGGTAGTAGAAAAACTTAATTTCTTCTTGAAATATTTAGATGGTCAATCTTCTTATCCTATGGGTAAGTTCCCCACGGGTATCCCTTCCCCATGTGGAGGAGACTACCTCATTTGGGTAGGTTGCTCTGAGGGTACAGTTTCCTTTACACTACAAGATACTAACGGTTTTGACTACCATAACATTAAGATTGATAAATTTGGCGGTAGTAGACAAGTTGTAGAACTTGCAAGTCGTCCGTTTAAAGAAACTGGAGAAATTTGGTTTGGTAAGTCTTTCAGTCTTCATTGTGATTGGGATGATTTACAAATGAGTCCAACTATGTTCACCAAACAGTTGTTACCTTATATTCGTAAGAAAGACCAAGTTTTAGCGTATTGGTTAGGTCTAACTGCGGTTCAAGATTATTGTTAGAAAGGTCATTGTATATGTTTAAAGGTTCAAGAGGAGTTCGTCTTCTATATAAAAAGAAAGATTGTGGTTATGACTATATTCAACCAGTAATTTTACCAAGTGGTGAGAAGGTTTTGGTCTATGGGAACACTTTGGAAGGTTGTCCTATATCTACGGTTGCTGAGGTGGAATTAAAACGAGCAAGTGACCTAGTTTATGCTCAAAGTAGAATTATAGAGATTGAGGGGTATTTACCTTTGCACGTTGTTCCTAATTGGGAAACTTTATTGGGTTATTCTGAGTTATTTGAAGATTAAGCAGATGTTGTAGATGGATTTCAGAAACAAAGAAAAACAAGCCTTATTAGATGACCTCCTATACTTGTGTGATTGTGTAATAATTTAAAAGTTACGCAGAAGTATGATACTTATTATGAGGTAGATGAGCATTATCCTAATATAGAAATTACTTTACTAGTAGGTGAGCGTAGAAAGGTTCATTCTTTAGAGTTAAACTTCCTACCTTGGAGGTTTGAGCATAATGTTCACCTTATGTCTTCGTATCTTTTAGATAGTTTTGACTGGAAAGAGAGTAATGTTTGGGTTAGTTTTGCAAACACTAAACAGTTAGAACAAGTATTAGCTGACTGGATAAACTCTATTCGCAGTCCTTTACAAGTGCAGCTTTATTTGGATATTTTGCAAAATCAGTTAAGAGGTGTTTATTATGGTGTTTAAAAGTAAAGTAAAAGAGTCTTTATATCAAGAGTTGAGAGCTTTCATTCTTCGGTATCAATCAGGACTTGTGCGTAACACAGTCAAACCTATGGATACTACTGATATGTTGACACGGCAGATTTTTGTCCACCTCAGAATTACTGAGGATAACGCAGTTTTAGTACATTTAGTAGACAAAGAGGGTTATCCGCTTTTTAAACTAGAGTTTTATTTTGGTGTTGCAGATGGTGTGAACTATGTAGGTATTAAATACAGTGACGTTGATGGTTTAGGTTCATTACAAACTTTTCCTTTAACCGATAACTTAGCTATTGATAACTTTTTAGTTCAAATAATTAAGTTTATTCCTTCTGAAACTTACATCAAGCATTATTTGACAGTGTTTAAAAAAAAATCAAGTTCGAACATGGTTAGTATAAAATTAGTGAGGTAAAAACAATGGAAAATCAAACAATTTCCACACGTGGAATTCGTCTATTATTCGATGCACAAGGTTATGGTAAAGATTATGTTCAAGCAGTGATTCTCCCTGATGGTAGGAGACTGGTGATTACAGGTTCTACTTATGGTATGGGTGCTCCGCTTTCTGCTTTAACTGAAATTGAAGTGAAGCGTAAATCTGATTTAAAGTGGGCAATTAAAGACCTAGTTAACCAAGGGTATCAACAAGTTGATGGTTCTCGTATTTATGATGAATTGCGTGAGTTTGATAAGTTAATGCCTTATGGTATTTAGACTTTAGTAGGTAGAGAAAGAGAATAGGTGCTAATATGAATAACATTCAATTTCGTTTTGAAACCGCTTATGGTTATGATTTCGTCCAATTTGTGATTTTGGATGACGGTCGTAAATTTGCAATTACTGGGCAAATGGGAGTCGGTTTTGCGATTTCTCCTAGATACACGATTTATGTGAAGAAGAAGTCTGACTTGAAAGAGTTCTTGGATAAGGCTATTAAATTTGATGGTTATATCTTGAAAGACAATTACAATGATAACTTAGAACTTCAAACCTACGAAAACCATGTTTTTCGTTTTGATACAAATTAAAAACCTTGGAGGGTATCCTCATGCGAAATTTTGCTTTATACAATCCTAGTAATGATTTATATGTGTCTTATGTCGCTTTTAATCGTAAGACTAAAAGCTACGATATTGAGTTCACACGCGACTTGCACTCTATTCGGTTTTGGAAGATGAAGTCAAGTGCAGAAGCACAAGCACAGAGAATTTTCGATTGGAATCGAAATGTGGCGCTTGAGGTGCGAGAACTTAGATAAGTTTTTTCTTGACAGAGAACTTCAACTTAGGTTGGGGTTCTTTTGGTTTTACAGTTTATTATTCCTTGACAATCAAGACTTATTTTGCTATACTAAATTTAAGAAAACATTGAGGTAGAAAAATATGTTAGAAACAAACAAAACGAATGCAAATAACTTTGTAGTTTCCCAAGCAGTAACAGAATTGGTTGCCAACTCTATTTTGAATGAGGGTTTGACCTTACTGAAGGTTGAAAGTGGGGGTGTTAATGATGACACGCATGTTTATTACTTCTCAAACAATATTGGACACATGTTACCCACAGATGATTACACCGATAGAGAATTTGCAGTGAAACTAGTCTTTCTAAGACGTGAAAGCATAAAAGTAGATGAACGTATGTCGGAGCGTAACCTCTTTATCTACGGTATCGACAAATTTACTATTTCTCAAGCTTATACAGACAACGATGTAGCTGCAACAGGTTTCCTAGACTATCTTTATGAGCAATTAAACCATGAAACGCTTGCTGAGTTTTACATTTATGAGGAAACTTTGTTCACATCTTTGAATGATTTGATTGAGTTTCACTTAGCGAATAAACAATAAGTATAAAACACCCCTCTAAAACCCCTCAGATTGCCTCAGACTTAATTTTAAGTCTAACTTCGATAACTTATACGGTTTAAATTTAAAATGTGGTAGAGAGCGTCTTAGGGGGTTTTATTTGGAAAGGAACAGATGCACAAGAAAATCATAGCAATTTGGGCGCAAGACACTAAGGGTATCATAGGTAAAAATAACCACCTCCCTTGGCACCTACCAAAAGACCTTAAGCATTTCAAAGAAACAACGTTAAATCAAGCTATTTTAATGGGTCGAGTTACTTTTGAGGGAATGAATCAACGGCTTCTTCCCAATAGAGAAACGTTGATTTTAACTACTCAGTTGGGCTACCAAGTAGATGGAGCAGTTGTTGTAACCAGTGTAGAAGAAGTCTTGAATTGGTACGAAAATCAAGACAAAACTCTTTACATTGTAGGTGGAAACCAAGTTTATAAGTTGTTTGAACCTTATGTTGATGAATTGTTTGTTACACAAGTTCAAGCTGAAGTAGTGGGTGATACTTATTTCCCTAGAGATTTTGACTTCTCTAGGTTTTCTTTAGTAAGTAGTGAAGATTATGAGAAAGATGAACAAAATGAGTTTGAGTTTACGATTGAACATTGTGTGAGGGTGTGATTATGAGAGTTGGTTCCTACATTGAAATAAAGTACAAGACTAAAGGTGGCGAAATTTTTTATTCAATACAAGAAGTTCTTCAATTTGGGTATAGCGAGCGTTATGGTTGTGAGGTTGTAGTAGTCGATAAAGACTCCCCTATGTACTTTGGGTATCCATCGGGTGAGTTGTTACTTTCCTTGAACTTCGAGTCGCAAATTGTAAAAGCAAAAGTCACTTCTTGGACTGATCCATACAAAGAACTTTATGGAGAATATTACTGAAAACTAGGAAACCTCTTGACTTTCAAGGGGTTTTGTGCTATAATAAAACAAAATTTGATAGGTGGTTTAGATAATAGATGACTAAGAAATATGTTGAGAATGAGATTTTGAAACACCCAAGTCGATACAATGAGAATAAGGTTGAAGCTTGGGATTTTACAACTTTCTCTTTATTACCTCACACGATTGGTACTGTAGTTGAATATGTGATTCGCTATAAACATAAAGGCGGTATCCAAGATTTGGAGAAAGCCAAACGTTGGTTGAAAAAGGCTAAACAGTCTTATAAATACCTCGCTCTCTGCGCACCTAACTTGACTGTCTCTGAATATTTGGAGTTAGTTCCAGAAGTTAACACTAAGAACTTCGCAGACTTGTCTGAGGAGCAGTTGGGTATCCTCAGAACGGCTCAAACTTTAACAATGAGTTTAGATAATGAGCGTATTTTCAAAGAGTGTATTGCTATTATTGATAAATACTTAACTTTACTGATTGATATGGAGAAAGAGGTACTTTGATGTTTTTAGCTTTTATTCAATATTTAGTTGCTCTTGTTTACTGCATGCATGGCTTTGCTCTAGCTTTCAGTTTACTTGTTCGGAGAGATGTTTTGCCTGAATTAGGTTTAAGTGTGCGTTCAGTTTCACTTTGGTTACTTACCTTTGTTCTTTACACAGCCTTACTTACTTTTATCATTTTATTTGTAAGTCAAATCGGTGTATCAAATTTAGTTTTCTTTCTTACCTTGAATGGAACTATGTTTCTATTTATGATTTTGTTGGATGGTTGGTTATTGTGTAGAAAGGTTCCTTAACATGCTTCAAGTTTTATCCAGCGGTATCGTCATTTTGTACCTAACTAATTTTTTTGTTTTAGGATTTGTATATGCAATTCCACATTTGCAAACTAAGTTTAAGGTTTCTTCAAAAGATGTGTTTAATGCTATTCTTGTTACTATTCTTTACACACTCAGTTTAGTTGCATTATTTTGTGTAGTGAAAGAGTTAGGAATATCAGAGTCTAAGTTGCTTTATACATTTGATAGCTTACTGTGGTTTTATTTAGTTTGTTTGTATGGTTATTTCATGTTGAGAGAGGAGAAGAAATGAACGTTTCAGAATTGATTGCTTATTTATCACAATTTCCACCAACAAGTTCTGTAGAAGTAAAGATTTCAGGATTTGACGATTCTGAGGATGGTCGTCTGAATTTATTTGGGATGGTAAACGGAGCCATAAAAACAGAGGTTGGGTATCCTCAACTGATTGCAGAGTTCGACACTGCAGAGCCTTATGATTGGGGTGATTAAGTTATGTTATCATGGTTTTTGTTACTGAGAGCTATCCATTTAACGATTGTCGCTTTTGTCTACTTTGTATGTTTTGCATTTGCACTTTATCCAGATACCAAAAGTTACTTTTGTTACTTTAGTAAAGTTCGATTTACTCTAAAAACTCTGTTAGCAGTATTTTACTATGTGGTGTTCTTTGAACTTCAGTCCATAACTGAACTCTCTAATTTCCATATTTGGGTATCCACATTGCTGATTTTACTTGATATAACTGAGATATGGTCTCGTAGCTACAGAACCTATGGTTTTAAAGAGTTCAGGAAGACTTTTGGTAAAGCAGCTTATTTCTTTGTTTAGAATAGAAAGTAGGTATTTCGGTTATGGTACACGGGTTAAAAATTGCCCCTAATTACTTTGAGAAAGTTGTCTCTAAAGAAAAGACTTTTGAAGTTCGCTACAATGATAGAAATTTCCAAGTTGGGGATATTTTAAAGTTGATGGAATATGTAGATGGTTCTTATACAGGTCGTTCTGTTTACGCTAAAATAACTTATATTCTTAGAGAGTTTGAAGGTCTACAACCAAATTTTGTAGTTCTCTCTATTGAGTTGATTTAGAAGGGAATTAAGTATGAATTTCAACCCAGAATTAAATAATATTTTCAACTTAGGTTTACTCATTGGTTTTGCTAGTTTGTGGGTTTTCCACGTAATCTACTTTTGCCTTCCCTTCTTTGTTCCTCCTTTTCGTAGTAGCATTAAATTAAAAGATAGTGATTTGAATGCGATTTCAAATTTCACAATGGAAGTAGGGGTTGGATTGGTTATCGGGTTAGGTGTGATTTCGTCTTTATCTTCTAAATGGTCTGACGCAATAGGTTATATTTACGCACTCCTTTCTACTTTAGCTTTCTGCGTGATTTGGCGCTATGTTAAGTCTCATGAAAATTAAGTTTCTAAGGGGTATCTAATGATTGTTTTAGGTTTATTTTGGGTTTCTTGGGTTTTCTTTTTGTTTATTTTAAAGAAAACACCCGAATTACAACATTATTTAAGGTTTAGTGATATTCAAGCAACTAAGTCTTTAACTTTAAGTTTACTTTTTGTTGGTTTGTCTTGTTTGAGTTTAATTGTAGTTGCTGAGGTTGGTTTAACTTCTTATTTAGAGAGTATAGCTCTTAGTTTAACTGTAATAGGTTCGCTAACTTCTTTAAGTTTATCATTGAAAGGTTGAGACATGGCTAAAAAGAAATCAAAATTCTATGCAGTCCGCAACACCAATCAAATCTTTGAAAATTGGTCGGATTGCGAAAAGGTTGTAAAAGGCACAAAAGGTGTTGAATTTAAGAGTTTTCCAACCAAAGAGCAAGCAGATGCTTATCTGAGAGGTGAAGAACCTGTCTTGTCCACAAAGAAAACTTCTGAAGTTGTTCCTTATGTTTCAGATTGTGGCATTAAAGGGACTATTCGTATGGCAGAAGACTCTGACCCCCTTCTTTGGGGTATAGAAGGTTTTCTCTATTCGATTGACGGTTCTTTCAATACACAAACTCAAACCTATGGTGGAGCTTTTGCGTGTTACGAAAACGGTGTTTTGTTGGACGCTCAAGCTATAGCAAATAACAAACCGAATTTTGCCACTTCAAGAAATGTAGCGGGTGAGGTTTGTGGTTTTGGGTTAGCGTTGAGTGATGCTATGGAGCGTAATTTGACCAAAATTACCGTTGTTTGCGATTATGAGGGTATCTTCCGTTGGACTGCGCCTAAGTCTGTAAAGGTCAATGAACAAGCTTGTTGGGGAATATCTTTGAAGAAACCAGTTGGAAAATATCACGCTTATTTACTGCAAAAAGCAAAAGACAACGGTATTGAAGAAATTGACTTTATTTGGGTTCGTGGACATAGAGGACTCAAAATCAACCATACTGTAGATAAATTGGCTAAGAAAGTTGTCGGATTAAAGTAAAAGAAAGGTAATTTATGGTTTCCTTGTTCCAAGATTATTTAGGTCACAATTTGTTGGACATTGTAGCTCGTTCAACTGTCTTTGAAGATTATGTTCTAACAAAGCAAGAAGTCCAACAGATTGTGAATACACATTTTGAACCTTTTCCATTTGGGTACAAGACGAGGAAAGAACTTCTAAATCTTTATGAAGCTTGGATTTTTGTTCACTTATTCAATTCTTCTGATGTGAATTTGGCTACTTTTGAGGACTTGCATGAAATTATTTCAGATGGAGTGACTGACAAACCTCAACTAGAAGGTCATTTTCGTTCAGAAGATACACAAGTAGTAATAAGTGATTCAATCTACCAACCACCTTCGGTATCTCGAAAAGAAGCGCATGCTGAATTTAATCGAACCTTCAATTTGCTAAAAGATACTCTGAATTCTGAGTATATTGACCACTATGTAAAAGTAGAACAAATTTTGATGTTTTACGTTTACCTCATGCGCAGACAATTTTTCCATGATTGCAATAAAAGAACTTCAACTTTGTTTGTGAACTTGTTATTTAATTTTTATGACTTAAATTGTTTCCTTTGGTTTCCGACTATGGATGAATTAGACAAAGTTCTAGGTAGATTGAAGTTATGTTATGAAATCGGAGATTTCGGCACGGATAGTGCTTTTGTCGATTACATCAGCTCACAATTTCTTGTAGACTTAAGTGCTTAAACCCTTGACTTTCAAGGGTTTTTGTGATATACTGAAGTAAATTTTATATGAGAATTGGAGTAAAAATGGACATAAATTATTGCAAATATCTAACAACTTTGCCTTTGATGATTCGTCCTCTAAGTGGATATGGCTCATGGAGGGGTATCTACGCTGAGCCTGCCTTGTATTTTGATACGGATTCTGACTATGTACCGATTTCAACTTTAGCAGATGCACTTGATGATTTAAGTTCTGGAAGAGTTTTTGAAGGGTACAAAGGTGGGAAATATTGGTACAATGACAGTTCATCTTTACATTTTGAGAGTGGTTATGGTTATTGTTCTGATAATCCTCTTTCAATCTATCTGTCACCGGATTCCGTTTCTTATTTAGGTGGTATAGGATAAATTATGAGTTCTATTGATTTACAACAAGGTGACTGCTTAGAATTGATGAAAGACATTCCAAGTAAAAGTATTGACTTGATATTGTGTGATCTACCTTATGGAACGACAAGAAATAAGTGGGACAGTATTATAGATTTAGATAGGTTGTGGGTTGATTATGCCCGTATCATAAAGGATAATGGTGCCATTCTCTTATTCGCTCAAACTCCATTTGATAAGGTTTTAGGTGTATCCAATCTCAAACATTTGAGATATGAAATCATTTGGCAAAAGACCGCTCCAACAGGTTTTCTAAATGCTAAAAAGATGCCTATGAAGGCTCATGAAAACATTTTGGTTTTCTATAAGAAACTCCCAATTTACAATCCTCAAATGACACAGGGTCATCCTCGTAAGGTGTCGAGTAAGTCTAGTAGGAAAAAGTCTGTAGAGAGACACCAAGGGAAATCAGAAGTTTTAGCTTCCAATTACAACTCTTACGGAGAAAGTCAAGTCGATTACGACTCGACAGAGCGGTATCCTCTTAGCGTTCAAGTTTTCGCAAAAGACCAACAGAAAGAAAACTATCACCCTACTCAAAAACCAGTAGCTTTGTTGGAGTGGTTAATTCGAACTTATACCAACGAAGGAGATTTGGTTTTGGATAACTGTATGGGAAGTGGCTCGACTGGAGTTGCTTGTGTGAATACTAATAGAGATTTTATCGGTATCGAGTTGACTGAGCAATATTTTGAGATTGCTAAAGAGCGGATTGAGAAAGCAAAACAGAAAGTAGATGAGGTAAAACATGGCTAGGTTGGTTTTGAAAAATCCTTATTTTGAGGAAGAAATTAAGGTAAAAGAAAGTTGCAAGCGTATCTCTGAGTTGTTTGGGTACATGGAACATGGAAACATTGAGTTCTTGACTTTACAACAAATAGAGCCAACCGAAGCTATTATTACAATAAACCCAAAGAACTTTGCGAAGATTGAATTTTATGATGAGGAAGAAGAATGATACGAAAATACAGAGGTTTATCCATTGATGACAACAATGAAGTTGTAGGTAACTGGAAATATGGGTATTTGATTGCAGATAATAATGAGTCCTTTATTATCAACCAAGTTATCGAGTCTAATGAGCAGTATATTACTATCGGTTCTTGGTGTCCAGTAAATTCAGAAACCATAGGTCAATCGACAGGTTTGTTTGACAAAAACAATAAAGAAGTTTTTGATGGTGACATTCTAGCAGTTGAAACAGATGAAGAAATAGTTTATGTAAAAGTTTACTGGAATGAACAAACTGCCATGTTTATGTTTAAGTCTAAGAAGTACGATGACAATGTACCCTTAGCTGAGTTAACAGAAGAGATTGCGTATCCCTTCTTAGTAGTTGGTAATATTTACCAAAACTCAGACCTTTTGGAGAAGTAAAAAAAAATGAACAAAAGACAGAAAAAGAAAGTAGGACTCATTCTTCCCAAGAAGATTAAGGATTTAGTGCGTACCTACTCTGAGTTACACCAAAATCAAGACGAATTAGGGGGTACTTATGATTACGAGTATTCCTTTGATGAACGTGGTTTCGGCAATGGTTTAGCTCCATATTCTATTCTAACGGATAAAACTAACTCCTTGATTTACAAAGATTGTGCTACTTTATATGAGTATGTAAACACTATTTTAGGTACTTGGTACGGACAATACGAGTGTGGTTCCGTAGAGAACTGTAGGAATTATCGTATCCTTTCTCGCATAGAAGATGGAATAACCCCTGAGTATGTAGATTTTGCTTCTTCTAAGGTTCCATATTATGTTTATCAAACAGGGTACTATGATGATTACAACGGAACTATCTATCTTCCATTGCGAAACGGTAAGTTTTTGGCTTATGATTATACTTGTTGAGGTGATTTATTTGTGGTATATGTGATAACTTTAGAAAAACTAACAGACTTCAGATTGAATTTGTGGTCACATGATGTATTGGGTGTGGTATCGTCAGAACAGTCCGTTCCTCTTGTTTTGTTGGATTTGACACTTCAACAGTTTCCACAAGTAGGAGAGTTTATCCACCCAGAGGAATTACTCTCTCGTTTGATAAATGCATTTGCAAATAGAAAAGATAGAGACTGTTTCAAATACACTGTTGAAAATGACGGTAAATTTGAGGGTAATTTCTATGTAAATGCAGTTCAAACTCTTGGATAAATAAAAGAAAGTGAGGTTTTACCTCACTTTTTATTTGACAAAATAATCTAATTTTGATATAATAAAGAAAATAAACTAGAAATGGACGGTTTACATTTATGTCAAAAATTGAGAAAATTACTTCTTATCGCGTTGACGGTAAGGTTTTTGAAACAGAAGAACAAGCAGAGCGTTACTTGGTCGAAAAGAAAGTTGAGTCTGTACGAAATGACTTAACTTACAAAAACACTGAGTTTCATAACACTTCTTATTTTGAACATTATGTTTATGCAGGTGCAGAGCATGAATTTCGCAAATGCGTTGGTATCTTTACTACTTTGGAGGAAGCTTTAGATAATATGCCTCTTCATAGAAACAATATGGGTTCAGATGGTTCAGGTTATATTCAGTTTGTTACAATTAAGGAAAATGAAGGTGCGCATGGTCTTGTTGAGATTGAGCGTAAAACTGTTATAGACGTGCGTTAAAGAAAGGGGTGTGTTTATGGTAACAAAGAAAAACCCAAAATACACAAAGAAAGACTTCCAAGTAGGTCAAACTGTTTATATTGAGCAAAGCGCTGCATCTTCAGCTTACATGGTAGATACTGTAGGAAAAGTAAAAGAGGAAGTAGTTGAAAAAGTAGGAACCACTTATGTAACAACAAGCTCCCAAAGTCGGTATCGTTATGAGGATGGTTTGATTGCTGATGCTTATAGTAAAGACTATTGCTTGCATTTAACACGTGAACAAGCTGAAATAAGTGCTTTAACAAGAAAACTAAAGAGAACTATTCTAATTAAAACAAAACTTAGTTTGCTTGAAACTATGACTTTAGATGAACTACAAACGATAAGTTCGATTTTAACTAGTGCAGAAAAGCGTTTGAATGGAGATAAGAATGAACAAACGAATTAAACGGAAACACATAGCAAAAGAAAACAAAAACATGATGGACAGTACCTTGAAGTATTTAAAGACTTTAGGTTTAACTCCATTTAATGTGGAGTATCCTAAAGGATATTTTGTATTCGAAAATAAGCACTCTTATGAGATGATGCACTTCCAACTCAAAGAAAACCCAGAGTTTTTGTTTGGGGTTTGGTACAAAAAAGTTAATTTGTATGCTAACCCTAATGATGAAACTATACTTGGAGTTGTTAAATTACCTGTTATCTTTGGCGAGCGCCTTTGTATTTTAGATAAGTTTAAACCTTCACGAGCAGAGTGGTCTCCTTTGTACAATAATTACATTGAGAAAGGTCAGCGTTTTGAATTAACTGACTACTATGCAACTTTGCGTTCTCTAAAAGATTTTGTAAAAACACCTTGGAACTATATTCCTTATGAAACGGAAGAAGAATACAAGAAACTCTTAGAAGATAAACAGTTGGAAGAGAAGTGTACTGAGGAGGTCCTACAAGTCTTATACACTAAGGTAGAGGAAAAGATGAAAGAACTTCAAATCCCTTGCGGTATCCTCGCCAAAGACAATTATTGGTCTCATAAGAATTGGTATGTCTTTTTTGAAGTGGGAACTGATAAAGAAGTTATTGAGGAAAAACTCAATGGTTTATATGAATATGTAAATTTTGATATGGATAAAAATGTATTAAAGATTGCAGAGTCGCTGAACTGTCTTGATTATATCTCTATTTACGGTAAATCGTTTGATTGGCACTTAGACTACCATTGGTTAGCAAGCAAAGAAGAACTTGAAAACTTTGAGTCAATGTCCTTCATGGAATTAAACAAACACTTTAATGACTTGAATTTGAGAGGTTCGAACTTTGTTCGATTGTTTGGAGAGTAAAAATGGAAAAACGTTATGATAGTGAAGTCTTTCAAATTTTGCACTATTTTAATAATTACCTAGACACTAAATCTAGGGTAGAACTACGAAAAGCAGAGGTTTGGGTATCTTTGTTGCAAAAGTCAGTTGATGATTTAGAGATTTTCTCGGAGTTTTATGTACCTGACTTTTATCGCTCTATTTTGTGGAGATTTTTAAAAGAACCCTCTATTGAACTGACTGGAACCCAAGTATCTTTGATTGAGCGAATTCATGCAAAACGTAGAGTTTCTACTTATGATGACTATGTTTTGTTAGCAAATTTGTTGTCTGACCTTTATATACAGTTATCAAATAGTTAAAAGTTAGAGGACTACAAGTCCTCTTTTCATTTGACAAAATAATTTAATTTTGATATAATATAGAAAAATAGAAAAGAAGGTTGCGATATGGTAGATTACACAGTAAAACGTTACTCGAAGGAATTAAATTGGGCGATATACAATGTATTAGTAACGATAGATAATTTTGATAGAAACTATCCTTATTACGATATTTCTAGGATGATTTCATCCTTAACGGAACTTGAAACGTTAGTTAATTCAATTGTTGTTTTCCCCGGTTTAGAGATTGAGTGGTCTGATTACCATGAAAACCTAGAAAAACTTATTTTATTTGATTCTAGGGTATCTTTAGAAAAACGTTTAAAGAGTTGGTATATTTTCAAGTATAAAGGTCAACGTACTTTAAAGTTTAAGAGAGATTTGGTAAATTATTTAGAAATTTTACGCTCTGTTGTAAATAGTTTTGTAGAGTGGAGTAATGGGGGATATAAGTGGTGAACACATTAGCAATAAAACAATCAGATATTCAAGAGCTTTTACACTATGCTCAACAAAATAAGGTAGATTTTTACATTGCAGGTTTTAAGAAGAACCCTTTAATAGCCTTTTTGGAGAAGTACGCAAATAACTTTACTTACAAGGTTTATAAAATTGGTGGTTTAGATTGCACTAAGAAATCAGATTTTAAATCTACTTTTCACAAAAGTTTCTGTACATTTGAAGAGTTTCAAGCAGAGCGTCAACGTTCTAGTTTTGCTAACTGCGGTTTAACCGAGATTATAGATTTTGAAGATTACTCTTACTTAACAAGAGATGAAGTGGGCACTTTTCTTATTGAGTTCTGTGACCTCGGTATCCAAAACTCCAACGAGTTTGCTGAGGTTTCAGTTGCAGATTTAGAAAGTCTAGTCAGTTTTGCTGAGAGTATTGGTACTTCTAATTACATAAAACATGAAGATGGTAGTTTCGTTTTAAATGTTTTGTATGCTTTTGTTTTGGCTTATACACCAAGGGAGTTGCATTTTTGTACAGTAACTTCTACTGATAAGTCAACAGGGTTTGCTACTAAAACTTTTTCTCTTATGTCTTTAGCTAAGTTTAAAGAACTTTGGTACAAGCTAGACCGAAAATATGAATGTGATTGTGATTGGGATTGCAACTGTGATTGTGAAGGTTACAAAGAGGGTTATGATTTGTTTCCTATTCGCAAAGTTAGAAAGTTAAAAGAAGGTCACACGTTTGAGTTTGAAACACCTACAACTTCAGATAAGTATACTCATCGGGTATCCTCACCCTCTGATTTGTCTTAACTCGCTCGTAAACCGTCCTAATTTGCTCCAGTTTCGTCTCAAATATCAAAGAGGTATAATTGCACCTCAAAGATTTAAAACTCGATACAGAGCAAATTAGAGGGTTTAAATTTGATTTGATTATTTTGGAGATTCTATGTTTTCACATTCATTTATTTCTATTGATGAGGTAGTAGAAGAGTCTAATTTATTTAGAATTTTAAAGAATTTTGGAGCTGATTTAGTTGATAGTTCTGCTAAATCTTTCTCTTTTGACACCTCTGGTTTTAGCACCTATGTAACCTCAAACAAGTACATCATTCGGTATCTAGGAGAAGAATTTGCCTTATCTTACTCTACTGTGGAAGAAAATGTAACTGAGAGTGGAGGTTTAAGTTTGTCTAAAACCTATATTTGTGTATTGACTACTGAGACTTCACTCGACTTATTACAGAAACTAACTCAATATTTTGAGGTTTCTATTGAGATAGGTAACTCTCAAAACCGAAACCTCTCGAATCGGTTTATTCGTAACTTATTGTAGTTCTGAGTTTTATATTTAAAACAAGCCTTGCGCTTGTTTTCTGTTTATGATAAACTAAACTTGTTGAAACGGAGGTTTTAATAAATTGGAAAAACTTGGTTTGATTGATAAAATGCGCCTAATTCTAAAGCATGAGGTTTTGTACTTTTCGTTGGACAAACCAAGGCAAAAAGAAACGCTTGATGCTTTAAATTGGCTTGAGTCTGAGGAAAATTGTCAATTAGTTTTAAGTGGCTCTATTCATTTACCAAAGAGGGTTTGGTCTACTCGTACCTTTGCACAAGAATTAGGAGAAGAAGATGTTTTTACCTTATCAAACGTTGTCTTACACTAAGATTTTAGAGAAGTTAAATCAACTAAATTTAGAACTAGAACGTCAAGATAAATTTGCTAAAATTTTTGTCACAGGTGGCTCTGCGGTATCTTTACTTTCAGGTGGATATAGAGAAACTAGAGATATTGATTATATTGGTTCTTTACCTTTGACGGTTGAACAACTACAAACTTTTCAACTCTCTAATGATGTCGAAAAGATTTTCGTAGTTCCAGATATTTCTGAGGTTTCCTTTGATAAAGAGTTAAACTATTCAAACTTAACTGTTCTTGTCTTATCCTGGGAGGACTTAGCAATCATGAAGTTCTACTCCACAAGAGAAAAGGATTTACAAGATTTAAGTAACTTTATCCTACCGAATATTTATGACTTTTCTAGGTTGAAGACTCGTCTTGATTACTATAAAGCAAACTATATTTTCGATATAGACAATCCCGATTTGAATTTAAACCAATACATCACTATTCTTGGTGAGTTGAAACAATCGCATCATATCTTGGTTGTAGACTCAACTAAGACCTTAGAACAAGTCCTCAAAGCAAATCGTCTATACAGTAAGTTTTGTAGATTTGCTGAAACTTATGTTATTCCACTTAACCTTGAAGTTTGGCTCTCCACTTCGGTATCTTTCTGTATGTCTGACTACGGTTTTGCTGAGTTCTTCCAAGCAGCAACCTCTTATCAAATTCGTATTTAACTCAACCAAGAAAGTCATTTTTCCTTGACTTTCTTTTTATTTTTTGCTAAAATGAGGTTATAAAATTTTTCATAGAGGAAATATTACTTCATGTTAAAACAGAACAAGAAAAACCCTAGTATTTTAGGTCGAAACTGGCGCAAAGAATTGGATCAACAGTTCGCAAATTTACCTCGAAATGTAGAGCAAGAGAAAATAGAAATAGGTTGTTTAAGTGCTTGCTTTAAACATTTCGCTGATTTTGAAGTTAAGGTAGTGTTGTCCGCATTTGGGTATCATTTGACTTTTGATGGTTATCGTTTTATACCAGAAGCTGAGGTTTCACTATTGCATACAGATAAAGATTTTTATTTGGAAATACAAACTTTTTTTAAAACTTTTGAATTTACTAATTCTGAGAGAGATGAGTTGTGGTTACTAAGAAGAGCTGAAACTGCTTACTTTATGAAAGCGAAGTTAGTTGAAAACTATTTACTTTCCTTAGTTGTAATGATTCGAACTGCTAAATATAGAAGTGAGGTAGTTAACTAATGGCAAATAAACTAAGAGAAATGGGTTCCTTGTCTGCAGGAAAACGTGAAGAAAACATTTATAAGGTTTTTGCTTACTTGCACACAAGAGAGCAATTCCACCCAGTAGCTTTAAAGAGTAAGGTTTTAGTTTCAGATAGAACAATCTTATCTTATTTGAACCAAATTCAAGAGGCGCAACTTTTAAACGAGTCGTATCGAAAACGATTATTAGAATTGAAAGCAACTGAACAGTTCCGACAAGGTTCCAAAACGGATAAAGAGTTGTCTATTTTGGACCAGTTAGAAAATAAGTGGTTAGCTTTAGCAAGTTCTGTTGAGGGTATCTCAGAAGAGCGTAAGCGACAGTTAGAACAGTTTGTGTTTACACGTGAAACTGAATTAGAAACTTTGTGGCAGCGACTAGAATTTTCGATTTTATTCTTTGAGCTGATGAAAGGGTAAGTTAAATATGGAAGATAAATCAATTGAAACTATTCCTTTTGAAGATTCAGTCGTAATTGAAGAGCCAACGTATAGTTTAAGTTCTTTTTATTCTTTGTGTGAACGTGGGTCAATTACAGGGGTTTATATGGGTATTTGCCTTTTCTTGTGTATTTTACCTATTATATTACCTTATGTTCTCTACGGTTCTTATTTCAATTTATATTTAATCGGTTTAGGTCTACTTGCAATAGACACATTTTATTTAGCTAACAGTCGAAAATCTTCAGACAGTCATGTTAAATTTCAAACTTTTGTGACTTTAGTGGTGATGATTACATTAGTTGGTTGTGGGTTGAGAGCTTTTAATTTTGATAAGCACGTTCAAGTAGATTACTATAATAGAAGTGCTGAGTATCCTACTGATATTATGAAAAAAGACATAGAAGACCCTTTTATTGGAGATATGAAATCTTTCACTATTTCAGTAAAACCTACAAGTTTTAAATTTAAAGGTCCAGACTTTGGTGGTTTAGCGGGTGAACTTCGCAGTGGTTCTAACGAGTACCTTAAAGGTTCACTTGAAGACTTTAAACCCTTTACGGTATATTATGGTTCAGATGCTCAAGGTAAAGTAGGTGATATTAAAGGTAAACGCACAGTTTACGGTTGGTTTAGTTCAACTTCAACTGATTTTGTAATTGAGTTAGAGAGGTAAATAATATGAGTAAACAACTTATTGTTTCCTTTGATGTTTCGTCTATTTTGATAACGAGTGAGTCTTTAGCTAATTCTTTCTTACACGCATTTGATAAAGAACTTGAAATACCTCTTCCTAAACTAGAGAGTTTTAGAAGTGCTGAGATTGAAAAGACTTTAAATTGGTTAGAATTTCACTACTTGAATGACTTATTTTTAACTAAAGATGAGCTTTACTTCTTACGTTATGTGCATTTTAATTTATATAATCTTTATCAAAGTGGTGCACTAACTGAGGTTCATTTCCGAGTTTTACAGAATGATTTTACGAATGAGATTACAGTTAGAAAGTGAGAAAACATTGACACAAGAAACAGAACACTACAAGGCGATAAATTGGAATGCCATAGAAGACGTAGTCGATAAGGCGACTTGGGAGAAGTTGACAGAGCAATTCTGGTTAGACACTCGTATTCCTTTGTCTAATGATTTAGATGATTGGCGCAAGTTGTCTGAGAAGGAAAGAGATTTAGTAGGGAAAGTCTTTGGTGGGTTGACTTTGCTAGATACTTTACAGTCGGTTGATGGGGTATCCGCCATAAAACCAGATGTTCGCACTCAACATGAGGAAGCAGTTTTGAACAATATCGAGTTTATGGAGTGCTATACGAAAGACCATAAACTTCTAACGATTGATAGAGGTTGGGTTCCGATTGCGGATATTGTTGTAGGTGATATTGTTTTAGCTTACGACCCTAAAACAGAGACTACACGATTTGAAAAGGTTTTAGAAACTTCTAAACATAAAGCGCCTTATATTGAACGTATTTACAATTCTGGTATTGATTTAAGGGTATCTCCCGGACACCGCATGCTTTTTGAAGAGACTTCTTTAAAATCCGGTTCTCCATTAGATGCATGGAAGTCTTATAAATACGGAGTTGTAACAGCTGAGGATTTTGTGAAACTTCCTAAAACTGCTTATCGACGTGTGCCTTTAGTGAGACCTTTTGTTACACAAACTTCAGTTTCCCTTTTAACTCCTTTTGAGAAGTTATTGATTGCTTTCCAAGCAGATGGGTCTATTACCGAGAGGGAAATTAAACGGATTCAACAATATCGAGATAATGACCCTCGTTTAAAAACTGAAACATTTACTCTTCGATTCAGTTTTTCTAAAGAACAAAAAATAGCAACCTTGTTGAGTTTATGTAATGATTTAGGTGTATCTTGCACAGAGCTTAAAGGTAGATTAGGTTTAGATAAACGTAAACCTCAAAGACAATTTAATGTCTTCATACCGTTTACAATGTTAGGTTCTTTGAACTTAAAACCTAAATTGTTCAATAATTGGTTTTCTTTTTCTGATTTCAGTGCAGAGAAAGCGCAACAATTTATTGATGAACTTTCTCTCTGGGATTCTCATGTTCACTATAACAAAGATGGTTCTAAAGGTTATATAACTTATTATACAAAAGAACAAACAAATGCAGAGTTTATAAAGGTTTTATGTACTTTCGCAGGTTATGTTTATAGTTCAGGTGTTAGGGAAGATAAACGTTCAGAGACTTTTAGTGATAGTTACTTTGTTCGTATTTTATCTTCTGAAAGTAAACGTGATGTTAAACTCCAAAGTCTATCATTTGAGAGATTGGAAGGGGAAGAGGTATATGGAGTTGAAGTACCCTCTCAATTTTTAGTTGTGTCTGCAGGTCACAGAACTATTATTTCAGGTAACTGCGTTCATGCCAAATCTTACTCTTCAATCTTCTCCACTTTGAACACTAAGTCAGAGATTGAAGATATTTTTGAGTGGACTGCAAAGAATCCTTATTTGCAGAAGAAAGCAGAAATTATCAAAGATGTTTATGATAATGGAACTCCACTTCAAAAGAAAGTAGCAAGTGTCTTTCTAGAGTCTTTCCTTTTCTACTCTGGTTTCTTTACTCCTTTGTGGTACTTAGGAAATAATAAACTCCCTAATGTAGCTGAGATTATTAAACTCATCATTCGAGATGAATGTATGACAAAAGACCAAGAGGTGCTAACACCTAAAGGTTGGGTATCCGTAACTGACATTCGTCCTCAAGACTTAGTATTGCAGTTCGATAAAGAGACTCGCAGAACTAATTTTGCACCTGTTTCTACGATTTCTACAGACTTCGCACCTAAAATTTATCAGTTCAAATCTAAACTTGGTTATGTTGATTTAAAATGTACACCTAATCACAGACTTATACGTAAAGCTTTGACTAGCGATAAATTGATTACTCGTCCAGCGGATTTAACTTTAGGTAGCAGTTCTTACTGGTTACACCCTACTGAAATTTTACCCTCAAACTCTAAGGTTGAGCCTTTAACTAAGTGGGAAGAGTTTTATATTTGTCTATCTAAGTTTGGAACCGTAGTAGAGAGTGCTTTAAGTAAACATTTAGTATTGAGCAGTAGTAAATCAGAGGTTATTGCGAAGATGAAAGATTTGTTGGAGTCTTTGAATGTAACTTACAAGGAATATTCTTATCCTGAAGGGAATGGCACTGTACTGCGTATTTCTAAGTTCAATCAGTTCGGTATCGAAGAAAGCAAACTGAAGTCTTTACCTAAACGTCCTTTGAATGAAGTAGACTTTAAATGGTGCTTACAATATTTGGAAACACTGTTTGATTGGGTAGGTGCTAAATGTAGTGATAACTCTTATAGATATTGCTCTATAAATAAAGAGAGTATAGATTATGTGCAAGCCTTGTGTAGTTTAATTAGTTATAAAACTCGTATTAGGGAGTTTGAAGATCGTTCACCATTTAGTGCAGAGGGTCTTGTTAATTATTCTTTAACTATTTTACCTAATGGTTCCACTAGTTATGGTGCTGCGGTGACACGAACTGAGCTTGAAGGTGAGCAGATTTACGGTATCCAAGTTCCGTCAGGATATTTGGTAACTCGTAGTCAAAGTGGCTCTGTAGTTATAACTGGAAATAGTGTTCACGGTACTTATATTGGCTATAAGTTCCAACTCGCTTTTAATGAGCTATCTGAGGAAGAACAAGAAGAATTAAAAGCGTGGATGTACGACTTGCTCTACACTCTGTATGAAAATGAGGAGAGGTACACAGAAGAGTTGTATGATGAGATTGGTTGGACCGAAGAAGTTAAAACCTTCCTTCGTTACAATGCCAATAAGGCTCTTATGAACCTAGGACAAGATCCACTCTTCCCAGATTCAGCTGATGATGTCAACCCAATCGTTATGAATGGTATTTCAACGGGTACTTCCAACCATGATTTTTTCTCGCAAGTTGGGAATGGGTATCTTCTCGGTCAAGTTGAAGCTATGGAAGATAGCGATTATATGATTGGTTTATAAGAAAAAGAGTCAAGATTTATTCTTGACTTTCCTTTTTATTTTTTGCTATACTAAACTTATCAAATTGTATGAGGTAAGTAAAAAAAAATGGCAAATGATACAAAAGTAGCTTTTTTAGGTCATGTTTCAGTGACTGAGATTGTAAACGCATTAGAGTCTGTAAGTAGATTTATAGGCGACCTTTCCGTTTTAAATGTAAATGTCGGGGTGGATGAGCCTACTACCCATCCAAAAACTACGACTGTAAACGGTGTCTCTTGTCCTATTTTATACCGCAACGGTGAAGATTTCAAGGAATATGGTTTTATTGATGTTGCGGTTAACGGTACTACTCGTAACATTTTCTATCACTATAATTCTCGCTTTATTTTAGAGCCAGAGGAAATTGAAGCGAATTTAGACTGTGATTTACCAGAGTTTAATCAACCTATTACAACTTTATCCTTGGGTATGGACTCTGTTGTGGTGACTGTTTTAACTGCGTTGGCTCATTACTTGGGTGGTTATATTGATGAAGATGACTGTGATGATCAATACTACCACAAAGTTCAGTAAAAGATAGTTTTCCCTTGACAAACATCAAAGTTTGTGCTATACTATAAATATATTTGGCATAAAGGTGTTCCTCTATCGAAAACATAAAGCTGATGAATTTACACCTCGCCTAATTGAATTGATTGCATAAAACCGTTCCTTTACTTAGGAAATATATAATATTCGTAGTAGGTGGTACTTGGTAAGACGTACTGCCCTTTACTACGAATGGTTTATTACGGTTCGCACATGTTAGCTCTAGATCACTTGGTTTAGGGCTTTCGTTTTGAAGAGAAATGGAAAGAAGTAGGTTGGAAATGAACTACGCACAAATTGAAACTTTAGCAAAATATTTAAAGGTTGTAGAAAGCACAAAAGAGGTTGGAGACCTTAAAAACACTCAGTTGAGTTTGACTTACGGTATCCTTGTAAACCCTTTGGAGCCGATTTCTAAGGAAACGGCAGACGCTTTAACTAAGCTTTACGGAGTTGACCTTAGAAACGCCAACGCTACCTTTTATGAGAGTTTTGAAGTTCGTAAAGGGTTGACTTGGGGTGAGGTAGTATTTGACCGTCTTTGTCATTACGCAATGACTTATGGTGGTTTGAAAGAGTTTTTCGGAACAGACTTCATTCCTAATTCTGAGGAAAAAGAATTTCAAACTGCTTTAAATACACATTTAACGACTATTGACATTAAGTCTTACATGGAAGTTCGAGAAGATTTAGAGAAGTTTCTAAATCAACCTTTAGCTCTACCTACAAGTGATATTTCAATTTTGGCAGACTTGATTGAGCATTACGGTATAGAACTTGGAGAGAAAGCGAATAAAGAACTTCAGATTGAGTTTGGGTATCGCTATAAAGTTGCTCCTAAAAACCCAGAGTTGTTGGTTCGTTTGTTAGTTCGTACTCTTTTAGGTACAACTGACTACTACAAGAACAAAATGACTTTCAACCATTTGCGCCACGAAGTTCAATACTTATCAAAAGACAAGAAAGACTTGATTGTGTCTTTGGTTAAAGACTTTGTTTCAAAACAGGGTCTCCAACCTTTAGCAAATCATTTTCGTCCAAATAAACAGTTGTGGTTGATATTGCGTAAATTGGGTCTTCAAAGAGAAGTAAACGCTATGAAGCGTTTGTCTGAAGTCTCTCGTAAAGACCATACCTTTAAAACTCTTTTAAAGGAGTTCCCTAAAGACTTGAGCGGTATCACAAACTATCAGCTCATTCGCTACTACAACTATTTGAGTGAATTGCTTGTCTTGGTTGAGGGTGATTACCAAGTTTATCGTATTCGTAACGGTAAAACTTATGTGAAAGTTATCAAACGAACTCCTATTAGTGGTTTAGCGAACCATGGGGTTGCCTTGTACTTAGAACGTATTAGAGAAGAGTTCAAGTCTCGCTTTGTAGATAAAGAGTTGAAGTTTTATCAACCGGATGTCAATATTTCGATTGCACTTCCTACCACGGTTAAGTCATTTATCGGTTCGTATCCTATGTACACTCGAATTGCAGTTCCAGACAACTACCAAATCGGTATCTATTGGAACCAAGATGGTGATTTGGACTTACACGCTCAAAGTGTAGACGGTCGCCACGTTGGTTACTATTCAGAGAACATTAGTGGTGTCACTTATACAGGTGATATGACTTGTCTCAACTGTCAAGGTTTGGCAGCAGAAGGGTTGCTTATTGAAGGTGTTCAGGGGTTGACATTCAGTATGAACCCATTCAACCAACTAGGTTCAGATGCTTGTAAGATTTATATTTCTAAGTCTTTGGATAAGAAAGCGACTTCTGTAGTGGAAGATGGTTCTATTCTGTTCCAAGCAAGTATTCCTACTGATCGTGAAATGGTCTTTGCGACAAATGTTGAAGGTGCAGTTGTGCTTACAAACTTGTCTGTAGGTGGATGTGTTCCTAACGAACAAGCAAGTGAGAAATTGACTCTCGCAGTAGAGCGTAAGTCACAAACTGCATTGAATTTGAAGGATTTCGCAGAGTTTATAGGTGCTGAGTTTGTAGACTCTGCAGAAGAAGCTACTCATGATTTCTCCCAACAAGCGGTATCTGTAGCTACTTTCACGGATTTGTTGGGATAGTCTGTATTTAGAGGTGAGGTAAAACATGAGTATTGTTAATGAACTTTTCGTAGACAGTCAACCACGTTTAGAGAACTTTCAAAACACTTATTTTGAAGAGTTCTTTAAACGACCTTCTGTATTACAGTGTTTAAAGCAACTGCGTAGAACTGTTACAGTTTCCAAGGGTAGTGAACCTGTTGTTTTCCGTGATTCTTTTGTTGACTCACTTGGTAATGTACAACACATTTTGGTAACTTTTTATGTAAATAGTGATGTTACTTATACATTTGCGATTGACCTAATTTCAGAAGATTACTATGATTATGGGAAGTATGAGCGTAGTGGTACTAGAGAACAAGGTTTTTACTTCAATTTTAGTGAAGTCACAAAGAACTTGCAAGTTCAATTTGTAAATTATGCTAATTGGTTTGATAGAAAAGAAATTCTTCGTTGCTTGGAAGTATTATTTAGCTAATAGGTAAGGGTATCCAACTTTTGTTGGGTATTTTTCTTTTTTGTTCTTCTTTGCTATAATTGGTTCTTTATGATATAATAAATTCATTGTAAAAACTACCAAAATATGGCTAAAATGACTGTGAATGTTAATTCTCGAATGAAAGGTAAAACTTTTAAATTACAATTTGCTGAAGGTGATGGTAATGGTGGTTGGCTCTTTGACGACTTGACCTCAATTAAAGAGTTGTGTTGGTTAGGTGAACTTTATAATGATTTAGTTTGGCTCGGTCGAAACTATGCTTCAGAAGAAGCATTGTTGGACTTACTTCAGAAAAGTTACTCTCCGTTAGCTAAACAAATGGGATTCTCGCGCATTGAGTACAACGCTAGTCTAAGAGCAGTAACTAAAGATTTAAAATAAAAACAACCAAAGTAACCAACTTTGGTTTTCTTCTTGCATTTTTCTTGTAGTGGTGCTATAATGAAGTCAATCTTACGAAACAGTAAGTCAAATTAGTTATAAATAAAGGATTTCTATTATGAAAAACAAAATCAAATACATCTCGGTATCCGCTTTATCTATCCTAGCTCTGGGGTTGGGAACGCAAGTAGTACATGCAAGTATTCAAACAGATACGATTGATGAAAAGTGGGGTAAACCTACCTTGGTTTATGGTGGTAGCTTAACAGACTCTCAAGTTGAAGAGGTTAATAAATCTTTCAACATTTATGATGTCGCAAATGTGAAGCGCCAAGTAGTTTCTGAAAAAGACTACGGTAAGTATATGAATGAGTCGGATGTTAGTGGAGTCTCTTTGATTTCTTCAACTTTGGTTGCCAAGCAAGATAAAGGCAAGGGTATCACTGTTAAAATTGTGACTCCAGATAATATTACACGTGTAACTGAGGTTCAATATCGTAATGCAGCTATTACGGCAGGAGCAACAGACTTAGAGATTGAAGTTTCTGCACCAGTGAAAGTAACTGGTGAGTCTGCCTTAGTTGGTGTTTCTAAGGCTCTTGAAGCAAATGGTCAAGAAGTAGATGCAAAACGAACTGAGATTGCGAATCAAGAAGTTTCAACAACTGCTCAGATTGCTGAAGCTAACAAAGATGCCAAAGGCTTTGATAGTAAATTGTTAGATAACGCTCTAATTCAAATTAAAACTGAGTTAGCAAAAGAAAAGCAAAACAAAGGTCAAGTGGCTGACGATAAGAAAGTTGAGCAGATTGTAAAGAAAGCTTTGAAAGATAATAAACTTGATGGAATTATCTCAGATGAGCAAGTCTCTCAACTAGTGCAATTCGCTAAAGGGTATCAACAAACTTCTGCGGTTGACTCAAAAGAAGTGTTAAATCAGTTAGGTGACTTGAAAGACAATATTGCTGAAGGTGTAAGTAAGTTCTTGAAATCTGCGGAAGAGCATGGAGTGTTTGAGAAAGCAGGAGACTTTGTGAAGTCTCTATGGGATTCTATTGTAGGGTTCTTTAAATAAGGTTAAATTATGAATTTCATAATACTATTCATTGTTAGTTTTGTTTTCGGTTTACTCTTGAGAGTCATCAAGCGAAGCGTTCGGCTTATTCTTTAGGTTGTAGTGGTTTTTATACTGCTCAATTACTTACAAGATTTCTTCCACATCTTATAAATAGAGAAGTCAAGGATATCTATTCTTGACTTTTTGTTTGTTTTATGGTAAAATTTGTTCAATTAAACATGGGGGTATTTGAATGAAGTTACATGCAGTTCTGAAACATTACGATACAAGTGTTGCAAACTTAGTTTTATCTGATAATTCGGTTGCGAAAGTTGAGGTTTTAGACGTTCCTCTTGCAAATAGATTTACTTTTTATGATTTAACTGAGCGAGGTTTCACTGGGGAGTTTGAGTCTCGTAGAATACCTGAACATTGGGGAAGACGTCAAATTATTGGGAAAGAAAACCCTACCTTATTGGATGAGTTGCTTTCGCATAGAGCTTGTGATGTTGAAGATGGTTTTTGGCTTGAATTTGACGAACCATATAATAAAGGCTTCCAATCCTATTATGATGTATTACGTGCAGGGGGTGCTATGTGATGTCATTGTCTCCTAAAGGTAATCAACCTAAACATTATGATGGAAAGTACTTTCTGAAGGTAGATTCGTTTGGTGGTGAAGCTCTATCGGAGTTTTTAATTTCTCTATTTTTAGAGTCTACATCTTTTAAAGACTTTGTACCGTATCGGTATATTTTCCCAAATATCAGTAAAAGTCCGTCTTACAAACCTCGGTATTCTTTTATTCCTATGTTTCAGATTGTATTAGAATACCTTTACACTTTTGATATAAAACTTGTAAACAAATTGAATCAACAATACTTGAGTAAGTCTAGTGAGGATAGACGTTTGTTTGTGTTTAGGTATTGGATGGAAAAACGCTACCTGCGTTTGTCTATCCAAGATCGAGTTTTGGAATTACAAAATATACTTAAATGGTACTCGAAAAATAAAGTTTCTTATGAAGATAGCTATAAATATTTCTCAGCTTTTATGACATTAGATACTATATTTATCAATACCGATAGACATTTCCAAAACTTTGGTTTAATGTTTGATTCTGACTTAAACTGCTATAGAACTTCTCTATTGTTTGACCAAGGTTTTAGTTTAGGGGTTGGAGAAGGCTCCTTATTTTTAAAGCGAGTTTATTTACATAGACATAAACAGATTAAAGTGCAACCTTTTGGGACAACTTTGAAAAGTAATAGCAAAGCAGTTGAGTGGTATCCTTATGATTTTGATGTTGTTAAATTTGTTAATTTATTACACTATGAATTGTCAAATTGGACTGTTTTAGATATGTCACCACAGTGGAGTTTGATGAAACGTCAACTGAATATATACTATCCAAAAGATAAGAATGAGGTAAACACCTTGGAGTATTTAACTTCAGTTGGTTTGTAACTGTTTTCTTACTTGTGGTTATTACTTTTAACCTAAATTTTATTAGATTTAGCATATTAAGTAAATGGCAAAATACGAACTTTTTAAGTTAAGTTAAGTGTATCCCTTGACTACTTTTTTCTATTGTGCTATAATCGTCAAAGTAGAAACAAGCTCGTTTCCGATTTATGTTTGAATGAGGTTGTTTAGATGATTAGTTGGTAAGGTTTATTTACCAAAATTTATTTTATGTAAATGAAAGGATTTGAATTTTACATGAGCAGAAGTGCAGAAACAAAAACATACGGAAGTATCCGTAAAGTGAAACATTATGGTGCTTGTGGTGTTATTCTCGGTCTTGCAGCTTTGGGTACTGCTTTAAGTAGTGGTACTGTAAGTGCGGATGAAGTAACAAATAATGCTACAAATGCCAAACAAGTACAAAACGCACCAACTTCTAGTGCTTTAGAAAGCCAAGAAAGCGCTAAAGCTAAAGAAGGAACGATTGATGTAACAATCAACCGTGACAAAGTAGATAATGCGGTATCCGAAGCGAAAGCTGCAGGTTTGAATGTTGTTGTTGATGCGCCAGCAGATGGTGGTACTGCAACAAGTTCTTCTGACTTGGAAAAGCGTCAAAAAGAAGTTGAGAAAAACTATGACAACCAAGCAGAGGTTGTGAAGAAAGAAGCTGACCGTTTTAAAGAAGAGGTTGCAACTCGTAACCAAGAAATTAAGATTGTTAAAGAAGAAAATGCAAAAGCTAAGAAAGACTATGAAGATGCTCAAGCGAAATATCAAACAGATTTAAAAACGGCTAATGATAAAAATGCTCAAATTGATAAAAACAATCAAGTAAAACATGAGCAACATTTAGCTAAGGTAGAAGCTGTTAAGTCTGAAAATGAGCAAATCAAGAAAGATAATCAAGCTGCTAAATCTCATTATGAAAAAGCAGTAGCAGATCAGGTTGCGAAAAATGCTCAAATCGACAAAGATAATGCTACAGCTAAGTCAGCTTATGAGTCTGAATTAGGTAAGTGGACTGAGCGTAAAACTCAATCTGACGCAGATATGACTGCTTATCGTCAAAAGATGGAGCAATATCGTAAAGATTTAGAGGTTGCAAATACTCGGAACGCTGAGATTGACAAAACCAATAAAGCGAACAAAGACACTTATACGAAAGCAGTGGAAGCTCGAAATAAAGAGAATGAAGCTATTCGTAAAGCAAACTCAACTGCGCAAGCGGCTTATGAGTCTGCGTTAGCTGAGTTGAATAGACGAAACGCTCAGATTGACAAAGGAAACAAAGCAGAGCAAGATAAGTATGATGCAGCTATGACTCGTTATAAGTTAGCTAAAGCTACTTATGAAGAAGAGTTAAAAACTTATAACCGTGAAGTTGATGCGGTTAAGAAGAAACCTATTTTAGCTCAAGGTAATGGGGTAACTCTTTATGGTACTTTGAATGAGTCTAAACGTGGTTCTATGGATTACTACTCTGATGTTACTGCAGTTTTCACACCAGAGAAAGGTTTAGAAGTAGTTGAAGGTGCTTTAGGTGCTAATTCTAAGACGACTTTAACTTTAGATAAAGACCTTCAAGAAGACCCTAACGTTGCAAAAGGTTTGTATGGTAACACTGAGCGTTTAGGTGGAAAAATCATCACCGGTATCAAACAAGGTTCGACCTTCACTTTGCATAATGTAGGTCGTACAACGACAGGTAAAACGATTTCTGCTCGATTAGTGTCAAGAACAACTCCTTCTAAGAGTTTTGATATTCCAGGTAATAAAGATACTTACACTCGTTTATGGGTTTGGTGGTATAAAGATGGTAGTCAAGGCCCGATTTCTCCTATTGGTTTTAACCCATATAACTACTTGAATAATGAGTGGGATATTCATTATTATGATGAAGCAACGGGTAGACCTTTAAATTTAGGTACTACTACAATTTATGCAGACTTGGACTATACTCAAGCTGTTCGTCATACTTACAATACTGATGAAGATACAGGTGCAGTAATTAACCCTCCAGGTTCAGAAGTGGCTCGTACTACTTATAAAGGGAAACAGGTTTGGATGGGTATCCACTCAGATGGTACTCACACCTCAGATGATGATACTGGTTTGAAACGTTGGAAAGCTGGTGATCCTTATTATACAGACGTGAACGACTTCTTTGATACACCTAAAGGTACAATTTTAACTGTAGGTAAAGGTGCTGTTCATAAGTTAACCTATTTGGCTGATGGTCTTCGTGGTACCCAGACCTACACAGAAGCTCAAGCGAGAGAATACCGTCGAGTTACGGACTATGAGGATAAGTTCTACGGTCGTAAGATTCAAACAGATTTTGAACTTTATGCAGCAGGGTACGCTTTCCAACTTTGGGGTGGAAAATCGGTTGTTAAGAAATTGGTTCCACCAGAAGTTCCTAATCCACCAGAAGTTCCAGAACTTAAACAGAAAGAGAAAAACACTTTAAACAAACCGGTGCCTACACCGGAGAAACCTCCAGTTGAAAGACCAACTGAGGTGGGTCATGTTCCTCTTCCAAAAGAACCTCCTAAACCAAGTGAGTTTACTGAGAAGAAACCAAATGAACCTAAGTACAAAGAGAAGGATAAAACTCCTATTGTACCTCCAGTAGAGAATCCATTGAAACCTCTACCTACAGAGACACCAGATGTGCCTCATGTTCCTCTCCCTCCAGCTCCTCCAAAACCAGTGGAGAAACCAGTACCAACTCCGATTGCACCTAGAACTATTCATGTTCGCTATGCTTTGTTGAAAACAACACCGGAAGTTGAGAAGTATGTTAAGAACAATCTTGGAGCAAACATCAACAAATCCAATGTACCTAAGATGTCTGAGGTTGTTTGGGAGTTAGAAACTAAACCACTTCCAAGAAACCGTGAGCTTACTGAGGTTTACAAAATTCATGATGATTTACCACAAGGGTATCAGTTAAACCTTGCTAAAACTCAAGCTCAAAATAGTGACTACACTATTACTTATGATGAGTCAGCACACCGTTTAACAGGGATGCTGAAAAAGAGTGGTATCGATAAAGTAAATGCAAATCTTTCAACTGCTTACAACGTACCAGTTTTGAAGGTTTACGGAGAGGTTACAAATGATAACGCTGTTTATAAGAATAACTTCCATTTGAACTTGAATAACAAATACGAAGCTTATTCTAATATTGTAGAAGTTACAACACCTGGTGGAACAAAACCAGTGAAAGTAAACTACAATAAAGACGGTGTGAAAATTGATGGTAAACAAGTTCTTGCAGGTTCAGTGAACTACTACCATGTAACAATGGACTATAGTAAGTACAAAGATATTAAGAGTGGTTCTGATGCTATTCAAAAAGGTTTTGGTGTTGTAGAAGATTACCCAGAAGAAGCGCTTGATATTGAGCGTGGAGAAATTCGCGCATTCGATTCTAACGGTGCAGAAGTTAAGGGTATCACTGAGTACCACTTTAACTCTATTGAAGAAGTAAAAGACCCTAAAATCAAAGCCATTCTTGAAACTAGTGGTATCAAACCTAAAGGTGCTTTCCAAGTATTTATGGCGGATAACCCTCAAGAGTTCTTTGACAAGTATGTTTCTAAAGGTATTTCTGTAACGATTGTTGACCCAATGCGTGTGAAACAGTCGCTTGACCGTAAAGGTGCTTCTTATCAAAATACTGCTTACCAAGTAGATTTTGGTAACGGATATCAAGCAGATATTGTAGAAAATCGTGTACCTAAAACAGACCCACACAAGAAAAACTTGAACGCTAAAGGTGTGAACATCAATGGTAAACAAGTTCTTGCAGGGTCTACAAACTACTACACCTTAACTGCTGACTATTCTGACTACAAAGGAATTGAAGCTGAAAAAGAACGTGTAGCTAAAGGTTTCTACTTTGTGGATGATTTCCCAGAAGATGCTTTGGACATTGATACAACTGGTATTAAAGTAGTTGACTCTAAAGGTCAAGAAGTTAAAGGGTATAACTCTAAGGTTTACAAATCTGTAACTGAAGCCCCTAAAGAGGTTCAAGATGCACTCAAACTTCAAGGGTATCAACCGAAAGGTGCCATTCAAGTTATTGAGTTTGAAAATCGTGCTGAGTTCTACAACAAGTATGTTCGTACAGGTGAAGTGCTTACACTTACTGTACCGATGACAGTTAAGGCTCACTTAAATCAAACTGGTGCGAAGTATGAAAATACTGCTTATCAACTTGATTTTGGTTCTGCTAAAGTGACTGAGACAGTTGTAAACCATGTACCATCTCCTAAACCTAATAAGGCAAACTTTAACGCTGCTCATGTTAATATTAATGGTAAACAAGTTCTTGCAGGTTCTACAAACTACTATGAATTGACTGTTCGTTATGATCAATACAAAGGTATTGAAGCAGACGAAGACAAAATTCAAAATGGTTTCTTCATTGCAGATGACTACCCAGAAGATGTAGTATCTATCAATGAAAAAGATGTGAAAGTTCTTGATTCTAAAGGTAATGAAGTAGAAGGTTTGAAACAAACTATCTATAAATCTCTAGCAGATGCTCCTGAAAAGGTTCAAAAAGCCTTTGCTAAGAGAAATTTGAAACCTAAAGGCGCTATTCAAGTTTTTGAAGCAGTTGATCCAGTAGCTTATTACAATAAGTATGTGAAAACTGGGGAAACTTTAACTGTTAAAAACCCTATGACGGTTTCTGCTAAGTTAAATCAAACAGGTGCTAAGTACCAAAACACGGCTTATCAATTAGATTTTGGTTTGATTGCTGAAACTGAAACTGTTTCAAACAGTGTACCTAAAACAAACCCACACAAGAAAAACTTGAATAAAGCAGGTATTAGTATTAATGGTAAACCAGTAGTGGCTGGGACAGTCAATTACTATACCTTAACTGCTGATTACAGTGCTTACAAGGGTATCGAAGCGGACGCTAATCGAATTGCGAATGGTTTCCATATTGTTGATGACTTCCCAGAAGAAGCAGTTTCCGTTAATGAGAAAGAAATTGTTGTAAAAGATTCTAAGGGCAACCTTGTAACTGGTTTGAAATCAACTATTTATAAGACACTTGCAGATGCTCCTAAAGGAGTTCAAGAGTCACTTAAATCTGCTGGTTACACACCTAAAGGGGCAATTCAAGTCTTGACTGCTGAAAACCCAACTGAGTTTTACAACAAGTATGTGAAGAGCGGTGAGGTACTTACAATTACTAATCCTATGACAGTTCGTAAAGAAATGTTAGGTAAGGTAGCTGAGTACAAGAATACTGCTTACCAACTTGATTTCGGTCTTGCAATGGTAACAGAAACAGTAGTGAACAAAGTAGTTAAACCAAATCCTAGGAAAGCGAACCTCAACAAAGTTGGAGTGAACATTGACGGTAAGCAAGTCTTTGCAGGTTCAACTAACTACTATCATGTAACTGCTGACTACTCACAATACAAGGGTATCCAAGCGGATAAATCTCGTATTGCCCAAGGTTTCTTCATTGCGGATGATTACCCAGAAGATGTGTTAGATGTGCTTTCTGACGGTATTAAACTTTCTGACTCTAAAGGTCAAGAAGTGAAAGGTTTGAAATACACTATTTATGAAAGTATTGAAAAAGCACCAGAAGTAGTTCGTAATGCTTTAATTGAGCGTGGATTTAAACCTAAAGGTGCCTTCCAAGTTTGGGAAGCTGAAAATCCTGGAGAGTTCTACGCTAAGTATGTTCAAACAGGTAACACAATTACCATTATCAACCCAATGAAAGTCAAAGAACAGTTTGGTAAAACTGGTGGTAAGTATGAAAACACTGCTTATCAGATTGACTTTGGTGTTGCAGAGGTTACTACAACAGTAGTAAACAACATTCCTAAGTTTGAAACTAAGAAAGATGTTGTGATTTCTATTGGAGACAAAGAGTCTAAAGATGGTAAGAACATTGTCCTTGGTCAAACATTCTACTACTCATTTGCGGGTTCGCTTATTCCAAGTAACCGTGCGGATGACTTGTTCGAGTACAAGTTTGTAGATGACTACCAAGAAACTCATGACCGTTTTGATGGTAAGTATAAAGTAATTGCAAAACGTGATTTTGTAACTGCTGATGGTAAACACTTCAAAGCAGGCGATGACTTAACTACTTACGCTTGGTTGAAAGAAGATAAAGCTAAAGGTCAACTTGAAGTTGGTCTGAAAGAAGAGTTCTTGCGTTCAATCACGAAAGAGTCTGAGTTCCAAGCTGATGTCTTTGTTGAAATGACTCGTATTCAAGCCGGTGAGGTTGAGAACAAGGTGTCACACATTGTTAACGGTATCGAAGTTTCCTCAAATACTGTTAAGACACGCACTGATGTTCCACCAACACCAACTAAACCAACACCAAAAACTCCACAACTTCCAAATACAGGTGGTAATGAGACTGCAGCTATGTCTGTAGCTGGGTATGGTTTACTTGCTTTGCTTGGTTTGTCTTTCCTTGGAAGAAGGCGCAAAGAAGATAAATAAATGAAGAGAAAGGGAAAACTCCCTTTCTTTTTTTTATTTATACTTGCAAAAACTTAACTATTCTGTTATTATAATTAAGGGTTTTATCTATTCTTTATAATTTCATAGTTTTTACTTGACTTTTTAATTTAGTTTTGGTATAATAGTTTTATCAAAATAAGAAGTTTAAGTTTCGTTGTGAAATTTAATGAAATAAAACACTTGACTTATTGTAATTATTTTGGTATAATATACTTATCAAAATAAAAGAAAGAGGTATTTACCTATGAAAAAATCTATTATCGCTACTGCTGCTTTGGCTGCTGCAAGTATTTCAACCACTGTTGCACATGCTGACACTATCTTTGATCCTACTGTTGACAATGCAGGTGGTTTGCGTACAGAACAAAATCAACCGAAAGTTCCTACAGCAGATGCCAAAAACGAACCAGCTTTGGTAGAGAAAGAAGCGCCTAAGAAAGTAGAAGTGAAAACTCCTACTAAGGAAGAAGTCGCTGAACTTGGTGCTACTGCTAAACAAGCTCAAGCAGTTGCTGATTCAGCAAAAGAAACTGTAGCGCAAAAAGATGATGTTGTTAAAGGCTCTGAGTCTACTGTAAAAGAAAAACAAGAAAACGTAGAAAAAGCTGAAAAGGAACTGCCTACTACAGAGCAAGTTAAACAAGCAGAACAAGGTGTAGAAACTGCAAAAGGTGAAGTTACTCAAGCAGAAAAAGCGGTATCCACTGCTAAAAATGCAACTATTGTTTCTGCTGACGAAGTAGCTGCGCAAGAAAAAGCAGTTGCTACTAAACAAGCTGAAGTAGATGAAGCGAAAGGTGCTTTGGAAAAGGCAGAAAAAGAAGCTGCTGAAAAAGAAGCTATCTTGAACGATACTAAGCTCCCAGAAGCCCGTAAAGCTCAAACTGATGCTCGTTTTGAAGAACAAGATGCTAAAAGTTCAGTAGAGTCAAACGAAAAACGTGTTGAAGAAGCTAAACCTAAAGAACAAGAGTACCAAAATTCTGTAAAAGATGCTGAATCTAAAATTGCTACTTCAACTAAAGAAATTGAAGACTTGAATAAAACGAAAGCTGATGCTCAGATTGCTTATGCGAAGGCGAATGATGAGTATGATAAAGCAGGGGATTACAACAGTAAAATCCGTGCTACACATCTTCCAGAAATTACTCTTGACCCTAGCTTTGTACAAGCAGTAAAAGATACGATTGCTTACAACCTTGCTGACAACAGTGCTTTGTCTACTGAGGAACGTAACAAACGTACAACTGAGTTGTATAATCGAGTTGTTCGTACACAAGTTGCAAATGCTAACAACAAGTATGTTCAAACGAAAAACGAGTTGGAAGACACTACTCGCTATGACATCAACAATCTTCCTAAAGAAATTCGTGACGAATTGAATTACTTTGTAGCTGACTTGCTAAATCAAGCTCGTAAACAACTTGGACTACCAGATGCAGTTCTATCTAAAACCTCATTGGAATTTGCTCAAAAGATTGCAGACGAGTATGTGAAAGCAAACTATTCAAATAGTATGCGACAAGAATACCGTAAAAAAGGTGGTTCAGGACACTATGCCAAGGGTATCAACAAGGTTGCCAAAGAGTATAACATGCCTACAACTGATGCAGATGTTGAAGCACGTGGTGGACAATACTATGAAAACTCTGTGACTACCTTTGCTTCACATGATTTTGATGATGAAGATGGTGTTTACCGTAAGACTTTGGGCGAGATGAAAGAAACCTTGTACAATCATTTTGTACAGTTGATTTCAACTAAGAATGACTATGCGCATACTCAAGGGATTTTGCAATTTGACTATCCAAATGAGACTGCTTACTTTGGTGGGGTTGCTCAGAGCAAAACGGACGATTTCTACACTACGCACTTTCTAACTTCTGTCCGTAGCTCACTTACAAATGGCTCAACTTGGGATACAACTCCTATTGAGAATCCTTTGAAGAAAGAAGTTTTTGAACGTCGTGTAGCTGATGCAGTTCAACGTTTGAAAGATACTGCAAAAGCAGTAGGAGCTGTCCGTGAGCAAATTGAAGCAGCAGACAAAGGTTTGGAAAAAGCTAACTCAACTTTGCGTAGTGCAACTGTTAAGTTGAACGCATTGAAAAAAGAAGGTAGTCCTCTTGCTAAAGCGCAAACTTACTTGGAACGTGCTAAAACTCGTCATGACAAAGCAGTTGTTGATTTAGCTAATGCAAATGCTTTGGTAAACAGTTTGTTAGTGTCACATGCTCAAACTGAAATTGAAGCTAGAAGCGCTCGTGGGCGTGAAGTTATCGCTAAATTCAGTTTTGGGCAAGCAAATAAGGCTTTGGAAATTGAGCAAGCTAAATTGGACTCAATGAAAGTTTCAGCAGAAGCTAAAGCTAAAGCGGTATCTGAAGCTGAACAAGCACTCAAAGATGCTCAAGCTAAAGTTAAACAAGAAGAAAAAGAACTTGCAGACCTTAAAAATGCGAAAACTCGTTTGGCGGATCTAAAAGTTGAACTTGAACAAGCAGAGAAAGCTCTCCAAGTTGCACAAAAAGCACAACGTGAAGCCAAAGCAGACTTTGAAGTTAAAAGTGCTAAAGCACTTGAAGCGAAGAATGTTTACGAAACTGCCAAAGCGAAGTTTGAAGAAGCAGAAACAAAACGCTTGGTAGAGCTTGCAGATGCTAAACGTAAAGAGCTTGAAAAAGCAGGTTACAAACCAGTACCAGTTGTAGATAACAACGGGCATGTGGTTGATTACAAAGTTCCTCAAGCTACCGTAACTGTTGCAAATGGTTCAAACTCAGCTTCAACTACAACAACTGCAACTTCAACATCAGGTTTCGTTGCTCAATCAGATGTTGCTCCTACTGTGTATTCTGCTACACCAGCTACAGAACAAGGTGAAACTCTTGTACAAACCTCAACTGTTGAACAACGTCAACTTCCAAACACAGGTGAGACTTCTAGCGCCCTAGCTACTCTCGGTATCTTTGGTTTGCTTGTTGGTTTTGCAGGCTTCAAATCTCGCAAAGAGAACTAAATTGGTCTTTCAAATTTAAGTGAGGGGAATATAGTCCTCTCACTTTTCCATTTTGAGGTCTCAGTTTCGCTCCTATTCGATTTTAATTCTAAGTCTGATAATTTATATCTCCTACAATTAAACTTCGTTAGAAAGCAAATGAGCGCCTTTTAGAAAGTAGGTTAATTTGGCTAAGAAATTTAATGCAAAATTTTATGATGTAAAACCTTGGTTACAATTCTTCTTCGGTATCGCCATTTTGGGTATTTCCTTTTGGGGTGCAAAGACTATAATTCAAGAGAACGCAGTAAGAGAGTACAAGGGAACGATTGAACACTTTACACCTTCAACTGTAGAAGAAGTAATTGAGAAAGCAGATAAAGGAGAAACCTTTTATGTCTTTGTAGGGGTTTCAACTTGCCTAGACTGTCAGAAGTTTGCTAGGCGCTTAGATGTAAATGTGAAAGATAAAGGAATTGACCCTAAGTCGATTTATTACATTGGTTTTGACTCTGTAGAAGACTTTAAAGGTTTCTCTGAGGGTAGTTTTGAGAGACTAACAAACAACACAGTAGGGGTAAACTAACAGTTTACACAAATGTAGAAAACTTAGTAAATTTTTCGTAGTTTTCTATATTTTATGTAACAATGACAAATAGAAAGCCCTGCACATCTTGCAAGAGGTGTGTATCATTACAAAAGTTAAACCGAGGAAATACCTTAAAGCCTGTTTGCCACAACATAGAGTGAAAACTCAAGTGTGAGGGTAGCGAAAGCAGAAAGAAGAAACAGGATGTTGATACAGCTTAGTAGCTAACACAAGAGTGAACGGTTGTAAAGCTGAAATAAAAGCTAATTAGTGTCTAGTAAAAAGAAAATAGTGACTGCTAGAAAACGTTAGTGCTAAGTCAACGTAAACAAGGGTAAGTTTCGGTAGGAATGTCCTAAGTCTCGGAAATTTGAGATATGGATAACCTCTAACGACTATCTCCTGATGGGAGAGTAAAGCCACAAGCTAATGGTGGAAGAAAAATATTTGGTCTGGCTACTCAGTAAATTTGTGTTAGAGTGGTTCAGATTGACATATAGTCTGCGCACGTTCTGTAATGGAAGTGTCTAGGAATTGACCTAGCTATTAGGGGTTGCGTCTTAATGGAAACAGTCAAAAGTACGAAAAGCACATTGAAAATTGAATAACACGATAAAAATTTGTTGCATTAAGTTTCATAATATGATACAATAGGTTTATCAAATATTTTATTTAAGGAGAAAACCTATATGACAGGTAGACCTAAATCTAAAAAGGGTGTTAAAGTACATACTGCTTTTAAAATTTATCCCAAGGATAAGGAGAGAGCGCAAATTATGGCAGATAAATTGGATATGAGTTTGTCAGCGTACATTAACAAAGCTGTTTTGGAGAAGTTAGCAAATGATGAGAAGTCAGAAGCTTAGACTAAAACTAACTAAGGAACAAGAAAACAAAGCGTGGTGGTTTAGTAAAGTCTCACGCAACTGCTGGAACCTTTTAGTCGATATTGACAAACGTAACAATAAGGGTGAGTTTGATGAAATTTTGAGTAGAAATGGAAATAAAACCTATCACTCAAACTTCTATGATAGAGAGATATATCATCTTAATTCTTCAGATTATCGAAATCTTGCTAGAATTGTTATCGATAAAAATTATGAAGAAGATAGTGAAAAATGGTCTTGGTATTATCAACCGAATCAATCATTTATCTATAATTTTCTTGCTAGAGAAGTTATGAAAATTAGGAGACAGAATAAAGGGCAACTGAAGTTTAGAAGTATCGACAAAATTCAACCTAACTTCAATGTTACTTGTTGTATATCTTCTAACAAAAAGCGTCCGAGTCGTATTTATCTAAAAGATAATGGTAAACTTCAAATACCTACTCTTGGAGATGTAAGATTTGGCTCAACTAGAAAAGATTTCGATTTATCTTGTAAGAAACAAATTGCTACTATTTCCTTTGATGGAAAACATTGGTACTTGTCTTATACCGAAGACATAGAGCCTCAAGTAACTGACTTACCTGACTATACAGAGGGTGTGGGAGTTGATTTGGGTATCAAAACTCTCGCAACTGTTTCTGATGGTACAACTGTTCCAAATATCAAGACATTTAGAAGAGTTCGTATCCTAGAAAAACGCTTAAAACGATTACAACGTAAGGTGTCTCGCAAATACCTTATTAACAAATGCAACAAACACAATAAAACAAAGAACATTATTAAGCTAGAAAGACAAATTAAGTTGATACACCGTTCAATAAGGAATATTCGTATCAACCATATTCGTAAATTTGTCTCAGAGTTGGTTAAAACGCAACCAGAATTTATTGCAGTAGAGGATTTGAATGTAAAAGGAATGATGAAAAATAAACATCTTGCAAAAGATATTGCAAATTGTTCTTTTTACACTATCAGAGAACATCTTATTAGAAAGGCGAAAGAGCGACATATAGCAGTTCGTTTGGTAGATAGGTTCTACCCTTCTAGTAAGACTTGCTCCTACTGTGGTAGTTACAAAAAGGATTTAAAACTCAGTCAAAGAGTTTATCATTGTGATAACTGTCAAGAAACAATAGATAGAGACCTCAACGCTGCAATAAATCTTGCAAACACTGACAAATATGTTCTAGCTTAAAATTTACTTTGTTTTATAACCTTTGAAAACTAGAGGTAATTAGTTTCAGTGGTAGGTCAGCCGTAAAGCCGAACCACTATAATATACACGCCCTGAAAAGTATGAGTATGTCAAACAAAGAGTAGCTTCGGCAAAATTTGGCTCAATATGGGAATGTCAATCGTGTTATTCATTTTCTGATTTTCGCACTTTTGACTTACGGTTCCTATTTTCCGTAAGGTTGTAAACGGTCAGTTTCAAGCACAATTTGATGATTTGAGTGACTTAGGTGCTTATTTAACTCAACCATAACTTTATTTCGGTATCCACGTTTGTGGGTACTTTTTATTTTCCTACTTTATTTTGAGGGTATGCCACAAAATTCGAGGTATGCACTTTGATACTCTATGAAAATTTAATTTAAGTTTAAGTGAGGTTAGAAACATGGCTAACAACAAACTATCAGCAACAGGTCAAATGGCACTTGCTTTACCTGCAATGCACGGTCAAAACAACTTAGAACTCGGTATCACATGGTCTCCCATTCCTCGTAATTTCTTGGAGTCTGATGTATTGGTTCAAGGAACAGACGAAACCATTAAAAGTGTTTTAGATAATGAAGATTACTTCCAATATCACTTTGTAAATGACAAATTGGCTCTTGCTTCGATTGATTTTACAAGAGCTATTCAAGCGTACGAGTTCTTGACTGAGGACAAATCTATGCGTGAAAAAGCGATTGCTCAACGTAAAAAGACTGCTGAAGCTTTTCGTAAGTTCTTAGAGAAATTAGCTAAACAGCCTTTAGGAACACGTGTTGAAGTTGGTATTTACTGTACCAACTCTCTACCACAAGCTACTAAATTAAGTGGTGAGAAAATCCCAGCATTTGCAGTGGACTTCCGAGCGCTTGCAAACTTGTCTGTCAATATCTTAGGAATGAGCGATTACAACTTGGTTGTTGAACTAGGTGGTCATAGACTTCCTTTAGCGGTAGAGACTTTCGGTATCCCCAACAAGCAGCATTTTGTCGGAGCTGAGATGACAAGAGACAACAACGCTTTGGTGGTGGTCATGTCTTTAGAACCCAAAAGTTAAGCTAAGAGGTTTATAATATGTTTGAGGAAGAAGAATTAGAACTTCACTCAACTCCTTATGATGAGACTTTTGAGAGTGTAGGAGTATCCCAACCTCTTCCTCACTCTCAACAATCTCCCTTTATGGATAAGGTGTTTGAAAGAGAGTTTAAACAAACAATGGCTTATATTAAATCTATGAGTCCAACAGTCTTTGGTTTGCACCATTTGGAGCTAACTCAAAGTCCGATAGGTTCAGAATTGTTGTCCTTTGTGAAAATGAAAGGACTTAGTTCAGAGAACTTGTTTAAAGAATTAGAAGAGTGTGAGTTTGTCTTTATTTCAACTAAGAAAGAATTTAGTGAGAAAGGTCATTTAGCTTATTCTAAACTAAATTTACAGTCAGTAAAAGCACCCAAAGGGTATCGCTTGGTTGCTTGCGCAAGCGCCGTTCCTATCCCAAATGGCTACAAAAGTCCTGACCCTCAGATTGAATATGTAGGACAGGATGAGATTATGGAAGGTGCAGTTCTGCAGTATTTTTGGATTGCAGAAGAGTTTCTATATCGAGTAGAGACTGAGGTAGTTACTGTCTCTTTGAAAAGGGTATCCGACCACCTTGGTGGTCGTTCTGTGGTTCTAACTAATGGGATTACTGTGTATTTGGTTGTCCAAGACCGTTCTCGAATGAGAAATACAGAGACAAAGAACATTTACTTTGTAGGAAACACGGTTGAAGAGTGCAAAGAGCAAATTGTCTCTATGTATAACCGTTTGGTTGAGTTAGGTCTAGCATTTCCTAGCGATGAGTTCACTGTCCAAAAAGAGATTGGTGGTATTTTAACAACCGTCAACTTGGCTTATAAAGAGCTTGAGCCGACAATGGATTTAGCCCCAGTAGCATTTGAGGTTTCGTTAGCAGAAGAAGGGTAAGAAGTATGAGTAAAGATTTAGTAGGTCTGATTGAGTTTCCAAAAGGAACTTCACAGTCAGATGATTTAGTTGGTTATGGTTTAGTGTATTTGGAGGAAGACATCTTGCGTTTTCGTCTGAAACGCTTGTCTTCTAGTTTGGATTTGTCTACGGTTTCAGATGAAGGTGTAGTTGAATTGTTTGAAAACAGTCCTTTACATTTCGTAGTAGATTATGAACGTTTTACACGTTACATTCAAACCAATTCTCCAGAGGTTTTAGAGGACAAGTTCTTCAGAGCTTTATACACCGTTCTAAAACAAACTTACCAGTTGGGGTATCCCCTCGACTTTTCTCGCTTGGCTTTAGTTTTAGAAGAGAAAGTTCAATTTGACCAATGGAAGGTTATTTTACGTTCCTTATCTAAAGGAGATGGAACGTTTGAGAAATGGGGTGTATCGTATGGTTAGTCGAAAACCTATTAGAGAGATTGAAAGTCGCTTAACAGATGGTGGAGCTAAACTTTTGACTGAGTTTGAGAGTTTAGCTGATGTAGGAGTTGAAAGTCCTAAACAGGTAGTGTGTATCCACTTTAAAGAGAAAGACCGTTATGGTTTTTACATGCAGAGCGGTAAGAAACTAAAGTCTTTTAGTGTACCAACTTCCTTTATTGATAAAAGTAGAGTCTTGTCGGAACAAGTTTTGAACCATATTAAAGAGAGTGGTCTCTACTTTGAAGAGGGTGAAAATAGTTCAATTAAGGTTCCAGTATTAGCTCGTACAACAAGTACCGTTTTAAAGAATTTCCAAGGTTCCCAATACCCTGTAGTATCCTCTTACGTTCGTTATTTTTCAGATACTTTCAGTGAAGAACAGAGAAAACTCTTGTCTCGTTGGTTCTTGCAAGAAAGTTTTTATGAAGAAGGACTTCAAAGGATTGAATTGGAGTTAAATACTGACACAGATTACTTTAGAGAAAAAGCAACTAAATTAGCTACCTTAATGGGTGGTGGTACTTGGTTCTTTAAAGAGTTGAACTACTTTGAAACAGGTGCTAAATGTACACTAGGACACGATATTAAATGGGAGTTTGTTGCAGAAGAAGAAGCCACAGGCGAAGTGTTGAAGTTCGGGGTAGATTGTGTGCAAGACTTCTTTAATATTGAAGGTCAAGTACAACACCAGTTGGTACGCTTCCGTACTCGCTATTTTAATGAAATGTTGACGTATGCTTACTCTTATAGTCAACAGTTAGGGTACCAGAAGAACTTTGGTTTTGCCTTACCTAGCTTTTGGCAAAGTTTGGTAGACGGTGGTTTTGCTAAATCAACTTCTAAGATTGAGTATTTGCTAAAGTTCGTCCGAGAGTTCAACAGTTTAAACATGCCTTTACCAGTTTCTCTTCGTTTGCAGTTTTTGAAAGAATTGGAGCAACAAAGAGCGCACAATTTACGTTACCGCTTTATGGAGAACACGTTTGGGGCGGTATCCTTGTACAATATGTACTCTCTTTTAGGAGATTTAGTACCGTTTATTAGCGAACAAGATAAGGATAAAGGTGCTTGGTCGTCTATTAAGGGTTCTATGGTTAGTGAACATGGTTTACTACTTCAAGAAAAAGACCTTATCTTGAAATTTATGGAGTCTGCTTTCTTTGAAAGTGTAGCTGCTCTACAAGCTACTTTAGACGGATATGGGGAAATGGTTCACTCTGCCTTAGTGAATACAACAAGTGAGTTAGATTTCCAATTAGCTTATAACAAGTTGTCTTGGTTCGCAGAAAAACAAAATCCTCGGACAAATGATGTAAAATTTATCGGTGGTGTAGTATTTAGTAAGTATAGTAAACCTTATCACTTTGGGAACGGCTCAGCTCTTACTATGTCAGGAGATAAGTTGGAGACAGATTACTCAAATATCGAAAGATTTTACTTCGGTGTCCTCGACCCACGTGTCTCTTTAAGTGATTTAATGGGTGTCTTCAACACCTTTACTCAGAAGTTTGAAGAACAACTTGCCAATAAATCGAAATAACAAAGTTCTTTCTTGTCTAAGTCTTGCATTTTCCCTCTAAATGTGATAAAATTGAGAAAAATGCAATTTGGATAGGAGAATAAATTTCGTATGTTAGTTCGCAGCCGACCTTTTAATGCTGGAGTAGAGTTTATAGTAGACTCTACAGTGTACACCTTAGCTCATAAGAGTCACAGTTTAATCAAGAAAATGGACTTGGAAGATTTGGATAGCAACACTCTTCTACGATACAAACCTATACAAGTCTTTTCTGTTTTATATCTAAAAGGGGTTTCTACCTCGGTTGCGGTAACTGTTTATAATGAAAAAGAGGGTTGTAAATGTGCAAACCCTCTGTCTGCTAAAACTTACCAAGTAGTGCGAGAGCAGTGGTTAAGAAGCAGTAAACTTCAAGGATTTTCTCGTATGGAAACTCCTACACCAGATGGTGTGATTGTGCAAGAAATAATGGTGGTGGCTCTATGAAAGATTTGGTAATAAAAACAAAGGTCACACCTAAAGACTTGTATGAGCGTTACTTACAGATGCGAAGTGCAGTAGAAGTCTTAAAGGTCATGTTGTATGACTACGGAATAACTTACTCTCCCACTATTGTCCGTAAGTTTGAATTGTCTCAATATGTGGTTGCTCAGTTGAAAGAGTTGGGCTTTACAAACTATACAGATAAACGCAGTGCGGTATCTTTGGTTTTGAACCTTTCTTATTTGGAGTATGTTCAAAAGGTAGTTACCCCGAAACACCCATTCCAAGTTGGTTTAAACTTGGTAGTCTCTTACCTACAGTACAAGCAAGAAGTGGACTATTTAGAAAATTTATATTCCTTTAATGACTTGAGAAATAGGGGGTTTTTAAAAGGTAAAGCTCAAATTCGTCAAGTCAAAGTTTCTGAAGGTAGACAAAAAGGAGAAGTACCTTTATGGTTGCCTAAAACCTTGAATGATGAGATTTCGGTTCATGACGGATACACTGAGGTTGAAGAGTCTTTACATAATGTGTATTATCGATTTCTAACAAAGGTCGCTAAAGAGCAAGGGGTATCCCTACCTATAGGTTGGACTTTTCTAAGTGGAGTAACTAGAAAACAAGAGTCTTCTTTAGTGCCTTTGATTTTAAAAGGTTCAATCGAGGTTCAAAATGAGAAAATAAGTAAGGTCTTAGATTCTCTGCGAACAGACAAAGGAGACTTTCCCTATTCCTTGGTTTATGAGGATTTATTAAAAGGACAAACTAAGGTGTTAGAGAAGTACAAAAAAGAAGACCCAGACTTGATGGTTCGGAGTATTACACCTTTTAAAATCTCATTTTCACGAGGTGGTTTAAAGAGTTACCCATTGTATTACAACTATATTTGTTGGGATTACGACAATGATAAACCACTACCTAACACAAATTGTTTCAAAGGTTTGGGTGGAGAGTTTACAAGGGTATCCTTTGCGGGCGCAACTCCATATTATCTAAGAAATGAAGAAGGTAAACAAGAGATTTTCTACAAAATGGTTAGCAAGTCTCAACTTCATAGTAAGAACGTTCACTTAGAAGAGTATTTAAAAGAGTTTTCTCAGATGTTTGGTAGGTACTTTGGTGGAGAGGGGTTGTTAATACCTTTAGCTCCAACTCGTACAGAATTGATTAAGCGTAGTTTAGATAGATTAGAACAGAAAAACATAAAGCTGGTTCAACCTATATCTAGGTTCTCTGCTAAATTAAATGGTAAACGAAAGAATAAAGTACAAAACTTTAAGAAGGATTTAGAAGATGACTAATATGACTTTAGTTGCTGAATCTAAACTTTATCTGAAAGACAATACTCCTTTATACGATTACTTTGATGACTATTCTAAATTGTTTAACTTTTTAGTTCGCAGGTGCGTTCATCATTTAAGGCACAAATTGAATGGAGAATCAGAGTCTCGGTATCGAACCAATTTGATGCTTGAATTTAATATTACAAATCGCATGGCAAAAGCAGTTGTAAGACTTGCTAAGAACCAACTGAAGTTATTAACGGAATCTGCTCGGTACCAATACAATAATTTGTATAAGCGCAGACGTTCTTTGTATAAGAAGGTAGCGAAGTTAAAAGTTATCTTATCTTCTAGCTCTGCTACTTTAAAACAAAGAAAGTTAGCTAAACTTCGGTTATTTTGGACTCAGATGAGGTTAAACAAGGTAAATCAACTCATTGATAATGGATTGAAACTTCATTTAACATTTGGTACAAAACACTTGCTTAAGACAAATAGACAAAAGTTTTTAGCAAAGAGAGATAACCAAGTTGTCTATATTGGAGATAAATATGAAACTTGTGGAAACCAACAGTTTCAAATCTCTTTCAACTCTAAATACAACCGCTTTGAGTACAAATTAAGATTAGATAATCAATGGTTATCCGGTACTGACAAGTACATTTATGGTTCCTTTGCTTTGAAAAATAAAGAAGCAAAAATACATATTTTGAAGATTTTATCGGAGAAGAAGTCCAACCCTTTAACTTATAGAATTATCAAACGTGATGATACTTTGTACTTACAAATTATGTATCGTAGAGAAACTAAGGATATAACTAGATATAGTCATGGTGTTCTAGGTGTGGATTTCAATAAAGGTTTTATATCTGTGTCTGAGATTAACTTAGATGGTAAGTTACAGTCTTTAACTAGATATACCTATTTACATCAAGGAAAGTCAACTAAAACAAAAACATCTATGTTAGACTTGGTTTCTAAGTTGGTTTCTCAAGCATTAAGTGTTGGAAAAGATATTGTTATTGAGGATTTAGTCAGTTTAGACTCAAATAAGAAACAAGAGAAAACAACTTCAAAGAACTATAATCGAATGATTAACACTTTGAAGTTTGGCTTATTTAAACGTTGCTTAATAAGTAAGGCAACAAAAGAAGGGGTATCCATACATGTTGTGAACCCTTATAACACAAGTAAAATAGCCAAAGAAAGTTATACAGATAGAATGAAATTAAATGTGCATGATGCAGCTTCTTATGTTATTGCAAGAAGATTTTATCAATACGACTAATTTCTAATTATTTAATACAATCCGAAGACAAGATACGGAAAGATTGTGAAATTAAGTAATACAATTTAGTGTTTGAGAGAATCTTTATTGCTTTGAAATAAAGAGGATTTTCAAACTATTTGAATAGCTTACCGTACAGCTAATTTAATTGAAATATTAAACGAAAGGAATAGAATAACTATTTATAGTTATTTCTTTACGGTGTCCCGCTAGTTGACTCGGATAGTTAGTTGTGGGAGGGGTCTGCAGTTAGCAGCTTCGTCCTTTAGGCAGTTGGATTCAGAAGATATTGAATTGGTTCACTATCTAGGTTCTGACTTTAAGCTTTTACCGGTTTATTTCAGCGTAGGGGGTTCCTACCCACTAGAGGTTGAGGGTATCCTACCTAGTCAGTCAAAAATCGGAGCAAAGCTTGGAGAAGTTTCCTACTGTGTAAAAAGTGTGATCTCCTCTAAATTTGGAGGACTTGATATTCAAAGCAGTATTTCCATAGTTGTACCAAGTACAGAAAAAGGTCGCTTTAGCTTAGATACTTTGCATGAAGGGTTTGGAGGTTTGTCTCTACCTTTCTTGGAGTTGAAAATATCTGAGGACTTACGTTCCATCTTTTCTGAGGTTGGAGACTTAGAGAACTTTTGGGGTACTTTGAATACAGTACAGAAAGAAAACAGGTGGTAGAAAATGCAAAACAAAATGGTTGTTTTGGCTTTATTAGATATTGCAAATCCTACGGACACTAGTTGTTCCTATAGTCCAAGTGGTTACGCACTAGCTCTTGCGGTATCCAACATTTCTCGAAAATTGAAGAAAAAATCAGTACAAGCTGAGATTGAAAAACAGTTAAAATCTGATGAAGATTTAACTTTTACACTTCTTGAGGGTAGTTCATTTCCTCTTGCAGTAAGTGATACTATTTGGGAGTGTTTGTCTAGTCTGAGGGTTTCCCAAGATGATGATTTATCTAAATATGACTTTGAGTTAAATGATTCTGAGGGTGGAGTTATTTTCAAGGTTGAGGGTGTCTTCACAGATAAACACGGCTTACTCAAAGGGGTATCTAACTTTAAATCTGTCGCAGACCGTTTAGTTGATAAAGACTCACTCGATTTAACAGAAGACCAAACTGAATTTATTGAATCAGTAAAATCTAATATTAAATCTTTGGAAGAGCTTGAATTAGCTTTGAATGAGGGTTCAAAGGGTAGTTCTCTTGCTCGCATTTCTGATGAAATGGAAGATTTACTGAGTTCTCGTAAAGATAACTCTGAGTTTCGTCAGTCTTGGGAGTCATTACGTAAGCAGTTATTAGAAGATAATTCTAAGAACTTCATTGGTAATGTACCTTCTCACTTGTTAGTAGAGGTAGAAAGTCCACTTGAAGTTTATGAAGACTTTGATAATAGTGTAGATGTAGAAGATGCACGTGCTATTATTGATGCTCAATTAAAAGGGTATTTACCTTACCAATACGGTGTTGGCGGTTCTATGTACTTGCACTTGAAGGGTTCTGTATTAAGAGAAAATGCTTACAAACAGTTTACAGATAAAGGGGTTAAGTATGATATTGGTAACGTTCAAGTTGAGTGGGGTTTAACGCATTATTTGACGTATGGTGAAGCAGTTTTTCTGTACATCATAGCTAAAGGTGGGGTTATAACTTTACCTACGACTGAGATTGATAGTGTATTTAAATCTGTACTTAAGGTTGGTTTAGAGGTTCAACTAGAGTTTTTAAATATTTGGTTTTACGGACCAGCGGGGCTTAGCTCTGAGTTCTCAGACCTTTACGCTAAAACAAAACAAATTTCAGCAGATGATTATGTACGTTTTTATGAGAGTTATTTACCATTTGAGCTTTACTTTGCCTTCTTGTATGTCTTGTACAGTGACAACTTGTTCAACTGTATTCAAGAAGGTTTACCTGACTTCACAAGTGAGATTCCAAGACTTGAATTTGCTAAATTGGTAGAAAAGATTGCAGATTAGAATAGGTGGTTTAGACGGTTGGTATTTAAAATTGAACAAGAGCAGTTGCTGTGGAAAGTAGGAGAGTTCTTAGCAGAGCAAGGAAAACCATTAGGGTTTTTAAACTCTGAAGGTTTCAACCCTAGTTTCTCGGTATCTGGAACGCAATTAGAACTTTTAATTGCGAAAATGAGAGCGCAAGCTCTCCAAGACTTGCCTTTTGAAATTGGCTCTTCTAAGAAGTTTGAAGATTTACGCTTTGCTTTGTGGTTATTGGCTAACACTTATTGTTATGTAGTGACTTCACCACATAAGTCTAAGGAGTTGCAAGGTTTCAACTTGGGAAAACAAGATGTTCGTTTCGGTTCTTTGGCTTTGCCTTTGTTAGAAAGTGCAGTTGAAGTAACTGACCGACAAAAGACTAGTTTGAGTAAGATTTACAAGGATTTCGGAGACACTTTAAACCAAGGGTTACTTGCTTTCCCTACAATTAGTATGTCTAAAGGTAAACTATCCTTTCCTAGAAAAAAGGTTTCTTTCGTAGAAGGTGAGTACATGGTTCTTCCGGTATCCGTAGTAAACGGCTACGTTTCTAAGCTTAAAGAGAAGTCCAAACAAGGTATTGTAACCATTGATGCACACCGTGTAGGTGGGTCTTTAAGAGAGTTTAATATGACTGCGGACACTACGATAGCAGTTCAACTTTACACAGGCTCATTATTGCTGGAAGATTTTGAGACTGTAGGTTATTCTCTATCTGCTGCTTCGGTTTACCAAGAGAGTAAAGTGAAGATTATGAAAGGTCTTACTCGTTTACTCTTAACTTTCTACGACTTGGGAATTGCAGAAGGGGAGTACCCACAAAGACAGCTCTCACTTAGTCGTATCCGAGAAGTTCGCTACTTAGCTAAAGAGGAACAAGACAAGAAGATTAGACAGTTGAAACGTTACGCTCTCATGTCTGAAGACGCTATGGTTCGTCAAATTAACCACTTGGCGAAAGATTGGTCATTTGAGCGACAAACAGAGTTCTTGGTAGAGAGTTTAGCTCGATTAAAACGAGTGTCTGATGTAGATACAAGTGTAAGTAAGTTTGAGATTAAGTCTCTGATTGAGTTTCAAATGCGCTTTAGTGAGTGTATTGAGTATTACTCTACTGCCTATTTGAGAGTTGTGTACGACATGATTCAAGAAGAACCAGAGCGTTACAATTTTATCACAGGTCGAAATACAGATATGGCGAGCGTAAGCGGTGCGGTATCCTCAGATTTTGTGACTATTCCAGATACGCTTGAATTTTAGAAGTTAAGTTGAGGTTTTATTTTCATGGACAAAATAAAAGAATTATGGGACAAGAAAGGGGTAAGATACACCATTTTAGGTGTTCTTGCTCTTGTACTGTTACTATTTGGGGTAAGAGCTTGTAACCAAGCTAAGAAGTCGAATACAGAGACAAAAGCAAGTGAAGAGCAAGTAGACAAACCTAAGAACAAAAACGCAGGGCTGACTCCATTTGAGGAAGAACAAAAGCGTTTAATTCGTAAGTATGGTGAGGCAGGAGAAGGGTATTATTGGTCTGATGAAGGTACTCGTATGGCTTTAGGAGACCAAAACTTGTCTGAGACTGAGGTTTTGAGAACTTTCTTACGTTCTCTATCTACTTTGGACTTTGCAACTGCTCAGAAATATGCTTATAAAGACCAAGTATTGAAAACCTTAAATGGTTACTTCAAGTCAGATGCAGAGTTCACTTACTCCGAGTCCTTTAAAAAGGGGATGTATCAACAATTTCTACTTAGTTTAGAGATTGAGGGTATCGAGAATCAGGCGACTTTTGCGGATGATAAGAGTAGTGTAACGGTTAAATTGAAAGCCTTGGACTTGTCTAATAAAGATTTTTGGAAAGAGGATCGCGAAGGTCTTTTAAAAGGTATTTATTCGTATCGTAAAACTGAGGCAGATTCTACGAAGGCTAGAAACTTCTTGTATGAGTATGTAAGTAACTACTGGAAATCTGAATTAGCTCAGAAGAAAACCATTACAGTAAACATTACCTTGATGAAAACAGGAGCGGGTGGTTGGCTTGTTTCAAACGATATGGACTTAGACAACTACGCTAAGTACAGTGAGGGTGAAACGGTTATTAACAACATTCTGAAAGAATATGATGAAGAAATTTCTCGTAGACCGAAAGGTTTTGAAGATTCTACATTTGACCCAAGCACTCTCTTGAATAAGGACAAGAAGTCTCAGGTAAAACATGAGACGGAAGATAGCAGTAAGAAAGCAGGTTCTTAATGAGTGTAGAGAAAGTTTCAGACTATTTAGAGCGTAAAGCTAAAGCAACCTTTCGTAAAGGTTATGAAGAGGTTCTACCTCTAATTAAAGATGGTGACTCTGAGTCGCAACTTCGCACGGTTGGTTCGGTTGCTCGCACTGAAAATCTTATCGGTATCGGTACCAACAACCGAGCTGAAGGATTTCACTTTGAAGAAAAACACTTGAGTACAACTGAGAAGTATGAGCAACAAGCTCAACTTGCTTTCAACGAAGAGTACATGAAAAGAGCTGACGAAATTGATAAACTAAGAATTTCCGAAGCAGTTTCTCAGTTTGCAATAGGATTGCAAGAAGGTTCTACTAATGATTTTGCTACTATGATTCAAGAGCGAAAAGAGGAAACAAGCGGTATCTCTGAACTCCCACCGTCTAATAGTTTCAACATTCCTCAATATGATGAGGAAGAAGAGGAACCGACTGGAGGTTTGGAAGAAAATACTGACTCTGACTTTACTCTCGAAGACCCATATTCGGTAGAACTAGTGAAAGATGAATTGCAAGAGTTTTCGTTTTCAGATAGTTTCAAGTTTTGATTAGTTTAGGTGGTTAGTAAGTACATGTTTTATGAGAAAAATGATTTCAAAATCCTGTTAGGATCAAACGCTTTAGAAGGTTGTACTGACCTAAGAAGTGCTTGTAGACGTGGTTTTGACTTATATTTCAAAGGGATAAACGAGTTACAAAGTGTTGAAACTTACTCTTTGAAACAACTTCGATTTGTAAAATCAAGACAAAGTGATAACCAATTCGGTATCTCCTTTAAAGGCGCATTTCCTTTCTCTTTCTCAGTAGATATTGAGAAAGGTACGTTAACAGTCTCTCCTTTCCTTTTGTCTGATGATGTGTTAGCAAAAGTAAAAGAAGGTCATTATGTTCCCTTGGTTCAACTCTTTTTAAACGCATTTGCAGAGAAGGTTTGGGCTTACCACAATTTGGATTTGCTAAATGTTATGTTGGAGAAGTACAAACCAGTAGGTAGTCCTTATACTGTAAGATTTGTACTAAATAGTAAAGCAAAAGATAGGTTCTTATCTCGCTTTAGTGAAGACTTGATTGAATGGTGCGTTTTAGACGATTACCCTCAAACGCTCCAGAATATCCTCCCTCACGATTTAGATTCTCTAAAGGAATTTATACGCAAAAACTTTTACAATGGATTTGACGCTCTCTCAGAAGCTCTCAGAGGGCAGTCTACACTTTGGTCTGACTATTTAGCAGGTAGACCTCCAACTGGTGTTACTTACAATCCAATGCGCTTGGTTGGTGCGTTAGCTTTAGAGTTAGAGGAAACAGTTGAAAAACGTTGTCGTTTCTTATATTTGGAAAGTGAGAATGGGGAGATTACACTTTACCAACGTGAAGGTGAGGTTTATGTTGAGGTTCTTCGATTTGATAAGGAAACGGGAGAACTCGGTATCCTCGATAAGAGTTACACTTTAGGTTTCGACTCTACTGAGCAGAAGATGAAAAGAATTGAGGTGACTGTAGATGAGTCAGCGTAACTTTGGACAACATCGAGATAATAATGAAGGTGGTTGGAACGGGGTTCCTGATTGGGGTTCCCCTCAACAACCCCATCAGCAACCTTCACCACAAAGAGGTGGGTTTGGTTCTTCTGATTTTGGTTCTGAGACAACTAGTTCATTAGAGGAAGAACAAGGATTCAATTCACGTGGGGGTTTTGAACCTCAAGGTCAAAGGGGGAGTGGTTTCGGTTATGAACAACCTCAACAACCTTACCCAAATGAGTTCCAACAACAAGGCTTTAACCAAGGTCAAAACGAAGGTTGGGGTTCACAACCAAATCAAGGGTTTGAACCTAATGGATTTAGCCAAAACCCTCAAGGGTATCCCCAAAATCAGTTCGACTCCAACCACTATGACCAATATGGTCAAATGGAAAATAGTGCAAGCGCACACCCAGTTAAGAAGAAATGGTCTCCTTGGTCTATTGGTTTAACTGTTGTCATTGTGGCAGTCTTACTCCTTGGTATTATGGTTTTTGTAGCAAATAAGGCGAAACAAAACCCTTCAAGTGAGTTGAAAAACAAGGTTACACAAGTAGAAAAAGGTGCTACAGATAAGAAGTCAGCGGCATCCGACAGTGACCGTATTTTCCCGGAAGGTTCTCCGAAGAAAGAAGAGAAAACTTCTAGCTCAACTTCTGCAGAAGAAAAACCTAAAGAGAAAGCTGAGAACTTAGGTGGTAGTGAAAGTAAACCAACCACTTCAAATACTCAAAACTTAGATGGTGCAAAAGTTTCGTCTGAGGTCTTAGTTGCTAAAGGCGTTGTAAAAGAATTACATTTAGAAGGCAATTCCGACTTAGCTGCTACCTATAAAGCAGTCTTATCTGTTGGCTCAACTACCATCTCGGTATCCCTTAATTTCGATACCGCAAGCCAACTAAAAATAGGCGACACTGTAACTGTTCGTTACCGTAAATTATCTGATGTAGATAAGGTTGTTATTGAATCTGTCACAAAATAAGAAAAAAGTCAGGAGGGTATCTATTTATCTCTTGACTTTTATTTATTGGCATGCTATACTAATTTTAGAATTTTTCAGAAAGATACGAGGTCAGCTAAAGCATGGTTAGAATGTTGAATTTAGGAAACAGTCCTAAAATGCCAGAGAAAGAAAAGAAAACCCAAACACTTTCAGATGCACTGGGTCAAGAAACTGCTAAACCGACTGCACCTATTCATAAAGTTCCTACAGTTGAAGTTCAACCAAATGGAGAACAAGAAGGTGTAGTAGAGCCACTAAGTCGAGTAGTAGGGGAAAAAGTAGGAAAACCAGTTACAGTAACACCTACTGAAAAACCAAAAGCAAAAGAAGAAAAACCGACTACTACAACCCCAACTACTGAGGGTGATGATAATGCTCCAAGAGCAGGTGGTATTTCTCTAGTAGGTATTATTCAGTCCAATGTAGACAAAGTTCGAGTATTTAAACGTGGTGTGTACTATGATGCAACACGTGTCGTAGGTTACATTTTACGAAACGATGGAGTTGAAGAACTTGAAGTATTTGATGATGTTCTAGTACCACAAGCAAAACCAAGTACAGTTTATCAACCAAACACAAGTTTGTTGTCTACTGCGGAAGATTTAAAATCTGTACCTAAAGTTCCATTTGCGATTGGGGAAACACGTGTATTCACAAAACCGGCTTTGCTTGCTTTGAATGAGTCTTGTAAAGAAATCGGTTCTCGTTTGGGTATCGGTGAAGCTCAACCAGTCGTTGTAAGTCAGTTGATGGACTTGCACCCAGAGTTGACAGAAGAGGTAGCTACTGAAATTGCAAAAGACTTTAAATTTGCTATTCAAGTTCGTGATGCTCGTGGAGAAGGTATTTTGGTTCCTGACCACCCAGAGGGTTTATTCAGTCGTTTGTCTGTAGCGATTGGTCTTGCGCTTTCGACTGAGACTTTGAAAGAAGAAGTTGCTCGTCAGTTGTTGAAACACAAATTGGTAACAGATAAAACACCAGAAGAGTTGTTATTGATGTTGAAAGATCGTCTCAACTTGGCTCTTCCACAAGGTTTATTACTCCCAGTAGATTTGTTTGAAGAAGTTTATGAGGTTAAAGGCGCTCGTAGAGCAGTTAAAGGTTCTAAGGTTAAACCTGAATTTGAGCGTATTTTCGGTGTGTACAATGAGTATAATCAACCAAAATCAAAACGCACACAAAGAACTCAAACTCCTAAGTCTGACAAAGAAACCAAAGGTTCAATCAAACCATCGGTATCCTCACAAGTCAACTTGGCGAATTACTTTGCGCATTATACTCAAGGGAAATAATTTAGAATTAAGAAACGCACCATTTTGGTGCGTTTTATGTTTGTCATCAAACCTATCAATCTACTACCACTATTGACTTTTAAACCTTTTTATGATATAATTAACTCACTAAATAAACTTAATTGAAAGTGAGGAATTTTCTATGGCAAAAAGACCAAAGAAGAAAAAAGCAGGAAATAAGACTCCTAAAACCGGTATTGTCTACACACCTTTTTCTATGGTTCGTAGAGTAAATGATTTATCGAAGTTAGAAGGGAAAGCAGAGCGTACCTCTTTTGAGATGCAAACTCACGGTATGATTACTGCCTTTGAATTTTTGAATTTGTGGAAGAGTGGAGAAATTGATACGACTGCTTCAAGTCGTATTGGCTTGCAACCTTATTTAAACCATTATGTGGGAGTAGCAGGGCGAATTACAGATGTCCGAAAGAGCAAAGACGGGGTATCCCTCTTGATTTTAGACCCCTCGTTAGTTGGTACGTTTGGAGTCCGAACAAAGTCTGAGGTAAAACAGTTAGTCAAAGAAGCAGGAGGGAAAGACAGTAAGTATTTTCAAGATATACCAAATCAACCTATTTTCTCAAGTCATGTGTGGTTGTTCTTACCAGAGGTTGACGCTTCCTTGTGTAAAGATACGGCTTTGTATTTAGGTTCTGTGATTACATTCTATGCAAAGGTTGAATTATATAAAGGTCGTGTGTCTACTTCACACTCTAATAGAGCGCCTAAATACGGTCTAGGCTCAATTATTTTGAATAATAGTTATATGCCTTATATGGTGCAAAGAATGAACGAGGACAACTTTAAACCAGCTCGTAGTGGTCGTAAAGTTCAGATGATGTTTGGTAATTACAGACTTGGTACAACCAACGACTTTGACTTGCGTTACGCAGTTGCTTTGATTGAAAAATCCAAGGTTGAGCCTTATGTCGATTGGTATTTCCAAATTCGCAACCTCAGTCAAAAAGCTCATTGGAATTGGATTTACCACTTTATGATGGATTGTGACCCAGAAGTTGAGAAAGGTTTAACTAAGTATGGAAATTTCAAACCTCTGATGATTAAAAACAAAGTAGGCTTACCTATGGAGTTAGAAGCTCTTAAGTACAGAAAGCAGCTAAGAGATAAAGTGGTATCTGAAGGTCTCGTAGACTCTTATGATAAACCTACTGATGAACTAGATTTATTTTGCAACTTCTCAGATTGTCTTGAACATTTGGAGAAGTTAGGTTTTAAGGACATTCCAGTAAAAGATACGCTTTAAATTATAGATTTTTAGATGAAATTCCAATAAGGTACTTGACAAAGTACCTTATTTTTGATATAATAAAGAAAGTTAAATGGATAAAAGAAAAAGGAGATAAACCAATGAATAACATAGTGTATATGACTGAGGATCAAGAGCGTAGCAACCGATTAGAAGTTGAAAGCAACTTAGCAAACCTCTTTAGAGAGCGAGTAGAAACGAAAGGAAAACAAGTTCGTTCGCTCTGTCGAAACATTGCCCTTTGGGTTACTTTAGGGGTATCCACATGGTTTCTTGCTGATATGGGGTTAAAGCTTTATGAACAACAGTTGATGAACTCAACTTATACCATTCGATTTTTAATTTCTGCATTAAACTTGTTAGTGTTCTTAGGTGGTTTCTCTGTTATGTATTTTACAATGTATCATTTGAGCCACACTCTCGTAGGTTTCCGCCTATTCAACCGTGGTGAGTATTATGAGCGCAAAGACTCAACACACTTGCCTTTGTTTGATAAGATTGAGCGTGGGTATTACACTGATATGTACTTCCAATCAAATGGGTATATTTCTAAGGTGTCCGTACCAAATCACTATGCAAATCGCTTTGAATTAGGTGCTAGTGTTCCAGTAGATGTTGCAATTTTGATGTACAAACAATCAGGTCGAGTTCGCTTGGTAACAAACTGCGTTGGTTCACGTGCCAACAATGAACAAGAGTTTCAAGAAACTTTATGGAGACACAATGGTAATTTAAAAGCTCCACAACAAGCATTGGCAGGTTCGGTATCCACTCCTCAAAAACAAATCGGAATGAACTAGAATTTTTGCATTGCATAAACGAATATTTTATGGTAATATAGTTTAGCATTCCGAAAGGGATGTCTAATCGTCTAAACTGCGGGGAGATAGTAGGGTTTACCTACTATTTTCTTTTCTTTTTGTTTAGTTTATCTTATTTGCTCCAAAATATTGCTATTTACAACAATTTGTGGTATAATAAAGAAAATTAGAAACGAGGTATTTTTCAAATGACTTTATTAAATGCACGTCCTTACCCAGTAGGCAAACAAACCACTTTGTTTTATATTGATGAACATTACAAAGTTCAGCCTTTTACAGTAACAAAAGAAATGGTAGAAAGTGGTTCTGTAAGACTTCCTAAATTGCCTTATGATAAAGCAGATTATGAGTTGTATATCAAAGAGGGACAAGTCTTCACAGACCACTTTGATGGAGTTATTGTAACCTATACTGAGAAAGAAACAGGCGAGGTTCATGAGCCTTTTGCTTGTGGTTTTCTATCTTGGGAGTTGAGAGATATTTTCCCTAAATTGGGTAAGATTTTGAGAGAGAAGATTAAGCAAGACAATAAAGAGAGGTATCCTCTCATTCGCTTTGTAGCTGCGAAAACTTCTGAAGTGTTGACTGAGTTTCCGTATGAGAACTATTACAAAGAAAACTTTGCCTTGAATGAAATGGGTAAATATATGGCAAATGGTCATTTAGACCTTCTAGTTCAAACTTATGACAAAGAAACAGATGAATGGATTCCATTTGAATTGAAACGGTTGGACTATTGGAAAGCTTTAGAAGATACAAAAGCGCAAGTACAAGAAGAAGTACAACGTTGGAAAGAAGACTTGTAAAATGGCAGAAAATTTTGCAACAAAATACAGGTCAAAAGATGTAGACCGCTATATAGGAAATGAATTAGCAGTTCAAAAACTTTTGAATCGCTTTTCTTCCAAAGACGGAGAAGACTATCCAGCTTGTGTGATGATTTCAGGAGCAAGCGGTTGTGGTAAGACTACAATGGCTCGTATGTCAACTAAATTAGTCCTTTGTGAGAATAAGCAAATCCGTAAGTGGAAGAACAGAGATTATTTGTTACCTTGCAACCGATGTAAAATGTGTCAAGATTTGAATGAATACATTGAGACTGCAGATGCTACAAAGCTCTTTTCGGTAAAAGAATTAGACTCTTCTAAAACAGGGAACGTAGATGCAGTACGACAATTTGTAGAGTCTGCTTCTATGCCTAAGCTATTTGCGGGGTATTCTATCTTTATCTTTGATGAGTGTCACTTGATTTCTAAAGCAGGTCAAGAAAGTATGTTGAAGTTTACCGAGGATGCCCCACCTAAGTCTATATTTTTCTTCTGTACCACTGACCCTCAAAAGATGATTGAACCGTTACAAACTCGTATGGACTTAAAGATTGTAATTGAGTTACCTAGTGTGGCAGATAATGTGAACCTTATGACTTGGGTATCAAACGAAGAAGGTTTCGCTTTTGAGAAACCGGCTTTAGAGTTAATTGCAGTTCGTTCAAATTGTGTCTTTCGTCAATCCTTGAAACAACTAGAGAACGTTTACCGTTCTTATGGTTCAGTTCGCTACGATGATGTTGTTAAGGTTCTTGATGTAAATAAAAATAGAGGTCTTTATTTTGATTTCTTAGAGTTTCTAAGAACAAAGAATACGGTTCTTTATACAAAGACTGTACATACTGCTATGTTGGAAGTTGGGTTGAAGAACTTTGTTGAGGGTCTGAGAGAGTTTGTGAAGCGAGGTCTTTATATTTCATTAGGTCTTCATGTATTAGGAATTACCAAAAATGAATTGAAGTTGTACAAGGACTTATTTGACAAGTTCAACAATGAAGAAATCTTAGCTCTCTTGGAGTTCTTGAACAACTTAGGACGAGGAGATATTGAAACCCAATTACTCCTCCTTGGGTATCGTGGGCTTCTTGCTCCTCAACTATCTACTCAATCAAATTCACTTGTAGGCGTTGAAGTTAATGAAATTAAAGGCAACGAAAGAGTTTTGGAGAGCAAACAAATGGCTCAAAAACATAAGGAAGACAAAGCAGCACACCATGAAAACACGGTTGCAAAAGCGCAGTTGGATTTAAAACCGATGTCAGCAGACCAAATGGTTGATATGTTTGATAGTTTGTAATAAACTAAAGTAAGGTAGACTTTAATTAAAGAAAGTAGGTAAAAATGGCAAAACAACTATTCAAAAAACGTTACACAAAGAAGTTTGCAGAAACTTATGAAGTTCCTACTTCAAAACCTGATTATAGGCTTTTGATTGTACTTTACCCTTTACAGAAAGGTGACCCTTTCTATGATGAGGATATTGTAGCGATTGATAAGTTAGATAAAAAAGGTTTCTTTGTGACAGTATACCCTTACAAAAACTTAGAAGAACGCAAACTTTTGCTAAATGGTTTAGTTAAAAATCAGTCTTTGTGGCAGGAGGTTGAGTTATGATGCATTTATCTGAGTTCCCTCCTACTTATTTGACCGACCATTTAGCTCATGACATAAGTAGATGTTATGATTTAACAAGAAACAGACTGTTGATTCGAGTTAATATGGCTTGGTTGCTTGAGATTCAGATTAAGAAAGTAATGGCTTACCATAACCCAACAAAGTTTAGCAAAACTAAAGGTTCTCATAATGTTTTACGTTCAATCTTTAAACTACAAGAGGTGATACCTGAATTACAAGACTTTATTGATAATATGTATTTAGAGTCCTTGAATTTACAACGACTTGGTGCTATTCAAACTTTCGATTATGTTAGTGCTCGTTATAAATGTGCATCAGAAGTATTCGATTCTGACCTACCTTACGTTGAAGATATGTTTGAATTATACTGGATATTGTCAAACCACACACGAGACTTGAACATACTATAAAGAAAGCGAGAAAAACAAATGTCAAAAGAAGTAGTAGTATTTACAAAGCGCCCAGAAGATGGAGTTTGTCCTGGATGTAAGATGTTGAAGCGTAAGCTCGACTCAGAGGGTATCCCGTACAAGGAAATTCCTTACGACCCAGACAATGAAGAACACGTTCGTATTGTGAAAGGTGCTAAATTTAGCGCTCTTCCAGTAACTTTCCCTAATGGGTTGGACGACCCTTCGTCTGCTTTTAGTGGGTTTGCACCTAATAAAGTAGCAGAAATCAAGCGTAACTTGGCTTTGTAAGAAAATGGCAAGAGATGTTGGCAAACATCTCTTCTTTTTTGTTAAGAAATGCTTGTCAAGTAAAAAGTTTTTTGATAAAATAAACAAAATAAAGAGAAAGTTGGTGCGAGTTTTGGGTAAAATTTCAGATTTAGTCCTAAACCGAGACTTTAGAGGGAGAAAATTTGCTTTAGAAAGTATTGTCTTTCTAAACACGTTAGCCCTCCTACCTACAACTGCTTTTGCAAATACAGATTCGTTAGGTGGGGTGCCCGACTCTTCATCAGCGGTATCCGATGCAGTTGACACGACAAATACAATTACACGTGAGCAAGCTAACAACATTTTGCAGAATGTAAGAGACGCCATTCCAGAGCCTTCAAAAGACCGTGCATTAGATCAGATTAACAAAGCGGTCAATACAAGTAGAGATTCTAGTTGGGATATGGCGATGGATGCTCTAGCTCCAGTAGGTTATGGGTTGATGTTCCTAGCCAATATTTTATGGGGTCTTGCGACTTTTGGGTATTTCTTCCAAACTTCTGTAGATGTACTTTGTTTGGTATGGTCTGGTCCCCGTGAATATTTCATGAACAAACTACCGAGTCAAGACCAAGGTTTTAGTTTGAAAGGTTTCATTGGTTCTTTCTTCACTTTGTCTTATGACGCTCGTCAAATCATTGAGAGTGCAGGGTTGAGTACAGGTTCTCAACAAATGCAAGGTGCAGGTGGTATGGGTATGAACCGTGGCGGCATGGGTATGGGTGCTCCAATGGGTTCCCCTATGGGTGGCATGGGTTCTCCGATGGGCATGAACCGTGGAATGGGCATGGGTGGAATGAACCAAGGAATGCAGAACAAACCTATGGTTTCAACAGGTAACTTGTTGAGTCGTTATGTGTCACTTCACATGAAAACTTTAGTTGCTCTAGGTGTTGCCTTTGTAATCTTTGGAACATCCTTTGCGACTGAGTTTCAAGGTCAAGCGGTATCCCTAATTGTCGCCTTGATTAAAGGTGCTTGGAACTTGCTTTTACAAGGGTTTAACTTTATTTCAGGACATGGATAAGAAGGTGAGTTCATGGCTTTCTTAGACTTAAAAATATTTAACAATTTAAAGAACAGTGGAGATTCAAGGTTTGGTGGACATCACGCTCACTTAATGAAAAGGCGCTTGGAAGCTGATTTATTGGAGTTAGCTGAAAAGACTTTGAAAGGTCGAGTAACACATTGTTGCATTGAGGTGTCAGACCAAGAATTACCTTTAATGTTGGAGGTCTTATCGAACCCTACGGTTCAATCTCGACTTCAATTCCAACAACAAGAAATACCAACACAGTTCTTAATTGGATTTAGAAACTTGACTGTTTTCTAAATTTCAAGTTTGCAGTTTAGTAAGGTGAGGTTCAGTTCGCATGAGTACAAAGGCTCGGTTGCCTTATGTAGAGGTTATAAAAGAAGTAAGTAAATTAGTTCATTTGAAGTATGAAACGGTAGACAATATTGTTTCATACTATAGAGAAGTTTGCTTTGACGCTATTACTAAAGGGTATTCCTTTGATGTGTTCGAAGGGTTGTTCATGAAAGTAACGGTTTCAAAAGACCAAGCTCGGAAAGTGCTACCTCAGACTTATTTGTTAAAACGAGTGAGTGAGTCTTTAGACTTGTCACTCACAGTTGTACAATCGGTGCTACAAAAGTTCCAAGAGTTGACTTATCAAGAAGTTGCAAAAGGTTCAGCGGTATCCTACATTAACTTAATTTCCTTTAACCCAAGCGCCACAAGGTCTTGGAATAAGGTAAAAGTAGGTTCAGCAGTTTTAACACTTAAGAAACAGGTAGGAGTACAAGTTCGTTTGGTTTGTACCAAAGACTTTAAAGAATTAGTGGGGAAATAACCTATGGAGGGGAAGACTCACAGATTAGGTGGTACGGTGTGTGCAATGGCTGGGTTCATAACTTTAAAGGACTCAGGTTACTTAATACAAAGTGATTTGGTTTCTCCAGCGTTACAGTTCTTGGTCATTTACACAGCGGGGATTTATGGTGGTATGTGGTCGGATAACGACCACCATTGGGATTCGAGTCCATTAAAAGACCCGGCTTCTTGGTTACAAAATAAGGTCTTGCATATTGCAAACACGCCTTATAAGAAGTTAGATGAGAGATTAAGTAGCAAACAGAAGAAAAGCTCTGTTCTGTATAAAACTTTGAAATTCATGAGGTGTATCCATCGCTCGTGGCAAACACATAGTGAGTTTACACTTCTCATGATATTGTGGCTGATGTTCAGTCCAACTTTCTTAGGATTTACAGGACGTTTTGACCCTCTGTTATGGTTACTAATAGTCACAGGGTTTGGACTTGGGGTGATTTCCCATTTAGTGTTAGATATGTTGACTACGGAGGGAATTCGTTTCGCTCTTGGTGTTTTCATCAAAATATTCTTTCCAAACATTCCTATGTTCACAACTATTCGTTTGGTGCCCGGTATCTCAACCTTCAAAACAGGTTCGGAGTGGGAGATGGCGATACGAAAAGCTTTGTCTATCATACAATATGGTATGTTAGCTTTGGTCTTGTTGGACTTAGGAGGGATTTCTATCTTACACTATTTTAGTTGAGGGTATTTTCGTACACCTCAAACCGTTGTCTTATAGTTATTGGAAGTAGCAATAAGAGAGCAGAACGAAAGTTGTTTCGTATTGTAGTAGGATAAACTAATAAAAATAAAAGGTAAAGTTGCTCCAACAACTTTAACCAGATTTGAGGTTTATCTATGAACATTTCTAAAACAGCAAGAGGAATTCTTGCAACAGTTCTAATGTCTGCTAGTTTAGTAGGCGCAGGTTATATGTCTGAAGTGAGTGGTGTCACAAACTTCACTGATATTGCAGAAGTACACGCTTTGGGTGGTTCTGATGCAAATGCTAGTTCAGAGTCTATGAGTCGACTTCAAGAGAAGGTTTACGATGAGGTTTCAGGAAACACTTATCGTACAACTACAGGTGATGGTCTCACTGGTTCTAAGATTTATAACCAAAAAGGTGAAGTTACAAGTAACTTTGACAAATTGACTGAGGGTGACAAAAACAAGGTCATTCAAGACATCAATAGAGCAGTTAAAAAGACTGCTGACAGAGATGCGACAGCGATTGAGTCAGGTGAAGCTACAAATAACGCAGTCACAAAAGGTACTGTTAACAAATTCTGGAAAGACATGAGAGAAGTTCGTAAGTCTACGGCAGGGTATCTCATTTCTGTCGCAACTGCTGATGTAGCTGCTGACTGGGATGCTGCTTCAAATTTCTTGGCTCCGTTCTATCCATTCTTTAACAGTGCGATTGCGGTATTCTTGATTTTAGCTTCATTCTCATTCTTTATCCATTTGGCGATTGCAGTGTTCTACTTCATGACTCCTTCATTCCAGTATTTTGTAAAAGATGCTGAGAGTGCTAAAGGTGCGAGGGGTTATATTGCAAGCATTATTCCGAAACAAGCGGTTACTGCCAACGACCAAGCTTTGGATAAAGGTGGAAACCCACTTCTTATTTACATTGGTAAAACTTGGGTAATGATGCTCGCTTATGCGTTAATCTTGATTTTCTTCGCAACCAACTCTATGTTGGTCTTGGTCGGCCCGATTTCAACACTTTTTGCATCCCTTGTTGGATTGTAATTGGTCGATTCGTCAGAAAAGAGGTTATAAATGGCACAGTTAAAATTCGTCAGAGTTTTACAAGTAGCCTTGTTATCCTTAGTAGTGAGTTTGGGGTTGTGGGGTTTTTCTTCACCCAACTCCAATCTTTTGGTAGATGTCGTACAAGCTAGAGCGAAGTTTGATGCAACTACTGTGAGCGAGAATAGTATGCCTTTTGTCATTGTAGACAGTGAAGCAGGGGTGTCCTCAGTTGTTGATAACATCAATAATGAGATTAGAGTACAGTTAGTTGTACGTTCAGATCAAGTATCTGACGGTTGGAAGTTTGTTTACTACAACAGTAGTAAAAAGCGAGTTTCGATTGACCGTAAGAACTTTTTGGAATATCCTATGAATACTCGTCAGAAAATCATGGATATAGCTTTGAGTAACTTGAAAGATGACCGTTCAGGGGGGTTATCTGCAAGAGATAGAGCAAGGCTCTATAAATTTGTAGAAGACCAAGATACGAATATTTCAAGTGTTCTACAAGCAGTTAACTCTGATGTAACGGCTGACTTAAATGAAGCACAAAACATTTTGAAATTCTTTACAAGTCCATTAGGTACTTTGTTGGGTATTCTTACAATTTTGATTTGTGCAACAGTTGGTATCTCTATGGCGATGGATGTTTTCGCAATGATGACTCCAAGTTTGATGTATCACTTTATGAAGAAAGGAGACAAGCGCCCTGTGTTGATTTCACCTGAAGCTTGGTTCTCTTATAAAGATGGTATTTCAAAAGGTGCGCACTCAAATTACATGATAACGTACTTGTCTCGCTCTGTTCCAAAATTAGTGGTAACAGGTGCTTGTTTAGCCTACATTATGATTGGTAATGCCACGGCTCTTGCGATATTCTTTGCCAATCTATTTAACCGATAAGTTGTTTTCTTGGAGCTTATCGTTAATTGGTAAGTTTCATTGCAAGCAACTAGGGAGCCTCGGTATCGTTGGGTACTGAGGTTTCTTTTTTCAAGAAAGGAATCTTTAAATTCATGTTCGGACAGAAGAAGATTAAAGATAAACAAATTAAATTAAAGGAAACAAGCAAGTTCTCACGTTTTGTAGACTCGTTGCGCGAGGGTTCGATTTTGTTCTTTGGGGGAAAATCGGTAGATAAAAGAAAATCAACGAGTCAGTTTGTTCCAATGACTTTGGAGCAAGTAGTAGTTGAAAATAGAAGAAAGAAAGTCAGAAGTTTTGTAGGTAAGACTGTAACTTTGGTTTCGGTATCCTTACTTCTCGGTTCGATTGCTTTGCAAGTAGGTAGTTCAGTTTTAGGTTTAAAAGCTGATTATACTACTGCTTATGCTGAGAACAAACAAGGTCAGAAAAGTTCTGCCTTAGAGCGATCTATTGACCAATTAAAGATTGCAGCAGGTGAAGCTGATGGTTCTTTATCCGGTGGAGCAAAGGGACTCTCCCCGGCAGAGGTTAAAACAGTAGGGTTCTTTATCTCTAACTGGTACTCACCGTTTACAACACGTGTTTCTATAAATGGTAATACTGTTGGGGATGCTCAATCTGACATTCAAACCATTTTAAGAACTCACGCTGGTTTAGCTGATGATCCAGCAGGGGAGTTAGCGAAACTAGTTGCTAACTTAGGTGCTAAAACTTCTGAACCTTTGTACTTAGCTAAGTCAGATGATAATGGTCAAACTTGGAAGTCATTACAAACAAAAGCTACTTACTTTGAAGTGTTATTTGGTTCTGTAGGGTTATGGTCTAAGTCGTTATTAACCACAGATGATGAAGTTTCTCTTAAAAATCGTTATGAGTATAATGTAGATAAAGGTACTTTATTAGGGTTAGTTAGGGAAAGTAAAGCTAAAGAGTCTGACTTAAAACGACAAGAAATTGTCTATGAGTGGAATCCAGACCCTAGTGGTACCCCTACGGTATCCCAAGCTACTTTTTATACAAACTTTGCTTCAGTTGATGCCTCTAAGAGTTGGGGTTCTAATGTTTTGACTTTAGATGGGTCAGATAGTAAGATTGTAGACTTGTTAAAGTCAAATGATAGACATTTAGCTGAGAAATTGAATGCTTACTTAAACGGGTTTGATTATGAGGAACGTGGTGCTTTACCGGCTGCTATGAAAACAAAGAACCAAGGTTCTTTGAAACCGTTCTATGATAGCTCTATCTACTCAGCAGGTATGTATACTGATGGTTTTGGTAATTTAATTTCAGAAACAGGTTCAGACCAAAGAGGTGCTTATGTTGTGATTCCAGCTTCGCAAAACCCTATGATGTATGCTAAGAAGATAAACGATACAACAAATAGTTCAACTGCATCCAGTAATGACAAAGAGAATAACAAGAACAAAGATTCCAACAAAGATTCCAATAAAGAGAAAGATAAAAAGGTTGATATTAAAAGTTCTAGTGTAGACGAGAAGATGTCTGAGATTTATAACAACACGAATACTGGTGTGGGTCGTCAGATTTCGATTAACAACCTTAATAACTTAGCTCTTTTAAAAGGTAAAGGGTATCTTTCAGTAGACGGATCAAATGCAACTTTAGGTGGTTCTGTTGACCGTAAACTGCGATTTTATTCGGCTATTGCAAATGATTCAGTAGTAGCAGGAAAAGAGTCAGCAGATACTTCTGGTTGGGGTTGGTCAGTTGACTTTTATAACTTTAATGATTTAGGTGCGGTATTACAAGGTGCATTGAATACTCAGTGGTTAGTTCGTAACGGTAATGAGTCAACAACTTTGACTAAAGATGGGTCTATTTTCCATAGCGGTTCAAATGTTGAGGGTTACAATTTTGGGTCTTCCTACTCTGAAATTCGTTCAGGTTCTACTGATTACGCATTGCCTCAAGGTTATTTAACTGGGTTTTTCCCTGTATTTGGGGATTCAAGAACGATGTTTGACTTAACTAAAAATGTACCTGGTGCAGATGCATGGGTTTCTATGAACGCGAAACCTTTCTCAGATGACTCTTATAAATTTAAATCAAATATGTCACTTACAAAACCAGTAATTGATGAGATTATTAGTTTTGATGATAAGGGGTTTGCAAGCGGTAACGATAAGTTCAAGAAGTTAGGTGACAACGGTACTTTATTAGTAGGTAAAGCTCAAGATATTCCATTACAGTCTTCTCGCTTAGACAGTAGTGGGTATTGGGTGGGACAAGGTTCAAAAGGGGCTTTAGTTGATACAGCAGGTGAAGCTCCGAAAGATACTGCTGACAAAAAATACGCTATCAACTTATACGCTTCAACTGTACTTGTTCGTGCTAATCCTCTCAATAAAGACATTCCTTATGTTATTAACTTAGATAACTCTTCTGTTATTGATGAAGATGCATTGAAGGCAGCTTCTGAGGGTGATGAGGAAGATTTAGATCATGTATTGAAAAATATGGCTTACTTCATGTTGAACCCAACTAAAGGGCGTGAGTACAAACAACGTTGGTCTAAAACCTTTATGAACCAAACAATGTTGAGTTCATTGCAAGATATGGTTGGTGCAAACACAGCTTCTAGTTACTCAGGTACAACTCGTTATTTGGAGTTAACTGGTTTTGCAACTATTCCTAAGATGAATGAGATTAAGTTTACAGATTACTTGTATTCTAAATTCTCTTCTTGGGGTGTCACTATTCTGATTGTAGCTTCTTTCTTGATGTTAGTATTCTTATTCGTAGGTCAAATCCGAGTGGTACCAGCAGTTCTTTCTATTTTAGCCTTTGGGTATCTTTTGTACAGTCCACCTAAGATGATTGATGCTTCAACTCATTTGACTAATCAGATAAATTCTTATTTCTTCAAAGATAAGTTTATGTTTTGGGTTATGGCGACACACCAAAACTATTCTGACTCGGTAGCACAACTTCAAAAAGCTGCTGAAACTGGGAACTACGATAACTACACTGCCTTACTAGTGAAACTACAAGGTGGTTGGGGTGGTTCTGAAAACGAAGGAGAAACAGATGTATATGAGTGGCAACAAACTCTTGGTGCATCGGTTAAAGTTCGTTGGATGGCTCCTAAGAAAGATGGTTACATTCAACAAGTTAAACGTGACTTAAAACAAGTCACTTCAAATAGTGTTAATGAAGCAAACAAAGATAAAAAGCAAGGTGAGTAGGAGGTTCTGAGCTTTATGATAACAACTAAAAAGATGAAGCAGTGGACTTTGGTAGGGGTATCCCTTGGGGTAATCCTCGCTCCTAGCTTTCTATCCAGTTTAAGTGTCCTTAGTCCGAGCATTGTTTATGCGGAGGAGAGTAAGGACATAGATAAAGACAAGAAAGATAAAGAGAAGAAGAAAGACAACGGAGAGAAGAGAAAAGATAATGATGCAAGTGGAAAGAACTTGATTGATTCTCCTTTGACTTCGGCTTTGCTTTCCAATGGTTTGTCGAATGAAGATTACACAGGGTTAGATACAAATTACCTGTACAGAGGGTATCCCGACATTGCCGACTATTCTCGTATGTATTATGGGAATATTATGGGTGATAATATCTCAACAAATGGTGCGATTGTATTTAACATTGGTTCATGGTCTGAGGGTCTTGCAACTATGTTCCCTCAAACGGATAAGACCTTAAATGTTTCAAACTCTGTAACTCCATCTGATATTCGCTCTTCTATGCAAGAGTATTTGAGTTTGGAGAGTTCAGACAAACCAAACCATCAAACTTTGTTACAACGGTCTAAACTTGGGTTTATCAATGACCGTAAAGGAACGTCTTCAACAGGTTCGGTTGATACAAAGACTATGAAACGGATTTTCGCTCCGATTTCGTCAAATACGATTGCAAAGGTTTCAACACAAGATTTGAGCCAAGTGAAAGTAGGAGATGAAGTAGGTTTGAATGAAGATTACTTCATTCTATCTAAGCGAAACTTCAATAACCATAAAGAGACATTGCAAGACCAAATGGCGAAAACCAACAAGTCTACAACTGGAACGGCAATTCCTCAAGAGGATGCGGTATCTTTGTCTGCTTTTGCTCTTTATACAGAATCTCCATTCTATTACTTATCTTGGGGGCTTTACGATAATGGTTTAAGTACCAAAGCAGGTTCAAGTGGTGAGTTTAAGAAAATGATGTTAGAAAAGAATGACTCATATTTCTACAACTACCAAATGGAAGCAGGTAAACCAGGTTATGGAGCTATGAAAGACTTCCTAGACTTTGGTTCTCTATTTACTGTAACTATTCCTTACTTACGTGAAGCCAACAAAACCTTGTTGCAGTGGAGTGATACTTACGGTACAAAACCATACGCAGGTTATGGAACAAAACGTACAGAGCTTGATGCGATTACGGATAAAGAGTCTGAAGCTTACTATAAGACTTGGTTCAACTACTCATCAGATAACGCCTATAGAACTTACACTGCTTGGGTTGATTACTTGTATGAGTTAGACATTGCAAAACCTGAAACGATTGAATACGCTGGTCAAAAGCAAGTGGTATCTGAGCCAATGAACCCGGCTGCTTATACTATTCGTCCGATGGTATTTTCAGAGAGTGAAATGCTATACTATGGTTTGAAAGAGTCTGATTTAACACAGGTTGAGAAGAAACTTCAAGAGGTAGCGAAAGAAGTTCGTAATGATTGGTTAAATGTTATGAACTATTACACTCTTGATGATGTGGTGCTAAATACTGCAAGTGCTATGATTGCGACATTTGATTTCAACCGTATCTTTTCTCAAACTGGGTTCAACCAACGCCAAGTAGTTTTTGAACCTCAAGGATTTGAATTGAAAGCTTTTGGTTGGGATGCTTTCCTTCGTATGATTTTGCAAAATGCGACAGGTGAGAGTTTGGTGTATAACCAAACTTTGAAGTCGGACATTTATGAGATTGTAGCTGAGAAAGATGGGTTTGTAACACTCTTCATGATGTGGTTCAACTCCTTTGTAGTAGTATACTTGGTACCAACTCTATTGATTTTAATTTTGTGTTGCTTACCTATTGCTATGATGCTTTCGGTATTCGCGTCCTTTATTCGTCAAGATAAAACATTAGTTAAGTCTTTTGCTACAGAGTGTATGTTACCGTTCTTACTTGTTTTAGGTGTAAACATTATGTTAGCCTTCACTGTTTCTATTCTTATGGGAGATGGTGGAAATCAACTTGTAACAGGTAATTTAGGTAAGAGTCAGTCCTTTAATTCTCCACGTTCCACTATGGGGGTTTTAATTGCAGTTACTTTAGTTGCTTGTGCTTTGTATTGGGTCGCAGTAGCGAACTTGTTTAAAGGTCTTTATAGAAATGCTCGTATTGTTTCTATCCCAGTGAAAGCTGGTGTACAGATGGCTGCAAGTTTAGTTGTTGGAAACTTAGAGAAAGTGAAGAATATTGCTAGTGGGGTAGATTCTTCGGTATCTAGTGCTTCAAATAGTCGAGTTCGTGATGCTGTAGGTAATGCGACAAGTTCTGCATCGGACTTTACTCGTCGGAACTTAGGTGGTGCAGGTTCTAGGTTTAAACGAATGTTTGGGCGAAATAGAAGTTCTAAACGTACACAGTCTTCGGCTTCTAAACAAGCGGATACTGAGGTAGCTAAAGAACTTGAAGGTCTATTTGATAAACCAACTGCACGGTCGTCTAGTCAAGTAGACACTCAAAGTAAGTTTGATGCTTTAGACAAAGAGCTGAAGAAAGATAGTAAATCAGACAATGATGCGTAGCAAATAGTTGTCTGTCGAGGGTATTTATGATATTCTTGTAAGTGCAAAGTCTGGAATAATGGCTTTGTGCTTTTAGTTAGAATTGGATTTAGACTTGAAGAATGTGAGGTTACAGTATGTTTTTTGAACCCATGTTAAGGTTCTTAATATTGCCAATTATAGTTTTAGTAGTAACTCTTCTGTATCCTTTAATTGGTCGATTCTATCGTCATTTTGCTAAAAACTCTATAAGAAAACGAAAGCAAAAATTAGAAGAATTGAAAAAGAGTCGAGCTGAGTTACAAGAAGAGGTCAGTAAAAAAGACCTAACAGATGAGGATAAGAAACAGGTTGAAAGTGTTTTAGTGAAAACTGCATCCGATGAAGTAAAAGAGCGCTTAAAGTTGTTAACTCTTCGTTCGTCCTTGGGTTTTAATCGCTTTTTAACTTGGTTAGCTAGATTAACTTCTATTGTTCTAGTTTCCTTTGGTTGGACATTTATGGTTGCGACTATTGGAGCTTCTGCTGCGGTTACTTATGTTGCAATTATGGCTACGGTTGATTGTGCGCCTACTGAGGTTAATACTTCACAAGGGTCTAATTCAACCAACACAAACTCTCAGAATGTGGGTTCTGTGGATTTATCTACAGAAGTAACTGATTGGGCAAAGGATTATGAAGGTTTTACTTTCATTGGAGACTCTTTAGGGGTAGGAGTTGAACCTAAATTAAAAGGGTATTTTCCTAAATCGATCTTTGATAGTAAAGTTTCAAGAGCCTTTGAGAGTTCAGATAGTACACTCAGTGGTATTGAGTCTGCCAAGAAATTGGAGTCTGAGAAGAAAATTAAAGATGTACTTGTTGTAGCGCTAGGTACAAACCAACCTCCAACAAATGAGTTGATGGATAAACTTGTAGGTGAAGCGAAAAGTGCTAAGACAGTTATTTGGGTAACAACTGCTTCACAAGGGGGTCAAGGTTCTTATAACAAGGTAGATCGTGATAAGATTGCAGAGACTATTAAATCTTATGTAAGTAGTAAGTCAAATATGGCTTACCTAGATTGGAACCAGTACGTTCAAGAAAACTCTAAATGGGAGGAATTAACGTCTGACTCCGTTCACATGAACGACAAAGGTTATGATTTATACTCTAAGTTCCTCACTCGCGGTATCTTTGATGTCATTAAGTCTCATGGTTCTAGTAGCGATAACTTAGTAACAAAAGCTATTAGGAAGATTAAATGTAAACCAAGGCAACATAAAACCAAGGCTTCAACTAAATCTGATGCTAGTGGTCTTTCTTCAGAGGATGGTCAAGACAACCCTCCGGCTGATGCCTTTAGTTCTTGGGGTTGGCGCCCAGAGGATTTACCTGAGGGGTTAAAGCCTTACATTATTAACCCTAAAAATTACGGTATGGATTTTGGTTTACCAGGTACAGGTTGGTTTCAATATCCAGCAGACCCAAGTATTAACGGTCAGTGCGTAGCTTTGACTATTTCTTTAGGAAATCATATTTGGGGTAGACCTCAAGAAAGTGTTCAAGGTCATGGTGCTTTGCAAGCGGGGGCTTGGGCGAATATTTTCGGCAATCGGACAACTAATACACCTAGACGTGGTGCTATATTCTCAGATATGGAGCATCCAACTTGGGGACACACAGGTATTGTTTGTACTGTATTTAAAGATGGTACATTGCTTACAATCGAACAAAACACTTCTTTAGCAGGTTGGGATTACCGTGGTGAGCAGTATGTTTGGTATTACCGTATTTACCGTAAAGAGCAGTGGCAAGGTTTAGGTATGGAGTTTGCCTATGATGAAACAAAAACTCCGATTTTAAAATAATAGTTAGAAAGTAGTAGTGATTTGAAAGTATTGAGATGGATTTTAACAGTTGTATGTGGAATAGGGTTAGGAACCCTAATAGCTCTCGGTATCCTCTACTTCAAAGGTGAGCAAGAAGTTCGTCACGAAAAGGATTCTCCCACTGAGGTAAGTTTAAAACAAGAAGAAACGAAGTCGGTTGAAGACAAAGTTCAAAGTGACTTGGAACTTAACTTAGCAAGAGCAAGGGGTTATTTGTCAGAAGGTGCTAGAATAACAGATAGCGCTAAAGTAAAGGAACAACAAGAGTCGATTGAGAAGTTGCTTGAAACTTTTCGTGGAGGAAAAGACGACAGTCGCTTGAAAGCAGACTCTAGCGGTATCTCTCTTCGCTACGCAGTCGAAAAACAAGGCTATAAATTAAAGTCTGATAGCTTTGAAGTTTGGTCTACCAAAGATCCTGATGTTGTAAATAATTTGTTTATACTCACAGGTGGTAAAAATGATGATATGTACTTAGTTTTGTCGTATGAGAAAACCGCCAACACGTTCCACATTTTATATCTCTACGGAGGTAAACCAGACACATTCGGTTAGAAATACCTCTCAGGAGTCTCAGATTACCCCAGTTTTGATTTTAAACTTTGAGTGATAAGTTTATATGTTTGAAATTTAAAATCGAATAGAGAGCAAATGAGAGCCTTATAAGAAATTGCCAAGTGAACGAAAGTGTTTGCTTGGTTTTCTTATTTTTAGCAAATGCTTTCTTGCGTTTTTCTCAGAAATAATGTAAAATAAAACCATTAAGTAAATTTAAGTGATAGGAAACAGAAGATGTTCAAAGATTCTCGTAAAGGTTGGATTTCAAAGCTCACAGTAGGTAGCAAAGTAGGAATTAGACACAAAGATGTAATTTATGGAGGAACGGTTTCCTTAGTTACTGCTTTAGGGGTTTTACTAGTTCGTTGTGAGAATAACTTGAAATTCAAAATTATGCCTGATGGTTACAGTTCTACGAAAGACTCGGAGGTTCTTCCTTATGGGGAAGTTGAAGAAAGTTAGTATTTACGGTGGGGTTTTAATTGGAACAACTCTATGTAGCCTAGCGGTATCTACCTTTTTTCTTCAAAATTCGGGAGACGGTCAAACCTTTGATTTAAGCCGACTGGCTCCTTTAGTCTCCGAGGAAAAGACAAGAGGGCAACTCCAATATGAAAATGCTTGGTCTGAGCAAATTGAGTTAGAAAATCAAGTGAAGCCTTTCGAAAATTACATTATAAATTGGGTTGCAACTTATACAGGTCGTAAAGGTTTTCAAGGACAAAACACAAGTAGTTTGAAGTTTGGTACTTTGGAAAATAAAGGTTCGTATACCAATATGACGGACTTGGTAAAACATTACCCAAATTTACTAGGGGTTATAGAGAAAGTAACCATTCAGTATAGTTACGACTCTGTAGCAAACCAACTAGTGCAAAGAGTTTCTGTCTATAAAAGAGGTGTGCAGGGGTATCGACAAGCAACAGTGGTTTACGATTCCACAGGTTCTGTTGTTGATTACACGTTAGGTAATTTTGTAAAAGTAGGTGGTTCAAGTGAAGAAGATTAAATCGAAAGTTGTCTTATGGTTCTTACACCTATTTGATTACAGACTATCGAGTAAAGCAAAGAGAAATGTACTAATAGGTCTTGCAGTATTGGTAACTTTAGGGTTCTTTGGTTTTATTGCAAATAATATTATTCAGTCTCATAATGAGGGTGCTAAATTACAGAGAGATACAGAAGTTGCAAAATCAGCAAAAGAAGTTGTTTCAAATTACGCAGATGAAACTTTTGCAAAAGAACACTTGAGTTTAACAACAAGTCAGTGGAAAGCAAAAGATAACAATTTTGACTATTCTCTAGCTAAGACTTATATGACTTACTTAGCTTCGGTTGAGGATAGTGCAAGTGCAGAAAGAGCTTACAAATCTCTCCCTTGGGTATCCCCAAAAGTCGGAGATTCTTTACTCTCTTGGCCGGACGATTACGCACCAAGTGTAGATAGACTTGTAAATTTAAAAACACTATCGAGAGTATATAGTGCTGGGGGTTTAGACAAATGGTTTGCTTTGTTTGATGTGTCTGCAACCAACAAAATTGGAACGCGCGTAGAGTCTTTGGTTTCGGTAGAGTTAGCAGTAAGTGAAGGTAAAGTAACCTATTGGAAGATTGAACATGGAGGATTGCGATAGTGGCTGATTCAAAGCGAAACTATTCAGAGGGGTATTGGCTTGTAAAACCTCAATTAGGAAAATTAACAGTAACAAACTTAGTGAACTTTGCAGAGGCAGAAGGAGCTTATGGTGTTGCTAGTGGTGGAATTTTAAGACTAGGTAAAAGTGCCTTATTCTTTGGATTTTACATTGTATTGTGTATTGTCCTTTCTGTAATTGTAAAGAACTGGTTTGTAAGTTTTCTTTTGTGGGTCTTGTTATTCCCACTTCCTTTTCGTTTAATTTCCTTGTTTGTATTTAATGAGCGAAAGGTTAAGAAGGAGTTTAAACTGAGGGAAGAGCTGAAGTCGAAGACTGATACTTCCTTATTCTCTCATTTCTTCGGTATCTACGATATTGATGAAACTTTGCCTTATGTTTGCTATATGTTAGATGGTAGTATTGGTATTTTCATTCGTTGTGTCCGTAAGACACAAGTAGGTAAGGTTCAAGAGAAAGCCTTTCAACATAGTCAAGGGTTGGCGAACTTTTATAATCAATGTGCTGCTTTAAATGTAGTACCAGAGTTGATTGACTTGCAAGCAGCGAACTCTTATGATGAGCGTTTTGATGACTTGTACAATCACTTAAATGAGGTGTCTTCTCCAACCATGCAAAAGGTTCTATCTTCTATGTACCATCATTGGGAAGACAACTCTAGTAGTTCTCAGTTGACTTATGAGTATTTCTTACTCCGTGGTTCAGGAGACCCTATGGTCTTTTGGGATAAAGTAACCGCCTTGATGTCTGCTCTTATGACTGCAAGTTACAAGCGTATCCAAGTGTTGAACGAGGAACAAATTGGAACTTTGGTAGAGGATTTATATGGTTTAACCGAGTTTTCAGTAACAGAAGCCATGAACCAAGCAGTTCAGAAGTCAGAGCGTTCAAGTCTTCGTCTATTGTGGTTGGGAGACGCCCAAAACCGTAGAAAACAAGTGAACACTTCTCTATCAGAAGCTCGCTTGAAACAAGAAGAGCAGTACAGAAAACAACAAGCACAAGCAAGGGTATCTGCAGAACAAGCGAAAACTCAACCTAAGAAAACCAAGAAAAAAGGTAAAGAGAAAGCAAAACAAACCCAAGCAGAAGTGTTGGACTTGTTTGGAACAGAAAGTAGCTCAACAAAACAAGCAAGTGGCTTAACAAGTGTGTTAGAAACAGATGTCTCTATGGAAGAATTGTCAACACCTGTGGATAACTCTCCTAAGTCTGTGGATAAAGGTGCGGATGTGAGTGCAGAAGATTTGTTTGGTGGCTCTAGTAGTCGTCAAGTGAATAAAATTGAAAGTTCAGATGAATTGGACTTATTTTAGGATAAGAAAGTAGAGGGTGTCTTTAGATGATTGGTTTAATTTTTGGAGAGAAGAGTGAGCAAGTAGTAAATGCAGTGAGGGAGTCGCATGGTTTGAAAGAGGTGGAAGGTTTCACTTCTATCGGTGCTTTTCTGAACATGGCGAGTCGTAAGGCTCTTCGTTGTGAGCGTTTGATTATTAACTGTGTAAATGTAAATTCACCGCAAGAGTTTAGCAACTTGCGTACTTTTTTAATGGATCACGCTCGAACTACTGAAGTTGTACTCTTTGGTCGATATTTTGAATCTGCAGACTTGGAAGTAGTGGATTCTTATTACAGTTTCTTTAGTGAGCCGATTTATACAGACTATTTGCTACAAACAAATGAGCAAGTAAATGTGGATTTGATTGCAAACAACTTGTGTAAGAGTTCTTTAGACACTATTCGTTTAGAACATTCTAGTAAGAAGAATATGAAAGCGGTTGTTAAATATGGAACGGAGCAGTCTGCGGTATCCTCGCAAGAGCCTGCATTTACACCTCCAAAGCCAATAGCTAGTAAAGGTTCTGTAATTAAAACTTTTGGTTATGGAGGGAAGGTCTTTGGAAAGAAGAAACTCACAAAACAAGAGTTAGCAGCGGTTTCTAAGTTAGATAATGAAATCTATGCAGTCTTACAGTTAGCTCAGTCTAGGTAGGTGGTTTGATAAAACATGGACTACATTTTAACAACAAAAAACGTTCGGTATCCTAGTTGTACCACTGTTTCTAGTATTAAACAGATAGAACGGATTACTATGAAAACGACTCTCATTATTGAGTCGTACACAGATAAAGACTTTGACTTCTTAGTGTTTATTTTAAATGCTATGAGAGATAACTCTTTAACTAAGATTGCTTATATAACGGAGACTTCTTCTCGTATTGTCTTAGAAACTATGAAAACCGTAGGAGCTTATGTCATTCAAGATAGTTCCTTGTTAGATAATACGGAAAGTTTTTCTGACTTACTAGAGTTCATGTCTAGTCGAGAGATGGACAACCAAACAGACGAATTAACTCAGTTAGCGGATAGTTTTACGATTGTTGATGAATACATTCGAGGTAAGTTAGAGGGTGAGTCTAAGTTAGTAGAGCGTAAGATTTCTATGGCTTATGAACAGTTGAGTGATGTCTTACAAGAAGTTGTGTTCTCAGCAGAGTTAAATGAAGAACTACAAGCCTTTCTATTGACTGCTTCAAGTAGATTGAAGATTGCAGATGAACAGTTGTCAAAACAAGAAGATGAAATCAACAATTTGAAGACCTCTTCCTTTGGAGGGTTTGGTTCGATTAACACTTATACTCAGTATAGTTACACAGGAAACTCTAAGGTCTTGTTGATTAAGGAGCAAGCTCCCACTCGGTATCTGACCTCGTTCTTGTCGGCTTATATTGATTGGTTAGCGAAAGTACCAGAGATACAAGCAAAATTGATTGTAATAGACCAAGCTACAGAATATGTAGATGCTCGTTATAAGTCTTTACGCAAGGTAGACTCAAGTAATATCACACGTGAAGCTTCTAAGTTGTACTTGTTGTCTGAGATGTACACAACAACTCCAACTACAAGTGTTATGAGTGCCTTAATGAGTCCCGGAATTGACTTATATGTGATTTTGGATAGAACTTATAAGCGCACTGCAGCGGTCTCAGGTAGAGGGATTACAACGGTTTACAGTGTTTCAAGTCGAAGACTGATGAGAGATTTAGGGTTGAACTCAGAAGAAACGATTGTGAATGATAATGGAGAACAATCTCAACTCGGTATCCTCGCGTTGATTGAAAGTTACGCAACAGATAAAGAGTCTCGTAAATTGCAACAAAGAAGTGCCTTTGAGTCGATTATGAAACGCTTAACTGAGTTGTGTAATTTGGGTTATTAAACTTAGAAAGGTAAGTGTGATTTAGTGTTTAAGAGGAAAGAAAACAAAGTAACGAGCCTTTCTAAGAGTTCGTTAGAAAATCAGAAAACACAAGAAAACCAAGAAAAGCGTAAAGGTTTCCTTGACAAATATGTGGACTTGATTAAGATGTGGGATTCGGTCTATGACGAGTACCGTTCACGTTACAACCCAGAGCGAGCTTTGGCTTCAAGTAGGCGCTTGTATATGGACTCGAACTTTACTTATAGTGGAACTCAAAACGTAACAGCTTATTACGTTATTGATGAACTCCCACCAGAGTTTGAAATGGGGTATCGTGCAACGCTTCGCTCCATTGTACCAGAAGGTATTTCAATGAACTTCATTGAGTCAAATGAACCTTTTGAGATTAATTGGGACGACCCTAAGGTAAAAACTCGTCTGTCTGTTTTAGATGAAGTGAGTGCGAAAAACCAAGAAGAGTCAAGCAAGGGTTCGAGGTTCACTCAACACAAGTATGTAAAGACAGCGCAGAAAGATGAACGTTTGTCACTTTCTGTAGAATACGCAAATGACGCAACTTTGAGTGACCAAGACAAGCGTTACTTGTATAAAGTCCGAGTTATGATTATCATAACAGGGCATAGAGGACCTGAGTTTACAGATGTGTTGAAAGATTTTGAACACATGTGTAATCAGAGAACTGGAATGCAAGTCCGCCGAGTTACCGGTATCATTGCAGACGCCGTAGGCGATTTCTCTCCTTTTAACTCTGAAATGTCTAAGGAAAGCAAGCGTAAAATTCGCTCTACCTTTACCTCTGATGAGTTAAGAGCACAGTGGCACCCATTTGAGCAAGGGGTTGTTGGTTTTGGTACCACTTACTTAGGTACGAATATTGAAACGCACTCCCCTGTCTTCCACCAATTTAAACGTGACGTTACAGACGCTGAGATTGTAATTGTAATTGGTATGTCTGGGTCGGGTAAATCCTTTGAAATGAAGTTGTTGGCTACACAGTTTGCAGCTAATGACACCATGATTATGACGATTAACGACTATGAAGGTGGAGAATACAAAGGTCTTGGAACCTTGCTAGAGAAAGACTTTCAAGTAGTTTCATTGGACTTAGGTATGGGTTCAGGTCGCTACCTCGATCCAGTTCCGATTGTACCTACTGGCGATGAAGAAATGGACAACACCTTGTTTACTCGCTCTCGTAAGAACATTATTGACTTGTTTAGAGCGGTAGCAGGGGTAGAAACTTTGAAGAAATACGCTTGGATTCCCTTGATTATTGAGCGTGGAGTAGACCTATTTTACAGTGAATATGGAGTCTCAATCAACCCCGAAACGTGGCACGCCCTCGATGGTTGCTCGATTTACACGGTTTATAACTACTTGAAGAAATACCGTCCGAACTTAGAAGATGTGTTGAGTTCTATTACAGAGGAAGACAAAAATGTTTTAAGTGAAGATGATATTAAAGAGTTGTATAAGTCAGCTTTGAAAGACTTCCAAAGAGATTACATTTATTTCTTGGAAACCTTTGGTGCTTACTTTGAACCAAGCAAGAAGTTGAACAACTACTTTAAATACCCAGTTTACTTAAAAGACATTATTGATGCGAAGTTGGTTATTTGCGATTACAACATGAGAGGGGTTCCAGAGAGTCAGTTGTCTGAATTGGACGCTATTCTTATTCCTATGAACGCAGCAACTGTAGCCTATTACCGTACTGTGTATCCTTTCTCTCGTGGTCTTTATAATGTGAAGATTTGGGAAGAGCTTCAGCGTTTCAGCTCTCTTCCAAACGCAGTAGAAATTTTGAAAACTCCAATCACAGGGGGTCGTAAGGCAGGTGATATTAACATTGTCGCTTCCAATGACCCAGTTAAATTGGTTGAAAAAGATGAATTTTCTCTGTTTGCCAACTACACATTAGCTATGGTTGGGAAAATCAAATCTCCAGTTTACCAAGAGATTGTATGTAAAGCCCTCGGTATTACTGACTTGGCGGATGAATTAGCTGAGATTGGTGCAGTTATTGAGGAAGATGAAGGTTTGGTAGCAGGATATGACCAAGTACACGCAGAACCTTATAAAAAAGCCTTTGTCTTGAAGTTGAACTCTGGGGAGTCCGCGGTTGTAAAAGCAGATATTCCACGTGTAATTAGTGATACACCGTTGTTCAGAACAGGGGTTTTACAACAAGACCATAAATAATTTAAACTTCTAACAAAACTTTTAAAATTTTTAACAGTAGATTTGACCTCTAATTCTTTTTGTGTTACATTTTAGTTGTAATAAGAAAGGAGGTGTCTCTTTGTATAAGAAATCTGAAATTTTAAAGAAGCCAACTTATAAAACAGGTGAAATAGCTACTCTACTTGAGGTAACTATACCTACGGTCATTCGGTATTGTAAATTGGATTTGATTCCTTGCCATAAAACGGAGTCAGGTCACAGACGTATATTAGCTACTGATGTTTGCGCTTATTTAGACAAACAGAATATGCTTTATGAGGATAGTTCTGCAACTAAGTCTGATGTCATTTACGCTCGTGTTTCTACACATAAACAAGCAGAGCGCGGAGACTTAGAAAGACAAATAGAGAAAGTGAAGTTGTTTGCGATTGAGCAAAATGTCAATAACTTACTTGTCAAAACAGATGTAGGTTCTGGACTAAACGATAATCGTAAAGGTTTACTATCTGTGCTAGATTTAGTTCAAGAAGGAAAAGTAAATCGACTTTACATTCTCTATAAAGACCGCCTAACAAGGTTTGGGTATCATTATTTAGAGAAAATCTGCGATTTTCATGGTGTTTCTATAATTGTTGTCTCTGATGAGACTGAGAATAAAAGTCAATCTGAAGAACTTGCTGAAGACATAATCGCATTGATTCATTTGTTTTCAGGTAAACTATATGGTTTAAGACATAAGATTAAAAAAGGAGATTCAAAGTGAGTGATGTTTTGAGTTTATGTGAGCGTCATATTATTAAACCTACTAATCCTTTATTTTTAGAGTGTGATAACTTAGCTTTTCTAGCAAAGAATTTATATAACTCGACTTTATACTACCAAAGACAAAGCTTATTTGATTCTGACTTTCAGAACTATTACGCAGTAAACAGAGAGTTTACTCATACGAATCAACCAGATTACAGAGCTTTACCTACTAAAGTTTCTAAACAAGTACAAATGCTAGTAGATAGGAATTTTAAGTCTTATTTCGCTTTAGTTAAGAAGAAAACTGCTGAGGGTTACTCTCCTAAAGTCAAACCCCCTAAATATTTGGATAAAACTGATGGTAGGTTTGTAGTTCCGTATCCTAAAGATGCTTTGAGTTTAAAAGTGGAAGGTTATGTAAAACTATCTAAAACTTCAATTATGATAAAAACCAATGTACCTAAAGAAGATATACGAGGCGCTCGCATTGTACCTAAAGGGAACCACTATGTGATTGAAATTTTATATAGAGTTGTAAGTAGACCATTGCGTTCTGAGTTATCTAAAAGAGTTGCTTTTATTGATCCGGGCTTGAATAATTTAATAACAGTTACAAGTAATTGTTTTAATCCTATTTTAGTTAATGGAAGACCTTTAAAAGCAATTAATCAGTTAGCTAATAGAGAGATAGCTAAATTGAAAAGTAAATTAAGTGCGCAAGATTTATACATGTTTCCTCTTTTGCAGTCTGTTTATAGTAAACGAGAAAGAAGAATAACAGATATGTTACATAAAATAACTACTCAGTTAGTGAATCATTTAGATTCGTACAATATTGATACTGTCATTTTTGGACACAATGTTGGGCAGAAACAAGACATTAACTTAGGTAAAGTAACAAATCAAAACTTCGTTCAAATTCCGTTTACACAACTGATTGCTCAACTACAGTACAAGTGTCAACTTAGAGGCATTAAGTTTATCTTAACTGAAGAGTCTCATACGAGTAAATGTAGCTTTTTAGATAAAGAGTCTGTAGAACATCACGAAAAATATAAAGGAAAACGTGTCAAACGCGGTTTGTTTAAAACCTCAAAGGGTATCCTCATCAATGCTGATGTTAACGGATCTTTAAATATTGGTCGCAAGTATTTAACTAAATTGGGTTTCTATACTGATGAACTGCATTACAGTTTGACTCAGTTTATGGTAAATCCTAAATTAGTTAAATTTAGTTGACTGTATAAAAGTAAAACATAATGAGACTAATATAGTCTTGGATTGTATAGAGGGTAGTCGCAGTCGCCCCAACTCCGACTCTAGCGCAGTAAACTGCGCAAGAGTAAGGTGAGAAACAACTTAAGTTGGAAACTTTAATTTTGTTAAGAAATTAGAGAACTGTCATTGCACAAGATAAGCAGTAAGATAATTTAGGTGATTTGAAAAATGATGTTATTAAGTTTAATTCTCTTTTTAGGGGGTATCCTTTGGGGGGTCGCAAACTCCATAACCTCTGAAAAGTTGAAAGAAGAGGTTAAGAAAAGTCGTTTCCTCGTAATTGGAGTAGGTGTGGTCTATGTTTTAGTAGTCCTTGCAGTAACGTTAGGAGGTAAACGATAATGGATTGGAGAAATTCAAATGACGACTTAACAAGGCAGTCAGATGCTCGTAGAGAGCGAGAAAATCAACGATTTGAAAATGGTATTTCAGGAGACCGAGGAGGTTTTGGTGGTATGCGCCAAGGTCCCGGTGGCGACCCTTTAGCTCGTATGAGAGGTATGCAACCTGACCCTTTTGCAAATAGAGTAGGCGGGGGTTTACCGCAAAGACCACCTTTCGGACAACCGCAAGGATTTCCACAACAAAATCAGCCCCCACAACATTTAAGTCAACATGAAGATTGGATGGACAAAGTCTTCAAGGTTGGTAAAAGTCTTTGGAAACATTTATCTTCCTATGTGTGGCCTGTTTTGTCTGAGTCCGATGATATGTTCAGAAGTGACTACAAACTAAGAAAAGGATTGACCGCTGCTCTCTTATACTATGGTGCAGTAGGTGGTTTCTCGTTCTTGTTTGGTTTGTTTACGAGATTTGCAACTGCTCCCGGTATCTTCATTTCGCTTGTGGGTGGTGGAGTGAGTGGTGGTATTTTCTTGTATAAGAACTCACAGAATAAGGAGTGGGGTTTGGTTGATGACTCTCCAAAAGAAGAAGTTATCCAACCAGCTCCACAACCCTCAGAATTTGGCGCTCCAAGAGATTTTATGGATGATGGGTTTGGTTCTCCAAATCCTATGGTAAGCTCTGAACCTATGGGTGGCTTCGGACAACCCCCAAGAAGAGAAGTTCCAAATGAGTTTAAAAACTTTGGTTCAAGTGGAGGTTGGGATGATGAAGAGGACGAACCTCCATTTCCTAAAAGACAAGGTTTTGAGCCTATGACAAGACCAAAACCGACTCAATTTGATGAAATAGAAGATGAGGAAGAAGGTTTTGCACCTCTCCCTAATGGTATCCCCTCAAAAGGAGCAAGCGCCAAGGACATTTGGGGGAGTATAGATGACAGTGAATCTGAGGATTTAGAAGAGGACTCCGAGGAGACAGAAGATAATTTGTCTAATTCAAGAGAAGAGTTAGAACACCCTAAGTTAGAAGAAGTGTCTGAGAGTGCTTTCACCTCTGATTTAGCAGGTGGTTTAGTAGAACCGGAGTTAGTAACTAGAAGTCTCTTGTTAGATAAATACTTGTCTGTTTTGGATGGTTCTAGTTTGAAACCAGATTGGTCTCGTGAGGTTTCTAAGAATAGCTTAGAGTTTAAACAGTTAGAGACTTTCCTTCGAGACGCCCAAACGGGTGGAGTTAAAGGTTTATCTGAAATGGATTGGGTAAATGTCGAGTCCATTACAGAGCGTGTGTCGGTATTTGAAATTATCACTGACCGACCAGAGAAGTTAAAAGGGAAAGAAACCCTCTTTGCAAAAGAGATTACAGAGCTGTTGAAAGACCAAATGAAAGATTACTTTGGTGAAAATGTAACAACAACTGCGGTTGGTAAAGGTAGTCGTATTGCCATTACTATCTTTAAGCAGACAGGTACGTCCTTTATGTTGAGAGACTTGATTGCTTCAAGTAAAGACTTCTTCTTAGACACTAAGAATGAATTACCAGTAGTGTTCGGAGCTGATGAATATGGAGAACCTATTCTTCTTGATTTAGCAAAACACACAGGAACAATTATTGCAGGGATGGCTCGAACAGGGAAATCCGTTCTCGCTACCGGTATTGTCAATCAGATGATGGCTTTAAATTCTCCTCGTAAGGTTCAAGTTGTTGCAGGAGATATGAAAAACAAAGACTCAGATTGGTACCAAATTACCTTACCTCACTTGCGTAGATTTGCAACAGGTACAAAAGCCATTATGGACTTGCTTGACTGGGTGGTTTCTGAGGAAGCTCCACGAAGAAAGAGATTGATTGGTGATCAGTTGAAAATTCAGAACTACAATGCGAATTGTTCTGATGAATCTGAGCAGTTGCCTTACTTATTTGTGGTTTTAGATGAAATTATTTCCTTTGCTGAAAAATTGGATAAAGATGAGAAAGTCACATACAAAGCTTATTTGAGTGAGATTTTAACTGCTTTTCCAAATGTCGGTATCTTCTTGATTTTCGTGCCACACCAACTACATAATGATTACTTCCCTAAAACGGCTTCTCGTATGGTAGGGAATAGATTTGCAGTTAAAGCAGGTCAACCAATTCAGAAAACAATTTGGGAGGACTCATACAGACAAATTGACTTCCCAACTACTAACACAGGTGACTTTGCTTACACTCTTGCTGGTTCTGATGAACCGAAGTTCGGTCACGCTCCGTTGATTATGAGTATGAATGGTGGAAAAGAGCGCTTGGATAAGTTATACGAAACTCAACGGAAGATGTGGACGAAGTTGTATCCTGAAGAAGCTGCTACCTCTGCTTATGTAACTCGTTTAAAAAATGAGCAAGCAAGTCAAACTTTAGGTAAGCTCGGTATCTCTGTTTCCGACACGGACTTTGCAGAAGAAGACTCTTTACGTTTCCCTAAGTCTAACCCAAGTAATGTAGACTTTATTCGAGACATTTAAAGGCATAGAGCAGAAAGGTAGGAGTTGTATTATAAATGGAAATTACATATCCAATTAGTAGTTCTAGGTTTCTGCTTGCAATGCAAGTATACGCTAGAAAAATGGCTTCGTATGAGACTTATGAAGAGGTTAAAAAGAGGGAGTTTGAAAGAATTTCTCTCTTCCGTCCTCTCCCTACAGTTTCAAAGGAGAGCATTAAGACTGAGGTTGTAGAAGAGAGTCCTCGGTATCTTCTCGACACCGAAGGTTCAGAAGAAGATACAGTTGAACTAGATTCTTTGTTTGATGGTTTTGAATCTTTTAAAGACTCAGACTGGTTGACTTCTATGAAGAGTAAAGAAGAAGTTGAACACAAAGTTGAGGAAGAGGAGCAAGACCCACTCCAAGGAGTTTCCTTTGCAAGTTTAGGGTTGAGTAGTAGTTCTTCGGATGATGAGCAAGAGTTAGAGTTGCGAGAATTTGAGGTAGACCCTTCAGAGGATGAAGATGAGTTTTCTGACTTTCTCTCAAACTCTCCAAAATCGTCTCTGAACAATTTCGGTTTAGAAGTGGATAAAATATCGACCTCAGAGGAAAAATCAAATCTGAGCCAATCTGAGACTTCTGAGAGCAATTTAGAGAGTGAACCAACTAGAGTAGAGTTTAAAGAAGAAATTTTCCGTTCAGACTATGTAGGTAAAAGAGAACCTTGGACTTACGTGGCGAAGGAAAAAGAGGTTGTAAAACCTCCTCAAACCCAACTAAGGGTATCCCAACAAGAGGTTGCACCTCGTCAAGTTCAAGAGCCCAAACCAACTCCAAGACCTCAAGTTGTTTCTGCTCCTCAACCAAAACCAGTCGTTCGACCTAAACAGGTTGCGGAAAGACCTCAAATTCAACCTCAACCGCAAGTACAAGTACAAGATAAAACAGTTCGCATGGTAAATGAGGACTTTGTGTCTTACTGTCGTAGGAACTTGAGAGTGCAAGAACAAGTAGCTTTAGGTTATTTTTCTCCAAGTGAAATTGAGTCTGCAGTAAGGCAAGGTAAAGTATTGCGTAAGGGTGGAGTTTTAATCTTTGCTCACTCGTAATTAGAAAGGTTTTTCAAGAGTTGTGAAATTAGTAGAAAACATTCGCTTTGTGAAGGTCAATGCAGAGGGTATCCCAAATGGCATTTGCGGAATTTGCTCTGCTTTGGTAGGTGGTTGGCTTGTGGTTCACGGTATAAAAGTGAAGCGCCAAGGTTCACAATATAAGGTTTTGTTCCCAGAGCGTAAATTATACGCAGAAGTTTATAAACCTGTTGTAACTGCTTTAAACCCAGAGTTTAAGAAAGAAGTAGATGCTCTCATTTTAAGTGAGTTTTACAAAGCATTAGAAAACAAGTAAAAGTTAAGGGATAACCCTTGACTTTTTTCTTTGAGTTTGCTAAAATTAGATATAAAAACAGTAAGAAAGGCGAAAATTTGTGGCAGTAACCGAAGTCTCATTTTACAATGGTGGTTTTATCGACAAGTCAGCTCCTATACAACGTTACAAGTTGTTAGATAGCATTATTCAAAAAGCCAATGAGGATAAAGACCAAGTAGGTTTTTCGGAGTTAGCAGATAGTTTATTAGATTTAACACCTGAACAAGTAGAACAAGTCATTGCTACAAAATCGTCTTTAAAAGAAGGTGTAGCAAAAGGTTCTCTTCGGTGGTATCAAACCTATGGAGTCCATTTTATTTTAGCAGCACGCTCTGCTCTTATTATGGATAGTGTAGGGTTAGGAAAAACGGCTACGGTTGCTTCGGTTATTAACCATGTAGGCGCTTTAAAACAAAGAACTAAAGGAAGACCTTTGCGTTACTTGTTTTTAACTGAAGTGGGTTTGGTTGCACAAGCTCGAAAAGAGTTAATTCGCTTTACAGGAGACTATGTAGCAACAACCACAGGAGACTCCAACCAAGTAAGTGCTTTTATCCAAGAGCAAAAAGAGTTAGGGTATCCTAGTGGTGTAGTTGCTTCTTATTCAGCAGTCTCTTCAAGTCACGAGTTTATGTTGTGGCTTGCACACACTACGAAGCTACATGGTAAATTTGATTATTTCTTTATTGATGAAGGTTCGGTGTTGGGTTCTACGAAGTCTGATATTTATAAGGCTTGTAAAACTGTACGAACTAAGTTTGCCAACCATATAGTTGTAATGAACGCCACTCCTTTTGAGAAGTCGATTGAAGGAATGTACAATCAGCTCAATTTCCTTTTTCCTGACTCGATGCCTTTAAAGACAAAATTTGAAGAGTTGTTTGTGAAAAAGTCTTTCCAAACTCACCAAATTTTAGGATATAAAGACCCAGAGTTGTTTAAGGTTTGTACTCGGTTTATGGCTTTTGGAACGGCTCGTCAAGAGCTGGGGGTATCTGTTAAAAACTCCACGTGTGAGTTGGTTCTATATAAACCCTCACAATACCAAAACAAGTTATTCAGTAAAACTAGACATAAGCGTTATGTTTGGGATGAGCCTTCATGGTTCGATCCAGATTTGGAAGTAACTCCAGAGGTTTTACCTAAGTTGCAAGTGATTGAAGATTTGTTTAAATACCGTATCGGTCACGATAAAGCCTTGATTTATGTACATTCTGTTGAAGCTCAGAACACGTTGGTTCGATTTTTAGAGGGGTTAGGGATAAAGGCTCTTACCATAAATGGAGAGGACAACACTCCTAAGAAGAAAGATGCAAAATTAGACAAATTTCATAAAGAAGGTTACAGAGTGATTGTAACTAATTTGAAGAAAGGTTTGAATTTAGGGTTTATGAACCACTTAATTTTCTACTCTTTCACAGGAAACTCAGGAATAACGAATCAAATTGAAGGTCGTATTGTCCGTAGCCAAGATATTCATGATAAGCATATTTACTTAGTTTTAGCTAGAAGAGAAGAATATAAAGTCTTAGAAGAAGCTTGTGTGAGTACGAAAGATAGATTAGCTCACACCAAACATGAAGTGAGTTTGTTGAACAATTTCTTTTTAGACCCAAACCTAGTAAATACTGTGGTGGAAGTTACTAAGCAAGAGATTTCAGAGGGCGCAAGCTCCTCCATTGTAGCGGTATCCTACTCGAACCAAGATATGAATGGAGTTGTCTCTTACCCTAAATGGTCAAATGATTTAGAAGAAATGAAAGAAGGTTTAACTTTAAGTTAACAAGAGGTAGTAACATGAAAAGATTTCAACCAACAAATTACAATGAAGATAAAGATTCCATCTTTGTTTATGTAGCTCCAAAACCGCAAGAAACAGAAGACCAAATGGTTCTTTATACTTCAGTGAACAACAATTACAAATACGCTTGTTTTTGGTCTAACAACTGGCGTAAAGTACATAGGTATCCACTTCTGCGGAAGAAAACTAAAAAGCTTGCATTTTATGTAAAACCGGAGCTACAGTCAGTGGAAAGCACGAAGAACATTCGTTCAGCAGTAGCAGAAGTAGATGAAATTTTAGATGAGTTGGGCTACACAAGATGAAGTTAAAAGATTTTGAAGAATTAGCTAAATTAGGTTTGGATAGTTCCTCTACAGTTGAGTTTTACGATATGAAACAGTTCAAAGAAGATATTCTATCAAATAAATTCTCAAACTTATACATGATAGGTAGTGAAGTTGAAGATAAAACTCACGCACCTTATGGTTTATTGATTGATGATTCTAGTTTAGTTGTTTTCTTTGAGTAAACCTAAGGAAAAGAAGAAGTAAATAAGGAGATTGTGTAAGTTGAAGTCTTACTTGTATTTATCAGACATTCATGCAAATTACGAAGTTCTAAAACAGTTAGAAACTTTACCCGAGTTCACAGATGAGAATTGTGAAATTCGCTTTGGTGGTGACTATATTGACGGTTTCGACCTGAAACCAAATGCTACTTTAGATACTTTTCATTTTGTGAAGGGTTTGTGCGAGAGTGGGAAGGCAAAAGCGATTGTGGGCAACCACGATATTTTCTTGTTAGATAGTGCTTTTCATCCGTTTGCTACAAATTGGTGGCACATGAACGGTAGAGAGGAAACCCTTGCTAATTTGGGTATCCCCTTTGCCTCAGAAAGCGATTTGAGAGAACAACTTTTGTTTTACTTGTATGATGAACTAGTTTGGTTACGTTCTCTTCCCTATTACTTAGAGGACGGTAAGAATATTTTAGTACACGCAGGTTTTGAATTAGATTTGCCTTTGGACAAGCAAGATACTGAAGGGATGATTTGGACTCGCGAGTTTTATATTGACTCTTTGAACCATTTAACTGATGTGGACTTGCACCCAGACTTTAAAGGGAAAACCATTATTTCAGGGCATACTCCGACTTGCACAATGGAGGGGTATGAACATCTAATTAATCCTTGTCAAATTTTGAAAGATAGTTTAGAGTTAGATGAAACTCCTTTAATTACTCGATACTTTATTGACGGTGGTTCTAAATCGGGTTCCGAGTTCTCTCGCATTAACTTGTTGAAACTAGATGAAAACGGTCAAGAGCTGTGGCAGGGGTATCTTGATGAGCAAGGATTTCACAAATATCCTTTGGATAAAGTTAAGAAGTAAGGAGAAAGCTGATTTAGATGATAATAAAAACACCAATGATTTTATCCGACTTAGAAAAGTTGGTAACAGATTATACAAATAAAGACCATAGCTCCCAAGGTTTCAATTTCAAGTCTAGTGAGTTTGATTACGAATGGGAAGTCAGCAAACTTAACTGGTACTTCTATTTTGATAGAGAAGACGCAAGTTTATATGCAGCCTACTTCCACATAGTAAGAGACTATGCTTACTTCCGTATTGAGTTTCCTTTTTATGCAGGTAGTGAGTTCTGCTCAGAGGACTCAGATAGGTTCAAAGAAGTAGGTTTGGAATTTTCATTCCGAAATGGTTGGATGAGACTTACTACGATTTTCACAGAAGATACAAATTTACATGAAGTTTTTGATGTTCTGTTTTCTGTTCTGAAAGATTATAATTAAAACGGAGATTGCGATGAAGTTATGTAAATCAACAGAGTGTTCAGACGGTTTAGTCTTTGACACAGTTGTGAATAAATTAGTTCCTTGTCCTTTGTGTGAGGAACTAAGAACAAAACAGGTAGTAGAGGGAGTGCAAGCTCAAGAAGGAACAACTCAAGGTTTATCTGAGAAATTAGGTCTTCGTAGGGTATTCTCTCGTTTGTTCGTAGACTTGCGACAAGTATTGGGGGATTTAACTGCTGAGAGTTTAGATACAGAGCAATTTAACTCTATAGAAGACTCTATTGGAGCTTTAGTTGGTTCTTTGTCGGTAGGGAAGAAACCGAAGACTTCTGTATTGTTTTATCTAGGAGTTCGAGCAGATATTGAAATGTTAGCTTTTTGGCTATTGGGTTCTGCTTATAAAGCTGGGCTGAGTGTGCACCCTTTTATTACACCATTTCGTTTACAGGGTATCAAACAGAAGCGCGAAGACTACGAAAATCTCATGTTGAGCGAAGTGGTTGTTATTGCGTATAGTCCTTCTATGCGTGAAGATGGGTATTTGGTGGAAGATTTCGTAAGACAGCGTGCTTTTGAAGGGAAGTCCACCTATGTGATTTTAACGGATGGTTCTCAGATTAACAATGTTTTACAAAGACTAGGTTCTGAGGATAGTTATTCCCCACGTCAATATCTGTATATCGGTATCCCTCGTCAAAATAGTACCGATGAAGAAAGAGTAGCTAGAACAAATCGAGTAATTCGCAACTCCAATAAGGTGCTAGGTCTAAATATGTCTGAGGTTGAATTAGAAGATGTAGCTCCTCAGAAAACAAAAGGGAGAGCTAAAGGTACACAGTCGAAAAGACCTGCAGCAACATTAAGTTCTGCAGAAGCAGACTTATATAACTTATAAACTTTAAGAAGTAAGGTTTTTGAAAATTTCAATTTCCTTGCTTATTTTTATTGATTTATAGTTATTTTTGTGATATAATAAAGAAAATATTGATTTTTAGGAGTTAGAAGAAAATGAAAATTACACTTACAAGTGAAGTAGTTAATAAATATGCCCCTTATGTACGAATTTCCACAACTAAAGCTAATCCTAACACTGGGTCTATTCGTGTTAGTAATTCAGGTGCTCGTTGGAGTTTATCTAGTACAGATTTTGCTCAGTTATTTAAAGTTTCCATTTTTATGATGGCTTACTCTGCTGAGACTGTTGATAGTATTCGTAAAGAATATGATTTGCGTAAAGACGTGGAGTTTGAAGTTCCGGGTATTTCTCCGATTGAAGTAATTCAACTGTCTGAATCTGCAGTAAATCGTGAGGTTCCTAAAGGTGGTCGTCCAAAACCTCAATTTGCAAACCTAGGTGGAGAGTTGATTATTTATGGAACTCAACCTCGTAAGGTAACAAAAAACTCTCAACCAGTTCAAGATGTTGAAGAGAAAGCAGAGGTGTCAGACGATTCGTCTGTTCGATTTCACAACGCAGGAGAGATTGTTCTATCAAACGATTTGGAAAAAGAGTTAGAAAATCTTAAAACTGAATATAAAAGAGTTAAAGATTCTCTGAAACAAGCAGAGGAGCGTATCCAAACTTTTGAGCAAAAAGAAAAAGAGTTTGCTTTGGATAAGATTCAGTGGGAGTCTGAAAAATCTAATATGGAAGATGAAAAGAAAGCTACTTCTGAATATATCAATACCTTAGAGAAAGAACACGCAGAGCGAATTGAGGAGGTTCGTACTGAAGTGCGTTCTAAACAAGCTCAAATTCTTCAGTTGAGTCAAGAACAAGACAATCTTAAAGTAGAATTAGAAGAAGCTCAAGCTGCTTTAACTAGGTTAAAGGACGAGAAAAAGAAGAACTTTGTTACACGTTTCTTTTCAAAGTTTAAAAAGCTCTTTGGTCGAAAATAAAAGGTAGATTAGAATGGTTTCAGTTGTAGAATTAGTGTTGGTTAGTGGTCAGAGGGTTGACTTGCAAGCAGGAGACCAAATTACGATTGGTGAAGTTGGAGAAGAGTACAAAGGTCGTTGGTGTTGTCTATCAAAGACCTCAAATAGCTCCGATATTCGTAGATTTCTAATAGGCGCACCTGATGAAGCGTTGGTTAGTGTCGGTCGTAATAGGGTATCGTTTCAGCGTTCTGAGATTTTCTCGATTAAAGATGTCAACTCTAAATTCGATGAAAAATAACAAATAGATTAAAGGTTGATAAGGTGGGTTGAAATATGGTACATCCCTATTACACAGAAAAGATACTTCCCTTTTTGGAACACAATAAGGTTATGAATATGTTAGTCAAAACTCCCTTTATTGGTACGGGTTTTGAGCTAAAAGAGTTAGCAAAAACTTTGAGAGCAGATGAAGAACTTCGCTATATAACTGCTTGTAAAAGCGGTCAAGCACGAGTTTTAGTCTGTGTAACGAATTTGCGCTTGCATATTTTAGATAAAGGGTTGGTTTTGAACAAGTACCAATTAACTGTGAACTTACCTCAAATTGCAAGTGTACAAAGAGGTAGGGGTATCTTCTTTGGTTCTGTGGTTATTTCTGTTATGGGTTTCGATGACAACATTTATCTAACTGACTTTTGGGGTAAAGATACCGAGAATTTTCAACGTATCTTGCAAGACGCCATAACCGATTATGGTTTGGGTCGTAGTTCCTTAACTCAACCCAACTATTATCAACCACAACAATCTTATTATCCACAAGAACCTTATTATCAACAACAAACAGAAAGAAGATTTCAACAACCTATGTATGAATCCAATAATCCCGCTTACAACTATTTGACAGGAGAGCCTTTCACAGAAGCAGAACTTTTGGAGATGGGTCTCGATCGTTTCGGTCAACCTTTGGAAAAGAAACAAGCACCTAGTCAACCACAAGTGCAACCTAGTCGCACGGTTTCAAAACCCCAACAACCAACCAAACCAAGGGTATCCCAAAACCAAAAACCGCCTTTGCAACCTCGTGTACCAAGACCTCCAAAAGATGTCTCCAACATGACAACGCAAGAGAAATTTGATGCGCTTGAGCGTGGTGGGTGGTTCTAAGTAAAAAAAACAGATGTAAATGGATAGAAATTAGAGAGGAGATTTGCTTTTAGTGTTTGAAGATAAAGAGCTTTGGGAACTGATGTCCGAAGCAGAAGGAACTGAGTCTGCCTATGTGTCAGACATTACACCTTCTGAGATTTCAGATAAAAGCCCAGAGGTTCAACTTGAGTATTATGAAAACCAAGTGATGGGGTATCTTCTTAGAGACTTCGACTCTCTAAGAGGTCAGATGGGTCGTCTGCAAAATGACTATTTCCGCAATGAGAACTATGTGCTTTACTCTATGTTGAAGAAAGTACAGATGGAAAGAGGGTTGTTGCTTGATTTAGACTATTTGAAAGTTTACTTGCAAGCAAACGCTTCTGAGATTGCTCAGGACACTGATCGTATTCAATTTGAGTCTTATGTAAGTGAGGGTTCAACTGCGATTGAAGGTTTGTTGGTTTCAGTAGTAGAGGTTTACCAAAAATACCGTAACCCTTCATTTTTGAAAGAGCCAACCTTTGAAGATGCCTTAACTCGCTTTAAATTGGTTTATGCTAAATTAGCCTTTAATGACTCTTTGCAACAAGCTTCGATTGCCTTAACGAATCCCATTCGGTCTCAGCGTAAATCCTTCTTCGGTATCGAAGGTGCGCTTGATTTTCTTTCACAGAAAGTAAATAGTATTAAGGCTTCATTAGGTAAAGAAAACTCTTATCAACTTGTCTGTGCTTCTGATATTGACTTTGAGGAAGAAGAGTCTAACAAGCCTACTTTGTTGTCTAATTTGCAACATTTACCGACTTTGAGTGCTACGATTGGTGGGATTTATACCAACACCTTTGCGGTCTTTGCAGCCCCAGAGAAGGGTATGAAGTCAAAATTTGCAGTTCGCTTGTCTCATGAAATTCTCCTAAACGGTTTTGGTATTTGTTTTTGGGGGAAAGAGGGGGGTTCAGGTAAAGTAATGGCTGAACTCCGTGCAACTCACTTTGACTATTACTACAATGTACAAAGAGGTCAAAACTACGAAAAGATTGCAGGTATCGACATTCAGCGTGGTACTTTAGATAGTTCTGTTGCTGAGCTAGAAAAGATTTCTCGTATGGACTTGGTAAGTAACCCAAATTATGGTAAAATATATTTACCAGATTATCCGTTTGAGTTGGAATCGGTTGAAACCGTCCTCCGAGTTGCAGCAGAGGAAAAAGAGTGTAAGTTTGTTGTCATTGACTACGCACAAGCGATGGATAGCAGTCAGTACTCAGATAAGAAAACCATGTTAGAGAAGTTGTCTATACGTTTAGAGACTTTGAAAGGGTTATTAGATATTTGTGTTTGGTTACCTTCTCAGTTGGCTACTGACGTTATTCAAGATTTAGGTAAGGGTATCCACCGTGAGTTGCGAAACGTTACGGCTGACTCAAAAGAGTTGACAAAATCAGCAGACTTAAACTTGATGTTGTATACAAATGACGCTATGTCTGCAAAGAACATAGCTAAAATGTACTTACTTCCCTCACGTTTAGCAGGAGAGATGGCTCCGCTTTCGGTCTTTACGGATAAGGTTGCAAATAATGTGATAGAAATGAAAGACCAAGTGATAGAAATGCGGAACGGTGAAGCTGTCGTCTTGGATGTTGGAGATATCAATGTCTAAATTTGAAATTTGTGTGAGTGTAGGAGATTTAGCGAAGTTCTTTAGGGTATCCGAAGACTACGTTCGCTCCCAAGCTCAATTTGAAGTAATAAAAGTAAAAGGTGGACTAGAGGTTATTTCTAAGGACACCTATCCTCGTTTAAGTAAGGTGTTGTATTCACAAGCACCTTCTTTGTGTGTTTATACTTTAGAAAAGGTAGTCGAACAATTAAAAGAGGTTTATGACAAGAAAGAATTTATTGATAAGTTCTTAGAGTCTGAACCTAGTGCGATTGTGAGAGATTTATTTACCAATACTCCTTATTATTGGTCAGATAGTTTAACTGAGGAATACTTTCAGTTCGTTCAAGACTTGCAAGGTCAGTTAGATTACTCGATTGAGAGAGTAGCAAGTAAATTAGAGTTGAGTCCAAGTCAACTCTACTCTTTGGTACGGTATTTAGAGTTGCGATTAATGAACATTGTAGGTGCTAAGTCTAAGAAAAAGGTTTACATTTTACCAAGTGTGACTTATTCTACTGTTTGTGCCTTTTTAACTCAACATACCTTAGTGAATTTGACTTTGACTGAGCGTAGCCGACTCTTCTCAATGGGTATCTCTCCTTTGCAGGTCAAAGGTGTTGGTACGTTCGTAGAAACCTCGGTACTGAACTACTTGAGAGGAACAAAATCAAGTGATAGTTTTGAGATAAATGGTTCTTATTATGTTTCCTATAACTCATTCTTAGCTAAGTTTGGTTTACAACCTAATGAGGTCTCTAGTGCCTTGAAGTCCGCTTTAGTTGGTAAAGAAACAGGCACAGAAGAATTTATACCTTATGACTTTGTTCGTCATTTAGATAAAGTGATGAAGTTAGGCTCAATTTCAGATGCTCGATTAGGTGCTTTGATTTGCCTTGGTTTGTTGGAGAAAAAAGACCTTGAAGGTGTTCTTTCGGTGTCTGAGTTCCGCCAATTCTATAACCAAGTCTTTGCTTTAAAGGTCTTTCCTTTGAATAGAGCAAGCTATAAGTATGTAGCAGAAGGTTCAAAAACTGAAATCTTTCAAAAGTTGCAGTTACCATTCTACTCTAAGGAATTATTGGTTTCTGTCTTGAAAGATACCTTGAGAGGACTTCCGTTGGATCAAACCTATAGAGGTTATTTCAATGTTTACCGTATGGTTGAGTTCTTGAAAGTAGCCAATAACACTTATGAACTACCTATATTCATTACCAACATAGATGGTATTCCAAGCGTAGCTATGAACAAGAAGAGTTGGAACTCTTTGATTTCGGTATCCTCAAACATTTTGTTAGCTCCAAGTGACGGAGTTTCAGAAGAGTTATTAAGTGCTTATAACACGTGGGAAATTTTAGAGTTCGAAAAAGTAAGGGAAGGAGTGGAGAAAATCTTATATGGCTAGTAAACAGTTTACAAAAGAGATATTAGACCAATTTGTAGAAGATTTCTACGACCTCTTTATGGAAGGTGTTTTGGAGTTTACTAACAAGTACACTATTCTGTATAAAGAGGAACTAGATAGTAGTGAAGCTCGATCAGTTGTTGATTTAGGTTTAGCTTACGATTGGCTTTGGGTCGCTGATATTGAAGGTACTCCTTTGGTTTACATTGAGGTTGTAGATTTAGTGGTGCAAGAACACTTATTACAACATTATACAAAGCAATTAGGGTATCAAGGTGCGCAAGCACTCGTCACAATCAAAGAATTAAAGGACTTGTACTTAGCAGAAGTTGTTCGATTCTTAAATTACTTACCTAGTTTAATTGGGGAACAGAATGACTTAAAACCATTTGCAGTAGCAAGTTTGGTAGATGAACAACATTTGAGCTTAGATAAACGGTTAGTTCCAATTTTCCACTTGTCTTTAACTGAGTTGTTTAAGTTGCTAGAAAGTGTCCAACTTCGACCCTATGGATTTTGGGATGGTCAAGAACACCATAAATTTAAAGAACCTAAAGGATATTTTGATACACCACTTAAGGGTATCCGAGTTGATGAGCTTGTTTCGGCAGTCTTTATTCGAGGGGTTTTTCCAAAAAGAAAGTCGGTGCATGATTGATGCAGTTTGATTTTTCGAGATTGAGAAAACTTTACTTGTTAGACTTGTTTGAGTTTTACTTAGGTTCACGTGAGTTGGATATTTTAGAAGGTTCGGAGCAAACTACTTTAATTGTAGGTGGCTCTTTGCTTTTCATGGTAGAAGATGGTGTTGTCCACTATGTAGGCGGCGCACCTGAAGATTTATCAAAACAAATTGTAGATTTGATTTTAGTAAAACTACAGTCTGCAGTAACTTTGGAGTGTACGGTGGTTCAGAGAGACTTTCAGTTAGGTGGTGAATTATAGTGATTGGTACTTCAAGAGTAAAGAGAAGAACGATTAAGGCTTCTTATCGTCAGTTAGAAGAGCAGTTACTCTACCACAAGAATTTTCTTGGACACTTTGATGTGACTATTTCAAATTATTGGGATGTAGTCGTTTGTAAACACCAACCTCGCTATTCTGATTACAAATTTAGTAATGGTAATAGTCGTGTTGTTTGTCCTTTCCATGAGGATTTAAAACCTTCTCTCGGTATCGTCAAAGACGGTGAAACCGGCATTGAGGTTTTCAACTGCTTTGGTTGTGGTGTTAAAGGTACAATTATTGGTTTTCATAAGCTCTTTGCAGAACAATATTTAGGAGAGCGGTATCTTAATGGGTTTGGTTACTTGCAGAGTTTAGCTAAACTTTATGGTATTGAATTAACTGATACGATTGTAGAGGTTCAAGAAGAGAAGTCAAACTTTGACTTTTCAAAAGCTCCACCTTATACAGTCTCTATTCATAGAGAAAATGTGGAGACCTTGAAAGAGAAGTTCAACCAAGGTTCTCTGTCTTTACAAGGTTTGAAAGAGCAGTTGACCTTGATAACCAACAAGGTTCTTGAAGTAAAATCATCTAAGAAAAGTACAGAGGGAGGAACAACTTAATGTTTACATTCGATATGGAAGAGTTTGGTGGTTCTCCTTGTTTTACTTACTTAGATTACTTTAAAGAAGGTTCTGAGCGTTTTGGTTTAAATCGTATTTTGGCTTTAGATTTGTCCAAAACCTCAACTGGTATCGCCTATTGGAACGGTCAAGCCTTGGAAACTTTTAACTTAAAGAGTTCCATTAAAGATTTAGATAGTCCTTATTCCGTAGGTCTTCGAATGCAAGAGTTGAAAGACTTCTTGCTTGTAAAAGTTCTAAAGGGGGAAGTAGAGCTTGATATGTTGTGCGTGGAAGAAGCATTGCTCGGAAACAATGCGAAGACCTCTTCTGTAGCTTACGCACTGAACTTTACACTTGATTACTTGTTGGCAGAAGGTGTCTTAAAAGCCAAACGATTCTTTAGGGTATCCAACAAAACGTGGAAAGCTACTTTGCGTTCTGAAACTGGTATAGCACCATTAAAGAAAGCAGTTTGGTCAAAAGACAATGCAGAGAAAGAAGAAATTCTCTTATGTTTGCAAGAACTAGCACATCCTTGGGCGAACAAGTGGAGGGAATATGACTCCTTTGAATCTTATTTAAAGAGTGGCTACCAAGACCAACTAGATGCAGTTGGTTTGGCGCTTCATTGTGTGAAAACTTATGGTTTAGATGAGAAACCTCAAGTGTTAAGTCGAAAAGCTACTGTTAAGGTTTGCACAGACAAGGAAAAAGCTGAGAAATACGCTAAATTCTCAATAGAACACGTTAGTGGTATCCCCAAAAATCAGATTCACACATGGGTTGATACTTGTGGGAAAGAAGAGATTGAGTCTAAATCTTACATTTTAGAAACTCCCCACCTTGGGCGCTTTGGTGTGAAAGCAGAGGTTTTTGAAGAGTCTGATATGTATTACATTGTGGTCAATGTAGCTTTAGTTACAGTTTAAAAATAAAAGTAGTTTAGGTCATTAGAATACAAAGCTTTTAGCTAGAAAGTAGGTCTATATGGCACTTGGTTCTAAGACAGAATTGATAAGACAAGCCTTTCTCTATTTGTTTGGAGAAGGCTATGAAAACAGATTAACAAAGTTCCCAGATGATGAGGTTTTTCCTCAGACGATTAAGCATTTTGACAAAGACGGACTTCATTACTTAAATTCAGAAGTTCAAACGGTTCAAGTTTCAAACGGACAAAGTGAAGCACAAGTAACGGTGTCTTGTGCTATGTGTCATTTGTGTGGTTCTTTGTATGGTAAGGTAGAAGATATTCACTATGTTTTGGAATATCAACCAACGCAATTAGGTCAAGCCTTGATTCATGGTTTGAACCTTAACTCAGCAGAATTTTAGAAAGTAGTAGGTTTCTTAAATGGAGCAACATGTTTCCAGTATTAGAGCAGAGGTTTTAAGACAACTCATTGGTGTATCTGGGGGTTGGTTCGTTCGTATCGTCCTCGTTTCGCTTATGTTTTGGTTTGCCCTTTATGTATATGAGTCTTTAGTAGATGGTACATTGAGTGGTCGTTTATCGTTGATGAAGCAGGCTCTATTCAAGGGTACAAAAGAGTTTAAAGTCAAAACAATTTCAACTGCACCTTTCTTGTATTTCCTAGTCGGCATGATTTTACTAACCGCAGGTTATACATTAGGTTATAATATTTCGAATAATTACATCAGTGGTGAGATTACCTTGATTACAACAGTTTCAAGAATTACTAATTTCTATGCTTTGACAGTCTCAGTCATTGAAATGATTTTAATGGCTTGTACGGCTTTAGTGTTCTTGTCTGCTGCAAGCTCGATTCGTAAGAACGGTCGAGAAGTTTATCAAACAAGTGCATTAGCTAAGTTGAATATCAACTTATTGCGTTTGTTCCGACTTTTCGGTATCATGGCAGTCGTAGCACTCGGTATTGCTTCAATGGTATTTTGTTATTTAGTGATTAAATAGTAACTGGCAAGGTTACTATTTTTCTTTTTTCTAAGTTTGCTTTAGTTATTGCAATTTGGTATAAAAAATGGTAAACTGACAAAAAGTAAATGAAAGCGAGGTTGACCTTTCTTTGCAAACAAAGCTTGAAGTGTCTCCGTTTTTAGGGGTTGTGCCAAGTGCAGTTGAAATTGGTACACGATTAAAGGAGTTATTAAATAAACGAGAAGAGTTAGTCAACACTTTAGATAAAGAGTTAGCTAATGGAACTTACAGCCAACACAGAGTGGTATCCTATTATTTGCTCGAAAAAGAGTTACAGTCTTTAAGAGAGCAACTATTGTTAAGAGCAGAAGATACGCCTTTAGGTAGAGATTACTTACAATACCAAGATATGTTGAAAGCTCGCTTACCAAAAGGCGATACTTACTTGGTTGAAGAGAGTCAAAAGATGGCTCAACTTCCGTATCTAACCAAGGCAGAGCCTTTCTATGATGATTATGTGAGCTTGTTAGAGTTAGCAGCTAAAGATAATGTAGAGCTTTATGTTGAGGTTTTTCTAAGTAACAACAAAGTCTCTTTAGTGTATGAACATGGTATTTTTCAACGTGCGATTTCTTTGGAAGAGGGTAGAGAAGGTGTGGATTGTACACGCTTGATTCTTCCTTATTTAGAGCGCAGAGGGTTGACAACATTAGTTGACCTAGCTCAAATTCCAAAAAGTGCTATTTGTGGTTACTTGTATACCTCGATTGTCGAAGAGGATTTAACTCCTAGTATGAGTTATACGAAATTGGACTTAACCTCTCAGTTGATTTCGACTATTCGTTTTTATGCTTCTGAGTATATTGAGTTTGGACTGAACTTTGCAAAACGAGATGATGAGTGCAAGTTTGTACAAGACTTAGGTTTTGACACTTTACCTTATATTCGTTATAACTTAGAAGCAGACCAAAATATTAACTCGATTGTAGAAGATTGGGTATCCTTACTCGAAGACCTCGCTGATGTTAGTGCTTTATCAACAAACTTGAGAGTGAGCGTAGCAAGTCATCACAGTCAAAAGTTCAAAGAGTTTGGCTTTGATAGTGTAGTCGTCAACCCAATTTTATGGTCTGTAAACCCTCAGAAAGCGAAGTTACAGTACATTCACTGGAAACAAACTTTAGAAGGGTTGAAACCTTTCGCAGTTGTTTCGTATTTAGACGTGACGGCTCAGTTTGAGGTTGATGGTAGCGACTATTTTGGTTTCTATGACTTTGCAAACAATAAACCTAAGTTGATAGATAGCGCGTTAGATTTAGGGTTACACGGTAAAAACAGTGAGGATTTAGGCATTGAAATTGCAGGTCAAACTGTGTTAGAGTTACCATTAGAGAGTCCATTAGATATTTTAGTATTAGGTTTAAAACCAGAAAGTCCGATTTATTTTTGGTCGTCACCAGAGTTAGGTATAACTACAGTATGCGATTCAAATGGTCGGTCTGTAGATCAGTTATTAAGAAAGTAGGTCAGTGTGGAGAAAGATAATTTATGGGGAGACTTGGATGAGTTAGAGGTTGGTGTATCCTCTAGTCAAGACCAAATTCCAGTTGGAGAAGAAGTTGCAGTTTATTCAGAGGTAGGAGAAGAAGTTGTAGAGTGGTCTCCAGAGGTCTCAGAATCGCCCACAGTCGATTTAGAAGAAGTGGATGGGGAAAATATAGACTCAGAAGAAGAAAGTGATACGGAGCAAATAGGAGCTTCTGAGAGCATTTCTGAGTTAGACGACTTAGAAGTAGAAACACCAGTAGATATTGTAGGGGTATCTGAAACTCCTTCGGTACTTAGTCCATTTGAGGATATTGATAAGATTTTAAGTGGATTGAAGTATGACCGTGAGTTACGTATGGACTTACCGATTGAGTCGATTGTCATTACGGAGTTTGATAAAAAAGCTCGTTTTGCAACTAAGAATGGTTTAACTGCTTCGATTGAAGACTTTGGCAGAGTGTTAAACCCTATTGATGTGTTGGCTTTACCTTCGGTAGATGGTGAAGAAATTGAAATGTACACTTTGATTTCAGGTCTCCGTCGAGTTTATGGTGCATCTCGTAATGGTTACAAAACTATTCCAGCTTTTGTGTGGCACTTTGCAGACTATGAAAAAGCCCAACGTTTGGTTCCATTATTGGGGTTGATTTTAAATAAGCAACAACAACACAATTACCAAGAGATTTGGAACGGACTTTCTACTTTGGAACACGAATATGGTTTGAAATTCTCTCAAATTGAACGTTTGTACCCTTATTTAGAAAGTGGAGACGTTCTGAAATTGAAAGAGGTATGCAGTGAGTCTGATACTTACCCAGAGCCTATGACTGAGTTGTTCGCAGGTAAGTACACATTGGACAAAGCTTATAAAGAGTTGGTAAAACAACGGAAAGAGCGTGATGTACTTGAGGAAGAAGACCACAAGGGTATCCTCTCTTCGACCGAACTTGGTAAAGAAGCAGTTGTTTCTAATGAAGAAGGTAGCTCAAGTTCTGAGGGTGGTTCAGAAGAGGGTGAAAACTCAGGTAACAACAAACTGAGCGCCCAAGAGGTAGATGAACTTCTTGAACTGGCAGATAACTCTATGGATAACTTGACTTTAGAAAGTGCCTTAGAACAAGCAGATGCAGTAGATAAGGGTATTGTGCAAGACCGTAAAGGTGACGGTGATGATGATTTAACACCAGAGGTTAAGAACAAGATTAAGGCCAGAGATAAAATGGTTTGTCAATGTTGTTCTAAGGATAAAGTTGAAAACCAAGGAGCTTTCTTATCTCAGTTGGTTGTTCACCATAAAGTACCAGTTCATGCAGGTGGAACAGATGATGAAAAGAACTTGATTACCTTGTGTATCGGTTGCCATCACTTGTTGCACACTATGGAGAAAATGGGAACTCTTACAACCGATAAAGAGCATTTAGACACTATGGATGAAGAGTTCCGTAGACGGATTTTAAATGCTTGGTCTCTTGCTTATATTGCCATTAAAGCAGGGGAGAAGAAAGGTTATTCTCGTAAAGAACGTGCTAAGAAAGCTCAAGAAAGTCTAGGTCATAAATTCCCCGGACAAGACATTAAGAATGACTTAGCATTACGAACTGCATTAGATGTAAGTTCAAAATAAATTTTGATGATTAGGTAGGTATGCTGGATTTTTCCACATACCTTTTCTGATAGTTAGTAGATTAAATCGAAAGGTTTCAATTAGCCATGAAATTACATAAAAATTTACTGCGAGAGCGTTTCGCAAATGGTATTGGGGTATCCATCACTTACAACCCAACCAACGGTGAGCGTTTTATTAAGTTTTTATTTAACGCTTTAAATAAAACAAATACAGATAGGGCTTTTGTAGTAGATGAGGTCATGCAGAAGTTGGTTTCTTATTTTGATAAAACTAACCTAGACTTTTTTAGCACTGAAACAGGTGGGAAACAACCTGACTTAGAACTTCGTCAAATTGGGGTAGTGTATCGTTACTCTCCGAATGAAGTTCCTACTATGGAGTTAAACTCAGATGAGACCGTTTGGAGTGAAGAAGAGCGTGAGTCTTATATTGGTCAGATGAAGAGGTTTGTCATAAATGGTTACGCTGACTGTGAAAACGGCATTTTCTATACTTATGTATATGGTTGGTTCAATAAAGAAAAAGAAGATTATGAGCATATTTTCTTTATTAGCAATGTTGCAGAACCAAAGACTCGTTCTTCCCACTATAAAACACTTATTCAAAAGCTTTATATCACTCGTTCAACTGGTTTCAATCACTTCTTTAACTACAAGTTTAGTATTTACTATGCTCCACAACTTTCCTCAGTTTTGGACTTCTTAGACTTGATTACAAAAGATGTTGTAGCTACTAAATTGAAAAGTTGGGTGGATTTTAACTCACAACAATTTAAAGCAGGTTATGATGCTTCTAAGAATAAAGCTCGTTACACAGATCGGTATCCAAACTTACCGCAAGACAGTCAAAGTAAAGAGTTTAAAGAGATTGTACATCAAAACTCACTTAATTTGATTTACAAAGCCTTTATGCGTAGTTTAGGTAATTATTTAATGGGTTCCCCAGCTAAAAATAAAACTATGTTAAAAGTTATGGCAGAGTATTTGTATGAGTTGTACTTAGATGACTTTAACATTACTCTTATGGAGGAGTATGACAGAGTTCAAAATTCAGAATATGCTAGATCGTTTGAAACTAAGCGCAACATTCCAACTAAAATTCAAGCTGCTATGGATTCAACTAAGTTCTTAGACTACGGATTTGGTTTTGTAGAGTTCGATGAGCAGTTTGATTTAGAGAAGCTACCTGATATTGAAGCGCAGTGGGGGTTAATTCACAAAGCTTTGCCACATTCGGAACATAAACCAGAGTTACGTTTTCGTAAAATTGAGCATCGGAAAGCTCATGGTGTGTATTTCCCAGCTTTTGACTGTATTACGATTAGTGTCCGTAACGTAAACTCTATGCTCCACGAGTATGGTCATCACATTGATTTTACTTACAATAAAGACCAAAACTTGTCTATGTCTGATGAGTTCCGCCCACTCCTCAAAGGGTATCAACGTAATTTGTCGGACGGTGGAGTCTATAAAGGAGCTATGTTAAATTACTTCTTAACTCCAACTGAGGTCTTTGCACGTGCTTTTGAGATTTACTGCGTAACGGTACTTCCTAGAGTGAGCTTTACTGAGAGTTTGGCTGATTATGGTAATAAGTTTGAATACTTATGGTTGATTAACCATACTGAAGAGGTATTAAATTACTTTGATACCAAGTTCCCACACATAAGAGAAGAAGTAGCTAACATTCAACAAACTGAGGAGTCTCTTAAAGTAACTAACTTAACTGAAGGTGTAAAAGAAGAACTTGCACCAAATCAAGTAAAAGCAGGTGGCTTTACAGTTAAGATTGAAGAAAGCCCAGGTAAATCCGAACTTGAAGGAAAAGACCTTATTCCAACAGATCGAGATAGTAATGGTATTTTAAGTCATGCAGTTGTTGAAAGACCAAGTAAACAAGCAGAGGACTTATACAACGGTATTTCTATTTCAGATGAGATTTTGGAAGAGAACATGTTTGAAGAATTTGGTTTTTTACTTGATCCAGTTCAGTTCTTTGATGGTACTAAGTTTGGTGGTGTTGCATATTTAGTTAAAGACAATAAAGGGGTCGTTTATCAAACATTTAGAGTTGAAGAACCTCATTTTTCAATGATTGAGAGGGTTATTAACCAACTTCATGACGAGTGTATTCTAGATGCTGAGAAAAGTTATATGGTTGTAAGTGACTTGCTTCATAATAAAATTGAAAAATATGGTGCTTCTGTACAATCTCTAACTAAGGGTATCGCATCTCTTCGTTTTGCAGATTTTAAAGATGTTGATTTTGGTACAACTAAAGGTGAGCAAGTTGCGGCAGTAAATAGCTTAATGAATAAATTAGCTAAGTCTTATGTAAGCTATTTGAAGAACTTAGATTTAAGAGTTAAAGATGATGAGATGAGAGCTTTATTCAAGAAGAAAGCTCACGAAGAAATTGCAAAAGATAGAGATATTGCAAGTGAAGTTTGGAACTTTGATTCTGTACTTACAGAATATGGTGAAGCAATTTTTGTAGAGCGTTTGCCTAAGAATAAAGCTTTAGTTAAGAAACATGCTCAACTTGTAGATGAATTATTTATTTATCTGTACCCAGACTTAGGTGGTTCTCATTCAGATTATATGAGTAGTGCAGTTTACAAAGCACTAGTTGATAATGATTTGTGTGTACATTTTTATCTAAGAGGTGAGCTGAGAGAGTTAGTAAAAGCTAAAATTAACGAAACGGCTTTAAACCCAGAAAGAACATTTAGTAGACTAGCTGAGTTAGGTTTAAACTTAACTGTTGAGGTGTGATTTATGGAAAAAGAGATTTATTTTGAGTTGAAAAACAACTCTGGCGACATAATGACAATTTACAGAGACGAGCCAAATGTTGTTCCGTTGAGTGAAGAGTGGACTCGAACTTTGTGTAGATATTTCACATGGTTTCCTGAGTTTACTTCAATACAACCTCATAGATATCCAAAGATGGCTGAATTTATAGATGATTACATTAAGGTTGGTTTTACAGAACAATTACGTTTGAAGAGTCGTGATTTAATAGAGTTTGTAGATAAGATGGTTGAATCTTTCTATAAGACTGCTAATGTTTATGCAGTTCCATTATTTAGTGAACCTACAATGTCTTTAGACTACTATCCAACTCTTAAATTTACAACTGAATATGAACCACATAGAGATTTTGTAGGTTTCGCCTTCGCAACACGTGACGAAATTTACCGATGGTATGACACTAAGCGTATTACAAAATCTATTGAGCGTGATATTTTAGATATGGTAAACTATGTGTTAGCAATTTATAATGAATATCTTAAAGGTGCAACTTACCACTATGTAATTGAAACCGCAGATGGTACGGAGATTGACCGTGGGTTAGATTTCTACGAGCTTGATGGTGACACAGATAAGATGTTAGAGCTGATGTTGAAAGGAAGTTCTGTTTACGATAAGTCTTTTGTTGAAATTTAAGTAAAAGAGAGGTAAACCTCTCTTTCTTTTTGCTATATTTAAGAAATTTATTGCAAATACTTATAAGTTCTGTTATACTATATCTATTATGAAAATTTAGGAGGTCTTGATTTTATGAAATCCAGACAAGAAATTAAAAAGCAAGCTAAACAGATGATTGCTGAAGACAATTTGTGGTTGGCTTTAGGTCTACCATGTTTGGTACTTGTTTTAGTAAACTTAGCTTTTGCGTTTAACGGAAGTGCCACAGGGGTATCCTCAGCCATCTCTGGACTAACTTTACTTTATGAACTATGTGCAAGTCTTTATGTCTTTGACATTTTAACGAAACAACACCCAGTAGGAAAACAGTTAGGTCGTAAGATTTCGGATATGTTTGGTAGTCTGACTGCGCACACCTTTAAAACAGGTTTATTAGTTGGTTTTATAATTGGTTTGTGGTTCTTTTTACCTTACATTATCGGTATCGGTCTAATTGTCGCTGCTTTGGTGTCAAATAGCTTTGGTATACTATTTTGGCTTGGTGTTGCTTTATTGCTTTTTGGTGGGTTCATTGGTTTGATAAAAACTTATGAGTACGCATTAGCGATTTACCTAGCAAAAACAAACGAAGAACTTGGTTTGTTTGCACTTCTTAAAGAAAGTAAGCAGAAGATGAAAGGTCATAAACTGACTTTGTTCGTACAAAACTTAAGTTTCTTCTGGTGGGGATTAGGTGTATTTGCGACGGGTGGTTTGCTTGGTTTGTATGTCACTCCTTATGTACTTGCAGCAAATACTATTTTCGCCACTGAGGTTTTGGGTATCAACAATTCTGAAAATCCTCGCAAAGAGAGTGATTTAGAAGTATTTTAATAGTGTGAAAGGGAGCGAAAGCTCTCTTTTTGCTTGATTTAATAAGGTTTTTGTGGTATAATAAAGAAAATTTAGGAGGTTTGTTTTATGCAAGTAAGCAAAGAAAAGGCAATAGCAACCTTTACTTATCCATATCAGTCTTACGGAATTAGTTTTGCACTTGATGAGATTAACTACGAAGAATTATATAGGGTTTTTATAGATTATTGTACCTACTTTGATGGTTTTACTTTTAGTGCTTTAACTCCTAATACTACATTTGCGGATTTCACGGAAAATGAAGAAACGGTTAGAAGTCAAATTGATTTGATTTTCAATGAAGTGTTAGTATTAGACACAGATGCTGAAGGTTTTTACAAATACGGTACTGTTAAGTCTGAACGAGGTCTTACCGTAAATGTTTGTTTCAGTAAGGTCTCTGATACAGAACCCAGAGTTGTTGATTGTGGTTCTCATGTTTCCCCTTTGATTGTTTTCAAGTTTGAACTCTCATTTCTTGGTAAGAAACGCCCAGAGTCTTGTTTTATGATGATAGTCACAAAAGAAAAAGACTTAAAACAAGGTTTACCTAACTGGAGGTAGGTTCAGATGTTTAAATTATCAAACGGAGAAACATATTCTCGCTTAGAAATTCATTGTTTTGATGAGTTGCTAGGTTATATTACTAAAGACCAACAAGGTTATCACTTCACTCTTGTGAAGTCCGAAACCCTACACCACAAATTCACTTTGCTTAATTTAAGTGAAAATTCCACCTCCGAGGAAATAAGAAAGTGGTTAAAGGAAAACTTAACCATAACCGATTCACGCGCTAATAGAAGTGAATGTTATCCAAAGTGGTGTCGCACCTTGGAAGATGAGATTTCAGTTTATTCTTTCTTTCTCGACTGTGATATGAGGAGGTGGAAATATGTTTAAACCAACCTCAAAATTAGGGTATCAACAGAAGTACACTTCTCCTAAAGGTGGTTATTGGTACAAGGAAGATTTAAAAGGTGGTGAAGCCTTTGCAGAAGTTTTGATTTCTACATTTCTGAGGTCTTGTAACTATATGAATTCTAAAGATTTTGTACCTTATGATTTCAAGTACAGTAAACCTAGTTCAATAGACTTAAATACTTGTGTCTCTCTAAATTTTTTACAAAAAGGGGAGCAGTTTATTTCATTTAAGGATTTATTGTCTCAAGTGAGTCCACTTACAGAAAAACTAGTAGGTTTCGACTCCAAATTAGATTATATCGACTCAGTGTTTCAACAAACAGTCGGTCAGTCTTTTAGGGAAGAAATGTTGAGATTACTCACTTTAGATGTTATGTTTAGAAACACCGACCGTCACCTCTCTAATTTCGGCATTATTTCAGGTTCTAATGAGTTTATCCGTTTCGCTCCTATATTTGATAATGGACTCGCTTTAGGAGTCTCAGAAGGCGCATATTTCGATTTAGACAACCTCCTAAAAGGTTTCGGTTATAAAATTAAACCTTATGAACTCGCGGTATCTACCTTAACTCCTCAAATCAACACAGATTACTTTCAGTTTGATGTTACTGCCTTTATTGAGTTGGTGGATAAAAACATTCCTAAGAACAACCTTTTGTTGGGTTTCCTAACTTTATTGATTCATTACTATCCAACGGATTGCAAAGGGGTAGATACTAAGACTACTCTGGAGACAGTTTTCGGAGAATTCAACAAAAGGAGATTTTTATAAAATGGATCCCTTTACTCAAACACAATTTAGTTTAACCGATTGGTATAACTCTAAGAAGCGGTTTACAACTATTCTTATCAATATCTTTTTGATATTTTTAGTCACAAGTTTTATTCCAAGTTTGGTTGTTCAGTTTCCGACCTTACTAAAGAACTTAATGACTTCAGAACAAATCTCACAACAACCTATTTTGAATTTAGGTTACTTTGTTTTATTTGCTTTTATTTACTTAGTGAGTGTACTCTTCACTCACCTAATGGAGTTGGGTGATGGTGAGAAATCAGATAACAAAACGTTTGCTATTTTCACATTTTTCATGATGTGTGTAGTTGGAGCTATGTGGGGTGTTGGGATTTTAGTTGTTTCAAGTTTTCCGATATTTAAGCAATAGGAAGAGAGATAAATTTATGCTTTACAATGATTTAGACAAACTAATAGAAGACTACAATGAGCGTTACCGCAACGCTAATGATTGGGTATTTCAAGCAACAACTGAGCTTGAACTAGAAGAAGCAAAAGCAGATAAGAACAAGTTAGTTCACGAGTACAGTCAAGCTTTATATGATTTCCTATGGGATAAACTCCCACAACTAACTGCGAAGGATTGCATTGCTTTTGATTTGGTTCCTTATGGAGTTTGGCAAAAGTTCAGCAGTAAATATGAGTTAATTTTGAAGAAAATCAAGGAGGTTCATCGTGTCCGTTAAACTTTTACTGCAGAGTTTACTTTGGGTATCCCCAATATGGCTTTATCCTTCAACTTTAGTAAGTCAACTAACTATCCCACAAGGAACAAACCCTTCAACTGTAGCAAGTCAATCAATTATCCCACAAGGAACAAACCCTCTGAATGTAGACGAGTCTAAAATTATAGCTTACTTGAAAGATAACCCAACCGCTACCTACAATTCTAATGTTGTTTTTGTGGATAAGGATGAAGATTATAAACTAGCTCACCTTATGGGTAAATCAGTTATAGATGTTCGGTATCGTACAAAACCTGTAGTCTCTGAGACAGACTCTTTAGAGGAAGTTCAAGATAAAGTGAACAAATTCAAATCTGCAACCTCTATTGATTCTGATGAAGTAGCTCTTGCACTACTTGGTAACATGACAGAAACAGTTAAAGTTTCGGACTAATGGCTTGCCACTCTTGACAAACTATCTTAGGTCTGCTATACTACTTAACAGACTACAAAGTACATACAGATAAAGTGAGTAAATTTATGTTCTCACTTTTCTTTTGTTTTGTTGCGCAAATCCTTAATTTATGGTAAAATAGACTAAATTGACCGTTATAAAATTAGTTAGAAAGGAGAAGAAGATGTCAACAGTAATTACAGTAAGAACGTACACACAAGCTACAGAAGGTAATCCTTGCGCTTGGGGTGAATTATCAACTTTTACAACAGGTAGTCTATACGAAGCGATTTTCACGCATTTTAATCAAATTGATGATGTGACATTGAGGTTTTTCCTAAGTGAATTAAATCGTTATGGTTCAGTCACTTTGCAAAGTGCTACGATTTTAGTGAAGATTAGCTATACCGGAGCTTTCCCGGAGAAAGATTGGTAAATAGATGAGTGTAGAACATAGATTAAAAGAAGTTGGAATTTCCTCAGAGGTTGGGTATCTCTTCCCAAAAACGTGCAGTCATTGTAACTTAAAGTATGAATTGAGCTTAGACTTGTCTGTATTAAAGTGTCCTAACCCTTTCTGTAGAGGTTTGTACTATCAACGCGCAGTAACCTTTTGTGAGGTATTAGGTTTAACTCAGTTCAGTTATAGTTTCTTTGAGCGATTAGTGACTGAGTTTGGTTGGAAGTTAGATTTCATTTCAGATTTTTACAAATTAGATAAAATCTCAGTTGAGATTTCAGATAGTGAGTTTCAGTCTCGATTTGACTTGTTTAAGTATGAGTTGCAAAAGGTAAAAGAGAGCTTAACTTTAGAGCAGTATTTAACTTCATTAGCTCTTCCGATGGTTGAAGATATTATTCCAACTATTTGTGATCGATATGAAAACTTAGAAGAATTTTACGCAGAGTTAGATATTGTCTTAGATTTTGATGGTTATTTGACTATTCTTGGATTGAGCGTAGGTTCTAAGGATTTGATATTGCGGTATCTCGAAATTTTCAATATTTACCGTAGAGATTTATTAGGTTACACATTGTAGTTTAGACAGATTAGATAGGTGGTGAGATTTAGATGATGCTTGTGGTTGATAAACGATATGTGGTATTGGAGTGGAAGACTACAAATCCTAACGTTTACATTGAAGATACAGTAGACTTACAAACTCGAATAGATTTAACTCGTAAGTTAAATCAAGATGCTTATGATGTAGTTGTGGAGCCAATTCCTGAGGGTGTACTGAAAGATTTAGTACATGAAAAGGTAACTGTTTTGGTTGTACCAACTAAAGCAACAATGGTGTATTATGAGCGTACTGGAAATATACCAGAATTTTTATTTGTGGAAAGCATTTTAGGTGGTTAAAACTTGGTTAAATTAGGTCAAAAAGGACAAGAGTTACTGCGGTATCTAACTGCATTTTTCGACAAATATGTTGAAGGAGAAGGTTCTCTCAGTGTCCAAGTAAATTCAAAAGATGTAACAGAAGAACAAGCCTTATTCATAGGGAATAATCAAAAGCTTCTTAAATCAGTAGGTTTATTAGATACAAGTCACTCTGTGAAAGATTTAGGCATGTCCAAACAAGAGCGAGAATTGGAAGGTTCATTTTATACTCCTTTGTTTTGGGGTAGGAAAGCTCATGAGCTACTAAGTGATATTCCAAATTTGGAAGATTATGTAGTATGGGACGCTTCATGTGGTACAGGAAACCTTTTGATTGAGTTTCCTAAGTGTAAGCACATGTACTTGTCTACTCTTCATGAAGAAGATGTTCGCTTAACAAAAGAGCGTTTTGAAAAAGAGCGTCCTGATTTAGAAACAACTGTCTTTCAGCTGGACTTTTTAGGTTCTACTGATTCACCACTTATTCAAAACTTCTCAAGACAACTCCCAGAGAGCTTGCAGAAGGTTTTACAGAACAATGAAAAACTCATCATTTTGATGAACCCCCCTTATTCTACCAGAGGGGTATCCACACCGGTCGCCAAGCGCCTAAGCTCCTTGAAGTTGAAAGGTTACGCAGCAGACTTGTATAGTCAATTTATGTGGCAAGTAAAGAACTTGGTGCAAGTACATCACTTAACGAACGCTGAGTTGATTTGGATGGTTCCAGTTTCGTTTCTTTTGAACCACAGAACGTTTGAAGTTCGTAAAGACTACGCAACAGACTTTGAGTTTCGTAGTGGTTTTATGTCTCCCCTTGCTGATTTTCAAGGTAGTGCTGATGTAAGCTCAAGCTATTTGTGTACTACACGTTGGTCTACAAATCAAAGAGGTTCTAAAGACTTGGTTGACTTACCTGTTTACTCTCCTAGTGGAGATTTACTCTATAATCAACCTCTTTACTTAAAAACTCGTAGGAAGACTGCAAGTAATTGGGTTAAGGGTATCCATACTCGAAACTACATTTCCTTGCAACAGATAGATAGTAAAGGAACTATTGTTTCGAATGATTTATCTCTAAGACAATACACTCCTTTAGGTGTTTTTCAGTTTTCGAGTTTGTCTTATCTGAGTTTGGCTAAGAACTTGATTACAACTTGTGAGATATTTAGTATGGAGAGTAGGGCAACTAGGTCAATTAAAGAAGAGTATTTCCCAATGTTGACTTACCTTTATGCTTTGAAATTTACACGTGATATCCCAGTCGAAGTAGCAACTTCTCAAACTAAGGTTCCTAAGTTTGATGAGGTTTGGAACAAGATTTATCCGAACTTTGCTTTACTTTTCTTTATCAACCGTGAACTTTATGGTTTGTCTTTGAGAGATGTAGGTTACATGAATAAGGAAAACTATGTCAATCCATTCTTCTTTGTGTCTGAGGATAAAGTCAAACAAGCGATTGAAGCGAATACTGATACTGAGTCAAGAACTGCTTTAATGAACGATTATAACCTCTGGGTATCCAAGGGTGCTTGCCCTCAGTTTTACCGAGAAGTAATTGAAGATGCCTTAAACTCTCCTGATTTGTTACCTTTGTTTAGAGAAGTATATGAGCATTTAGAAAAGTTCTATTTAGAGGGTATCCGCAATCGCCGAGTAAACTCGGAAGTGCGCCTAACAAGTGCAGTGGACTTGGGTTTCCACCAACTAAAAGACTTAAAAGAAGTTCCAAATAGCGAAGTTAAAGCCTTTTTAGATCATCAACGAGAGCTGAAAGCAGTGGTTGTAGAAATGTTGCAAACTCTTAACTATGAAATTTGATAAAAGTTCCCCTAAAACTTGACACTTAGGGGATTTTTTGATAGAATGAAACATATAAAATTAGAAAAAGAAGGAGACAGAAACTTTGGCAATTCATTTAGATGATTTATTAAACCCAGAGGCGCAGTTCGCTTCTGTTTTAGTCTACGGAAAAAGCACTCGGTATCTTTCCTTGGTTTCCAACTTGGTTAAGAAACGCTTTCAAGTAGACTCTTCTTCGGTTATTCGAGTAAATGACTTAAATGAGTTACCAAAGATGGACGCATCGATTCAAATTCGTCCATTTCGTTCTCCTTACCGTCTATTTGTTGTAGATGAACAAAAGACAGAGTTAGCAGAAGTTACTGTGAAGTTTCTACAAAGTGTTGTAGGGTTTACACGGTTGGTTGTAGGTTATAAGAACTACAAACTCTTTCAAAACGTTCGCTACACTAAAGAACTGGTTGATTTTCAACCAGATATTATGTTCAGCACCTATATGACTCAAAGTGAGTTTCAGTATATTTATGATGTGACTACTAAAGCGAAAGGTTCTGTGAAATTATCTGAGAAAATGTATGGAGTCGTTACCAAGCGGTATCTTCGAGACATTGATGCTGTTTTTACGATTCTATCAAGCTTAAAAGACGGTATTGAAATTAGAGATAATGCGACTTTGGTGCAATTAGCCGGTGTAGGTTCTCTTCAAATTGAGCGTGTGGCTTTAAGTATGTTGACCTCAACTACTAAAACAAAGAGAGGTTTGGATCAATACAAGAAGAAACAACTGCAGAGCTTGTTAGAGTTGTCTCATCATAGAAGTTTTGAGACCGTTCGTAAGTCTTTATTAGAGTCCTTTAAAGCTATTTTGATATTGAAAGAATTATTAGTTGAAGGTAAGATTTACCCAGAGATAGGCTTGTTACCAGACATGAGTAAGTACAACAACTATCGAATTGGGAAGTACGCTCGCTTTTTGGAGCAAATTGATGGGTTGTCTATGATGGAGATTGTAAATTTTATGTCCTTGGTAGGTAGTCGTAAATGGTCGGAGGAGTTCCATGTGGTATCCTTTGTCTTGCAAGCGACTAAGTTAATCGGATTGAAAAATGGAGGTTTAGTGTAGTGAGAGTAAAAGCAGTAAAGATAGACGATTATAAAGAGAATAAGGGGTTGCAGTTAGATGTAAACACTTCGTCTGTTTGGCAGTTTCTTGTATCTGATGGTGGGTCTATCTTTTTAGAGTGGTTAAAACCTACTAAAGAGTATGTAAAACCAAAAGTAGAGAATAAGGTGGGTTTCTTTAACTTATTGTCTATGTTGGGGCAAGAAGCAGTTGAAGAGGTGGTCTCTACTTCTTCGGAAGATTTCCGAGTAAACCCTTCTATTTGTGCTGTTGGGGTATCCTTAAAGGAGTTTCAGTCTGATAAAGACGTGTGGCTTTCTTACGGTGTTCCTATCTTTATTCCGGTCGATTTAACTACTAAGGATTTAACTAAGATAGTTTCGTGGTTGCAAGATAGTGATTTAGTAGATGGGGTCACTTATGTACTAGATTTAGGTCTGAACTATACTAGGGTTCATGAGCTGACTCAAATCTTGAGAGAACAGAAGAGTTCAGAAGAGCAAGTTCGCTTAGTGGGTAATTGTGTCTTTAAGTATAAAGGTCAGAACTATTGTGGCTTGTTCTCTCCTAGTTTTGCTAAGAGTTATAAGTTAGATTGGGTTTATGACTCGGAACCGCATAAAGCAACTCAAGTCTTTCTAAGTAAAGACTCTTCGAGAGAAGTACCGATTGAAGATTGTACTTACCCAAAGGCAAGTAGAACAGGCGGTATCTAATGTTTCTAACAGGTTGTTTTATGGAAAGTATGAACACGACTTTATCTGAACATAGTTTAGAGTTGGTTGGTCAGTATTTACCTAAGACTAAACATATAAACTATGTCAAAGACTCTTTATATACTTTGGTAACAAAGCGTTTGGATAAAGCGTGGTCAGGTATGAGCGAAAAACAATTTATTTACACAGGTTGGGACGAAAGCATCCGAGCAAGTGTTCACACGAAACTAGATAAAATTCGCCACGGTGAGTTTAATATTGGTGTCCGAGAAGATGGAGAGTCTAAGCTACCGTCGGGAGTTGTAGATGAAAACACCTTGAGTTCTGAGATGTCCTTGGTTCCTCAGTCTGTCCACCGTTGGGAGGTATTTCTAAATAAGTTGACCGTAGACACTTTTGACTTCCGAGTTGAGTTAGCAGAACTAATTGAAGAATACAATAGGGTATCCCGATTTTTCGAGAACACTTATGGTCTCAATTTCCGCCTTCTGTTGAAGAAAGTGTTAGAAGGTGATAGAGATAGCCAAGAGTATTTGGTAGATATTTTGTCTGAGGAAAATGATAAGGTCTTCGTAGAAACTTTAGGAGAGTTATTGCACTATGATGAGTTCAAAGACTTTATTTATAGTGATGTAGACAAGAGTTTAGAAGTAGGGGTGTTATATGAGTGAACCTTTGATTTTAAATCCTTATTCCAAACAAGTGAACTTAGACAAATCTTTGCTTTTAGTAGTTGCTCTTGATTTAAGTAAGAAGTGGTATCACCTCGCTCGAAAATTGGGGTCTTATAAAACTTTAGAGAGCTTTCAAGATGTAGTCTTAAACCGCCTGTTGAACTTAGAAGATATTGCACTAAGTCACTTAGAAGGTTATGTTAAGCACATAGCTCGAAGAAATATCAGTCAACCAACTGAGGTCTTGGTAGAAGATTTTGAAGTATATGACTTTGATAAAGACTTCTCCCCAAGTACTGTAAAGACAAATAAAGGCATTGAGTCCTTTTGGTTTAATTGGTTGGATTCCTTGAGAACAAAACCTTTAAAACCTTTGAAAAATGAAGAGGAGTTGCTTTATTTACTAAAAGCAGTCTTGATATTGCGCTTTATTGAGTCTAAGGGGTTGATTGAGCAATCTACTCTTGAAACTAATTCAGCTTCTTTGCGGTATCGTACTTGGTGGTCGCAATTCCTAGTGTCTTTAGTAGGTCGAGTAGGTTTACCGAATGAAGAAGTAGAGAAGAGGGTTTCTACGTGGCTTAGTTATTATCTGCAGTGTGAGAAGGTGTTGATTGAAGCTGGTCTCTTATACTTGAAAGTAGAAAGTCACTTAGTAGCTAGTGAATTGTGTTATAAGAAACAACCGATAAGAACTCGCATGAAAGATGATAAACTGTCTGTGAGTGGTTCTAATTCGTACACGATTTACAAGTTAGATACAAGTGCTTATGTAGATAAACTCTTTGATTATTACTTCGGAGAGATTGGGGTATCCCACAGTTTCCGACTTGACTTAGGTTCTCAGACCTTTTATAATATTCCCTACAAAGGTTATGTATTGAGGGGTAACTTAGAAGAGTTGATTTTAGAGACTCTTGCAAGTTGGTTGGTGTTGAACTTTGACTGCCGATTTATTGGGGTTGTGGGTTCAACTATGTACTTAGAGTTTAAAGAAGATAATGGAGAGTTTCCAGTCTTCTTAGTGTATTTCAAAGAAGTATTTCAGTTTGATTTAATTCCTTGCGGTAAGGAAGTTGAAATAGAAAGTTGAGGTCTTGTAAAATGTTACAAGTAAGTGTAGGTCAAAACAATGGGTTTATGACTTGGGTATTCTACGCAGAAGGTCGCTTGGTTGAACGTAAATCTGTGTCCGTTCCTAGAGAAACAAATACTCAGAGGTTGATTGAGTTTACGAAAGAAGCTCTAACTTCGGTGTTGAAGTATTTAGACACTCAAAAACACCCGTACAATACAGAATCGGTATTGTCTGTGGAGGTAGGTCGTAAGGTAATTGCTCGTTATTTGAATGAGCGTTACTGCAATTCAATTTATGTAGAAGACTTGGAAGAGTTATTGAAGGTTTTTAACCGTCTTCCAATTTCTGTTGAGGTAGAATACAATAAAGACGCAGGGTTTTTAATTGCAGATCGTTATAACAAAGAGAAGTATATAACAGAACAAGTTGTAAAACAAACTTCTGCTTTGGATTGGTTTGATGAAGTAGGAGGGTAAACATCTTGCTTTACACGATATTAGAAATTGAAAGGAGATAAGGTGCTTACCTCAGAGATTAAATTTACTTATAAAGGTCAAAACTACAACTACAAAGGGTATCTTTCCGATTTGACCCACGGTGGTCTCTTGCGTTTGGTGGCTCAAGATGGTGTGTCTGCTCAGATGCTTATGCAAGGTCAAGCAGAGCAATTAGGTCGAACTTATAGAACGGCTACTTTTTCAAGAGCTTCCTTTACGGTAGAACGCTTAATTAAACCAAAGGTTTTATTTGGAGAAGATGGAGTTGATTTATCTATTGCGAAGTCTTTCCAAAAACACCCTTCATTTGCTTTGTTTGCTTATTTGTACGCAGTGTATAGCTACGCTAAAACCCTCAAAAATGAAATGAGGGGTAGTAAAGGTTTCTTGGCTTTGAGTTTGAAAGAGCTTGAAAATGTAGAGGATAGGGTTGAATTTGAAGTTCCATTTGGAAAAGGTGTTATTGAGCGTAAATACGGTTTGGTTCGCTCTTTGCGTTTTGCAACCCAAGATTTAACAAGTGGAACTTCCTTAGAGTTCGGATTTGTAGAGGATTCTTCCTTTGAGTTTCTACCAAGCCAAGAAAGGGTATCTCTTCTCGGATCGGACGTTATTCGTATGGACTCGATTGGTACGGCTTATAAAACTGAGATTTCAAATAATCTAAGAAGACAGTTACTAGGTTTACCTAAAATTGAAGTTGTAACAGATTTAAAAGGGTTAGAAAGTTCCGTCAATCCTTTCTACACCACAATGGCAGAGGTCATTGAGGTAGAGAATATGAAAGCCAAGGTCGAACAACGTACTTCTCGAAACTTTGAGTGGGTTCGAGAGAGGGTTTTAAGCGGTAAATACAGAGTAGTTAAACCTCATGAAGTGGAAGATGTTTTCAAGCAGTTGGAAAAAGATTACAAGAAAACAAAACTGACTGCGTTCGATACGGAGACCACAGGCTTGGACTTTACGTTTAGAGGATTTTATGGTAAAGGCTCTATTATGGTAGGTGCAGTCTTATCTGCAAAACCTGGAACTTCTTACTATTTCCCTCTAGCTCATAAGAAATTTCCAAATGTCTGTGGGGGTGATATTGAGTTATTTGTAGAGAAATACTTACAACCCTATTTAGGAGATAAAAAGGTTGTAGCCCACAACAACATCTTCGACTGGAAGGTAGGGTATCGACATGGTTTGGTCTACGATTGTTGGCTTGACACATTAGTTGCCATGCGTAAAACTTACTCAGCAAGAGACAATGAAGAGTATGGTTTGAAAGCTGTAACAGATAAGTTCTTGCATAGAGAAGCGGTAGAGCTTGATGACTTAACAAAGTGTGGTTCTTATGAAAAATGTGGTGGAACCTTTGATGAACTAGAAGAAGAGCTTGTAGCCTTTTATGCCTGTCCCGATGCGGACAACACCTTGTGTATTGCTCTTTATTTCTTGGAGAATGATATTCTAGGTAAGTCTGGTTTTGATATGATGCAAGCAGTAGTACATGATAGTCGCTTTACCTGTGTTGCTGCTTATTCGGAGTTTTATGGGATGCACTTAAACCTAGAGTCAGTTCCTCAACTTCGCTTGCACTATGGTAAGCAGTTAGTCCGAGAGTACCGAGACTTGTTGGAGTTTTTAGCCATTCATGTACCTCAACACACAGAAGATGGTCTCTTTGCTATTCAAGGTAAGGCGAACTCTATGGTTTTAGGTTTAGACTATGATTTACCAGAGGGAGAAAAGGTTCTTCACTACAAATTTGAAGATTATCCTAATGTGTACATTGCACAAAAGAGTGGTTATTCTGTAAACTCTCCCATGAACAAAACGATTGCTTATGATTATCTAGGGTATCCGGAACAAATCAGCAAAAAATCAGGAAATTCCACTCTTGATAAAACGGCTTTGAAGTTCTTGAACAAAGGTACAAAACCAGATAAAGAAAACTTCAGATTGAGTTTTGATGATTTCGTCACTCGCTCGTTGAGTTTGCTTTCGTCTTGGTTAGGTCACACTCAGAGTAAAGAGAAGTTAGCTGAGTTAGAGAAAGATGAAAGTCAAAAGAAATTGGTACGCGGTCTTGCTTGTTTAACTCGTTTGGTAGATAACAGACAGTTTGAAGAATTAACAGATTTGGATAAAGATACGCTTCGTATTGCAACCAAGTATATCTTTGGAGAAACCTTTGGCTATAAAACTCAGATTGAGTTTGAGGGTGAGAAAGGTTTCTTGGTAAAACCGGAAGAAAACGCGCCTATTCATCCATTCACGGTTATTTTAGAGTCTCCTCGTAACACTGCTCGCTTGTTTACGAACTTCTTAGATAAGGTTGAAGAAAACTTCATTGAAGGTTTCTGTTTCCCAGCTCTCGATATGTTCAAGGTTACAGGTCGTTTATCAACTAAGAAACCGAATATTCAAGGGTTTGATGATACGATTAAGAAAGAGATGACGGCTCGAAACGGTTATTACATGGTCGATACAGACTATGCTTCGAAAGAAAACCGAGTCATTGCAATCATGTCAAAAGAGCAGTCCTTGATTGAAATGTTTAAGGATTGGCGCAATGACTACCACCGTTTCCAGTCTGCTCGATTAAATGGTCTCTTGCAAGAGCAGGTAACAGACAAACTGCGTAAGATGTCGAAAGGTCTTGTTTTCGGTATCAACTTCGGCATGTCAGATTTGTCTCTTGGAGAAGTCCTCTTTGGCTCAAGGTCAAAAGAGAATGCACGTAAAGCTGCTCAAAAGAGAGAAGAGTTCTTCTCATTCCAACGTTCGGTTGAAGGTTGGTTTGAAAACAACGTTAAAACCGCACTTAGCAAAGGGTATTCCACTACAATTTTCGGAAGCAAACGTTTCTACAATAAGGATCGAGTGTCTAAGAGTCAGATTAGACGTTACGCTTTGAACCACCCAATCCAAGGTTCAGCAGCGGATATTTATAAAAAAGGAATGGTCGATTTATTCTCTGACTTGAAAGAACAAGGGTATTTAGGGAAGATTTTGCTCACTGGTTTCATTCATGATGAGGCGACTATTGAGGTTCACAACACCATTCACCCTCATGTAGTTCTCGGTCTAATTCGTAAGAACCTCATGGTTGAAATTGAGGGTGGTTGCCCATTGGACTTAGGTTTCGGCGTGGGGCATTCGTGGTACACTGCGAAGAAAACCGAGTGGCAAGTAGGTCTCCAAGAGCTTATGGAGTGGAACTTAGATGCTTATGATTGGGACGGAGATATTGATAAATTCATGGTTTGGGCTGAGAACCGTATCCATGAGTTTAACGCAGAAGATGTAGAGAACAAATTACGTTCTACTGCCTTTACAGAAGATACGATTGAACAAGACCGAGTATTTCCAGTAAATTACGCTTTGGAATTGAACAAGTATTTGTTAGGTGAGCTTACGAAAACTGACCATAGTTGGCAACAAGCCAGCGGTATCCTCGACTTCCCAGATAATTTCGAGGACTTGAGTGGTGGTGAGCGTAAAGAGTTTATTTACTTACACCTACCTGATTTACATATTCACAAGCGTTTGCAACTCTTTTGGAATATGAGAAACGGCTTTGAGCAATCTATTATCAAAGAATACCGAGACTTGTCTGACTTAGAAACTGTTCAAAAACGAGCAGTTGCAACAGAGAATCAAGAAGCAGAAGAGAAGAAAAAAGAGCGTGAGCGTAGGGTTCAACTCTTGAAAGAGCATTTAATGGACTTTGGTTCTAAATTAAATGCAGATGGTTCTGTACTTTACTTGCAGTATAGTGAGGGTCTTTACGCAGAGTTAAATACCATGCTCTTACAAGATGATGGTCCTGTTCCTTTGGTTAAAGTTATTCTGTACTTGCAGAGGGAAGATAAGTTCACTCAACTCACAGGAGTTGGTATCCCACAAGCTCTTCTTTCTGATGTAGTTCGAACTGCACGACAGTTTGTTCTGTAATTTGAATTTAAACAGGTCTGAGAGGTCATATTTGGGCTTCTGAGCGATTTTAGGAAGTAGGAGGTACATTTTTACCTCCTTTTTCTAAAATTCGTTAGAGAGCAACTGAAAACCTTTAAACGCTATACGGTTAAAATACCTATTCTGTCAAGAAATTTTCTCTTGTTTCTTGCAATTAGTTGATTTTAGTGGTATAATAAAAGAAATAGTTTGTATTAGGAGACTTATGAGTGCTAGATGATTTATTAGATAATTTAGAAGTAACAAGCTCTGAGGAGCTTGAAGAAGTTGATGAACTGAGTGATTTGGAAGAATTAGAAGTAGGTTCAACAGACTCGATTAAAACCAATGAAGAGGTTGTAGCGGAGTTACAAAGTAAAGAGAAACAAGTAGCTCGCATAGGTTTTGAGTTGGAGAAAGGGTATCCCTTGTTCGAGGTGCGCCTAACTCCAGAGTCTCAAATGTCTACAGTCACTATGGATGCGATTAAAGGTTTGATTTCGTCAAGTACAAGAGACACTAAAAACTTTGAAGATTTTGAGAAAGAGTCTGAGACAGGAGAAAAATCTGTTGAAGTTTGTATGACTTTAGTTCTTGCGATTGACCCAAATGAAGCTCTAAAAGAGAAAGTGATTGGTTACTTCAAGAAAGAGAAGTTACGCCATTTATATCAGTTGGTTCGCAATTTAGAACATAAATTTTATTTGGATAAAGACCGATGTTTCTCAGGTCAAAAAATGTTAGCAATTTTGTAGAAATAGTGAGGTTTCGGTATCGATGGTTTCCGTAGCAACAGATTTTCCATACACAACAGGTTTAAAAGAGAAGTTTAAAGGTCTTTTAACAGACGTTACTTCTTTCCAACAAGAACAAGAGAACTTGTTACAAACAAGTGTAGATATGATTGAGGGTGGCTCTAAATACAAACTCTCAGTAACCTTAGAAGCACAAGGAGAAGTACAGACCATTGGTTTGCTTTGTGATGATGTTTCTGCGTTGGTATCTGAGTTCCGAGCTATTTTCCATCAGTATTTAGGAGAAGATGCACCTTTGTACAAAGTGGTTGAAAAGCGTTTTGGAGAAAAGGTTGAAAGCAACTCTTTAGATGCAGTTTCGTATTTGGTAATGGTAGATAAAGATGTGTATTGGAATATCTTTGTTACCTTGACTTACTTAGGATAAAGCACATGAAACAATTTGATTTATTGAATGAGGTAGCAAAAGAGGGGCGAGTTTCTTCGCTCACTCTTTCTGTGTATTTAGTAAGTGAAGTAGACCCTCGTAAATTCTTCCGAGAAGGTGTAAAGGTCTCGTCAGCAGTTAAGATTGTGCAAGCAAGAGCGCTCTTGGGGTATCACAAATCCTTTGGAGAGCTAATTACAGAGGGTTTCCTTTATGTTAGTGTTCCAAAAGACCAACCTCTAGGACAGATTGTTCACTTAACTGGAACTTTAAGTCCAGTAACCTTTGAAGATTACTCTCCAGAGTTGTCCTTATTGAGATTTGCGAAAATAGATGGTCGATGGGTTGTTCGAGCTTGTATGTGCAAATCGTATGAAGAAAGTCCTTACAAGGAAGACCTAGCAGTACGAACTTTAAAGAAATGGCCAGAAGTTCCTTATGCTTTAACAAGTGCATCAGGTTTGGTGTATCCTCGAACGATTGGCTTTGATAGAGAAGTTTTGTATAGTGTGAGTGATGACTTAGTAGGAAGTGAATTAGAACATTCTAAACCACAGTTAGGTTCGACACACTTAGCTTTAACATCTACCCAAAAGGCAGTTTTAGAAGATATGTTGACGTTTCCAGTTCTCCAACTTCAAGTAGAAAATGAAATGATATTGGAACCAGAGGTTTTAGGAGAGTGGTTGAAGTCTCAAGTAAAAGGTCGCAACTTACGAGTGTTTGATTTGAGAGGGCGAGCTTTACCTATGACTGAAGTGTTGAAAAAGTTAAAAGGGGAGAGTGGTTTCACGTTAGAGACACAGTTCGTACTCCTTGTGTCACAAGTAACTGAGGGTATCCCCTATGTCCAAATAGGAACAGTGAGGTAAAGATTTGGGAACAGTAAAATATAGTTCAAAAAATAACAAGCACTTTCTTATTTTGGAATTGAGTAAGAAAGAGCAAGTCGATGAGGGTATTGTCAATGCACTACGTTCAAGTGGTTTCATGACAAGTGTACCGTTTGAATACAATGAGAAAAAACGTGCCTTTCGTTATGATTTAGAGGGTTTGATTTCATTAAGAGTTCGACTCGGTTCAGCTATTACGATTGATGAGTTTTATTTGTTGATTGCAAATATTTACCGTTCAGTCTTGCAGCTTTCAAATGACTTACAAATCCCACCATCATTTTTAGATTGGTCACCAGATAGTATTTTCTTAGATGTTTCGGGGAATATTTACTTTTTGGTTTACCCTTTGAATTTGAAAACGGTAGAGGGTTCAGGGTTTTATGGTTTAGTTCGAACGTTATTGAAAAATGCAAAACCTTTCCAAAATGTTGATGAACAAGGTTTAAGTCGTCTTCTAGGTTTTCTTGATATGGTTGAGCGGAAAGAGGTTGAACCAGAGAACTTCATTTATAATTTAGGTCAAGAGTCTCTGCGGTATCGCTCAGAAAACTTGCTTTCTTATAGCTCTCCGCAGTTGAAGTTGATTTTAGAGGGTGTTGAAGCGATTGAAGAAGAGCTTACCCCAGAGGTAATTACTGAGGTTGTAAGTGGAGTTGAATTGGACTTAACTGCATTAGATACTGAAATGATTGAGCGAACAGGTTTGCTTGATGAAGATACTTCTGATTTTGATGATGAGGAGTTAACTTCTGTACTTGATGATTCAGACACAGTAGCTCCAGCTCGTAGATACCACAAAGTCGGGTATTTAACACGTGAAACAGGTGAAAGTTTTGAGCTAGATAGCCGAAGTGGAGTTGATACTTGGGTATTTGGTAAGCGCCCTAAAGCGATTGACGGTGTAGAAGAGTCGATTGCCTTTAGAGATAATAAGTACATGTCAGGCACTCACTTTAAGATTATCTATGAGGAAGAAGAACGCACCTTTTATGTAGAAGACATGGGTTCAACCAATGGAACTTGGTTGAAAAATGACGATGTTAAAGGTTCTGAGTGGAGAAGTGAAGAGCGTATTTTTGCAAGAGACTTAAAAGAGCTTCATAATGGAGACACTTTGAAGATTGCTAAAGAAGAAGTAACATTTAGGGTTAAAGAGGTTTAGGTTCATGAGATTAGAATATTATTCAGACCGAGGTGGTTACAACGGCACTTCAAGGGTCAAAGGGTATCGAGAGAAAAACGAGGACACTATAGGGTGTTTCAAGGTTTCAGGAGTGGAGTTAGGAGAACAACCAGTTTATGTCCTAGTCGTCTGTGACGGTATGGGTGGTGGTGTGCGTGGCAAATACGCATCTTCCTTAACCGTTCAATCGATTCGCACTGCAGTAGAGTCTATTGCAGAGAAGAAACCTTCCCAAACATGGTTAGAAGCTATAGCAGATGTTGTTTCTCAAGGTATTTACCGAGCGCATTCTCGTTTATGTGATGAATTTGCTAATGTAAAAGGTACATCAGCCACAACATGTACAGTTGGTATCGTTCAAGGTTCTCAGTTTTTAACTCTTCAAGTAGGTGACTCTCGTTTGTATGTGTTAAATCAAAGAGGGTTGCACTTGCAAACAGAGGATGACTCTTGGGCTTTCAATCAGTTGAAAGAAGGAAACATGACGGAAGCAGAGATTAAGAAACACCCTAACCGTCATAAGATTACAAAAGCAGTTGGTGTAAGTAGAGGTTTCCGTCTGCAACAGTCTTCAGTATTAGAGTTAAAAACAGGAGAGGGTATCCTTTTGACCTCGGATGGTTTTTCAGAGTTTCTAACTAAGGAAAAAGCGAAGTTAATTTGGTCTAAGGAAAACCAATTAGAGTCTATGTCTCGTATGATGATTGGAGAAGGTCAAAAAGACAACATTTCGGCAATCTTTTATATGCCTTAGAAGTAAATTAAGCAGTTTAGATAGATTAGGTAGGTAGTAGTAAATGACGATTGACATTAAAACATTAGGTAGACACCAAGGTTCATTCCTTTTGCAAGGTCTAAGCATTAGTAAAACTCGCAACGAAACAGATATGTTACAAGGAACAATCATTGTCCGAGGTGGCGACTCTATTCGTTTTGTATGTTTTGATAATATGATTGTGTCTCAATTTAAAGAAAATGCGGTCACAACCATTTATGTAAGTGACGGTGACGTTACCATTCAAAACTATAATGAGAGTTTGTCAGCGAAGTTAGAGGGTATCCGTGGTTTGTCTGCGGACTACAACCCTTCTGAGTTTATGGAAGTCATTGACCCAAGTAAAAATGCTCATGAAATTGGCGCTTTGGTTCGTAAGTTAATGACAGAAAAAGGCGCTCAGTTGACCTTGCACATGTTAAGTGACCGAGGAAAAGAATTAAGTGTTGCTATGGCTGCTCAATATGGTGGTTACCACGATGGAAAAGTCGGAGGTTTGTTGAATCACATTCGTAAACTCCTAAGATACGCAGAAGTAGCCATGACAGAATATGAGTTACTTCACACCATGAGTTCCGAAGAGCGTGATTTGGTTATTCTAGGGTTAGTAGTTCATGACTTTGGTAAAATTTTAGAGTTGAAAAACGGTGCTTATACTGAGATTTCGATTGTTCCTCACACTTACTTAGGAATTGAAATTATTTCTAAGAGGAAATTAAAATGAAAAAAACATGGAAAGTGTTTT